TATTAATATTATTTTTTATTTTAATATAAAGTTATAATATAAGGTCTAAGTTATAGTATAAGGTATAGTTATAGTATAAATATATAAATATTATTTTATAAAATAAATATAGATAATAATATCAATACCATATAATTATTATTTTTATTTTAAATAATATGTTTATTAATACCAATATTATATAATTTAATTAATCCATATTACTCTATATATATTATATATATAATATATAAATTAGAAGGAATTTTTCAGTTTTCGTCACTTCCGCACTAAAATCCCACGAGAAATCACTTGTTAAAAAATCCATGAAAAAACATAATGGTTTCCTTTTTTTTCTTTACAAGGCCGAAAGGTCTTTTTTTTATTTGCGACAAATTAACAAAAACGAATGAGTTTTTGGAGAATGAATAAGTGTGGCAAGAAAAATTAAGTTTATAAAATTTGAAAAATGAGGATATGGAAAAATGAACGCCATTACTAATACTAACGGAAAGGAATTTAACTTACATGAAAAATTTATCATCAGGAACAAAGGTCGCACAGGCAAGACCTAAATACGAAAGATTGCCGGAAATACGTTTTAGAAATTCTATTCCATACGAAAGTCGTGAAGAACCTCATCGCATTCTCCCGTCTCCGGTAATAAAGCGCAGCGACTATTATTACCAGGACCTAAGCGACGCGGCATTTGAGGTAATAAGGGACTTAACGTTAAAAAAGATGCTGCTAAGGAAAAGAAGGGAGAATGAAAATAATGTGGACTAACAACGAAAACATGGTTGAATTTATTACCGGTGAAAAAACGTGTACGGTTTCATTCACAAACAGGAAGTATGGAAACAAAATTAAGAAAATGCATGACAAGCATCCGGAGATTTTTGAAGTATTTGAAGTAAATGCAGACGGTTCAGTATACGCAAGATTTCCACTAAACTGCTTAAAGTTTAGCATTCCAAAAAGCATTTACATGACCGAAGAAGAAAAACTGGCAATAGCAGGTCGTCTTCGTTCTGGGAAGGCTGAATGATTGTTATGTTAAAAACTCATTCACATGAATGCGTATTTTACAACAAATTTCAATTTTAACCCATGGGGTGGATAAAGTTATCACTGACGAAAATAAAATCGATTTTCGCATCAAATTTCTACGCAAAATAAAAGGAGATAAAAAATGACGCCAACTTATTTGTCGCTGTTAACGATTTTGTTAACAATTCTTAAATGTCACGGAATGATACCTGAGCTTGAATGGCTGATCGTGTTTGCTCCTGCAATCATTGACTTTATTATTTCATTCATAAAACGTGAAAAGCTAAAACGTGCAACCGACGCATTTATGACTTTTCTTTCGTCAAACGAAAATTCTGATTTGGAGGACAGGTGATGTTAAGCAAAGATACTTTTGTAAAGGCAATCAATGAGGCAAAACGTGCTTGGGACTATCAGGAAGCACTAAATGATTTTTACAGAGAACACTGTGCAGACGGATATTTATTTCAGCCTGACTGCAGCGAGGCACTTGTAGAAGTAATCGAGGAAGCCATGGGACTTGAACGTGACGAGAATGGATACACTGACGTGTCTTACTTCTGTTACGAGATTGACTACGGCAGGAAATTTAAGCCAGGATGCGTAAAGGATAACGGAGTTGACGTTGACTTTTCAACTCCCGAGAAGCTGTATGACTACATTATTAGCAAAAAGTAGGTGATTAACCTGGGAGAGTTTGGATTAAAGATCAAAAACATTGAAGCCAGTACGTTGTTTGAACACAATAACGGCGTTCGCGACCACTATGAATACAAGGACGCAATGTTCGTGAACAGTCTTTTTAAGGATTTCCTTGACGCAAACGGTCTTGAAAACTGGAAGGACGAGTCAACAAGAGACATCATATGTCTTGAATTCAACTACGGATCGCGTTCGTTTAAGGATGAAATGGATCATCTTGAAGGCGTAATGCGAACGGCAAGGCGCGAATTCCGCAATGCTTCAAGAAAAAAAGATTTATTTTTAATGGAAAAAGCTTTGAAAAAGCGCAAAAAACTTTCAGATTTAACTAAAAATGCAGTAAAAAATAAAAAAAATTATCAAAAACTTTCAAAAGAAGAATTAAGAATACTTTATTACAACGAAGGCGTGGAAGTTCCGTACAAAACTTACTCAAGGGACGGGGCGGTAAAAAAGACTGAAGTCATAAAATATAAGATGTTGTACCGTTCCACCGGAAAGGCAAAGCGTGGCAGTTGCATGTTTATAAGGCAGGAACTGTACGACAAGGCAAGGAATTTTCTTTACATGGGAATGGAACTTCCAAAAGAAAACGCACCAATTGTCGAAGCGTCTGCATACGTTCCTCTCATATCTTCAGGAATCGTCGGGCGGATAAAGATAAATCCGCGCAACGTTCTTATCTTAGAAGACGTTGACAGGTTCTTTACGACGAACGTCATCAGCATAGAGACGGACAAGGACAGGCACTGCGTTGCAAAGCACCTTGACAACTACAAACTGAAGAATACGATGTTTGACGGTCAAGCACTGATAGACTCTTCCATCTTTCCTGAATGGGGAAACGGGTACGTGCTTTTAAGGCATCACTTTTTTAAGGCGGCTGCATTCTGTACTAACATTCAAAAGTTCTTTAAGGATTACTTTGGTGACGAGTATGAAACGGCTAAGGTTACTGACATGTTTGGCATTGAACACTTTGTAAAGGACGTTGAAATGATAACAACCGACAATGCCGTAAAATGGACTAAAAAAGTTTTTGGGATCTCCTACGACTACTGGTGTAGGAAGGTTGAGGAAAACGGATGCACGTTCGGGGTTGTTAAAACTGCACATCCGTCAAAGCTTGGCGTCTATCAAAAGATGTCTTATCAGATGGTGAATTCTCTCAACGAGAAAACAATGGAGTCCGTGTGTAAGGAATCTGTTGATTACGTTTACAGGCTAAAGGCTGACGGTCAGGAATTTATGGACTTCCTTTTGAAGAACAGAAACTTTTCCAATGACTTTGAGTTTCTGCATGAGATGTGCAAGTATAATCCTGATTTTGAAAGAAGCAGTTACTTTAGGGAACGCAAAAGAAAGATTATTGAAAACTACGTTCTTGGACTAAAGAACGGTGAACTGATCCAGAACGGCGACAACCTGACGATTGTCGGATCTCCGTACGCAATGTTGCTTTATGCCGCTACCGGAAACCCTGACGACGTTGACAAGGACACGACGTTTGCCGTTGAGGAAGGAACAATACAATGCTATTCGGAAAGATTTGATGACGGAGAGTATTTGGCAGGATTTAGAAGTCCGTTTAACTCAAAGAATAACATGGATTATCTTCACAATCATTATGATGAAAGATTTAAAAAATACTTTACGTTGGGTAAAAACATTATTGCCGTTAACATGAATTGTACTGATTTTCAAGAGAAAAATAATGGTAGCGACCAAGATTCGGACATGTTATACGTGACTAATCAGCAGGCAATAGTTGATCATGCTATGTGGTGTTATGAAAATTATCCAACAATAGTTAATAACATTCCAAAAGATAAGAACATATATTCCAGTTCAATGGATGATTATGCAAAAGTTGATAATCTCCTGTCGGCGTCTCAAACTGACATAGGTGAATCTTCAAATCTTGCACAGGTTGCACAATCATACAGTTATACGTTTAGTGATCCGAGATATGATGATTACTGCGCAATTCTTGCCGTATGTGCGCAACTCGCAATTGATTCGTCTAAGAGGCGCTTCGACATCGACATACCGGCAGAAATAAAATTAATCAAAAAACAAATGGACGTAAAAGCAAACAAATATCCCATGTTCTGGTCAGTAATCAGACCTGGATTCAATAAGAATAATCTAAGTTCATTGATTCATTGTCCAATGAACTATCTATATAATCTAAGATTTAAACCAATCAAACCTGACGGCAATAATATACCAATGAATGAATTTTTTATAAAACATAAGCTAGACGTTGATAAAAGAAAATGTAAGAAGGTTGAAGAGTTAATACAAAAGTATTCTTTAGAGGTACACGAGGAAAAGCTTGGCGACGGAGACACTGACTATCTTCTTCTTAGAAGCGACTATGACCAACTTATAAATGATTTAAGGCAAATTACTTTTTCAAAGAACACAATAGGTCTTATGTCTTGGCTAATAGACAGGGCATTTATGATCAGCCCTGCAGTTCGCGGTCACATGGATGCGTCAAGCAGTCTTCTGAATAAAAACAGGTCGTTGTTAATCAAAATACTGTATGACTCTAATAAACAAGCATTATTTTCATGTTTCAAGCCTGGAGAGAAAAAATAATTTGTACCGGTTATTTTGCACTAGTTTTTTAAAATTGTCGTTATATATGCCTAGTATATTAGCGTTATTTACATACCCCTGCGATTACTTTAATGAAGAGAAGATTTTTCTTCTCATTTTAGGGGTAGAAATTGCGAGTGTAAAAGTAGCCCCACCGCTCAAATCCGATGCGGCATATAAATATGGGTACATGTATAAAGCTTCCCACTTGATCGGAAGTGGTTTACGGTAGCTGGGCTGAGGTTCTCTCAGCTCGGTTGCCGCATCTAATGAATGACGCGAGATAGTGAAAATGGAATAATATGAGTCTCATACGCTCAAGTTCTGGATTCGAGTTCCAGTCTCGCTATTCCATGGAGGGACGACGTAGAGAAGCTCGGTCAATCTCGCCTGATTTGTTTCAGGAGATCGGCGGTTCAAATCCGCCCGTCGCTCTTACCCTGTTACAGGGAATATAAAAAAGAAAGAAGGGAAATTTTTTGGTAAAAATTTCTAAGAAAGAAGCAATGATTCTAAATGAGGAGTATAAGATCCCGTTTGCTGAAAACGGAATTTCTCACACGTGGTCAAAGTACAAAAACTACTACCTGTGTGAAGGAAAAAGAAACATGGCTTGTCTGGAAAAAATCAGAAGAAAGCAAACAGTAGAAACTTTCGAGTGAGGTGAATTGCATGAAATTCTACGACACAAACGCTCTGCTGGAATTACAGGATAAAGCCTTTGAAGAATACTTTTTTATTGCTTCCACTACCCTGCTTGAAATTGAAGACATTAAAACAAACAGGGCAAAAGATGACCAAACAAAATATGACGCAAGAAAAATACTTCATTTATTAAATGATAATCAAGATAAATACCATGTCGTTGTTTATGAAAAGCTCATGAACCCGTACGACGTGAAGGAAGTGTTTGGAGTTATTGATACTCCTGACGTAAGAATATGTGCATGTGCAAGACTTGCAAACGATCATTTGAAATATGATGGAAACGACTGGGTAACGGTTGACGAAGTTGTTGACAACAACATAGTGTTTGTAACAAATGACCTGTCTTGCAAACAGATAGCATTTAACGTTTTTGACTTAAACGTATCTTCTGTGCATTCAGATGATTCTGAAGAATACGACGGTTATGCAGAAGTAACAATGAACAATGACATGATGGCTAACTTTTATCAGAATCTTACTTCGAACGAACTTGGAGTTTTAACAAATCAGTATCTTATCATTAAAGATCCTGACGGAGAAATTAAGGACAGGCTAAAATGGAACGGTACTGAATTTCAGCAAGTTAAATTCCCGTCAGTAAAGTCAACGTTATTTGGTATTGTAAAGCCGTATAACGGTGATGTATATCAGCAGCTTGCACTTGACTCATTGTCAAATAATAAGATCACAATGCTAAAAGGCCCTGCAGGAACCGGAAAAAGTTATCTTGCTCTTGGGTACATGTTGTGGTTATTGGAAAAACACAAAATCGACAGAATTGTAATCTTTGCGAACCCCACTCCTACCGCCAATGCTGCCAAGCTTGGATTTCTTCCAGGAACGCAGCTAGAGAAGTTAACTGACAGTTCTCTTGGTAACATGCTTGGTGCAAAGCTTGGAGATAAACTAGAGATAGACAGGCTTGTAAATGAAAACAAGCTTGACATTCTTCCAATGTGTGATATCAGAGGTTTTGACACTACTGGTCTTAACTGTGCCGTATACATTACTGAAGCACAAAACCTTGACGTGTCACTTATGAAGCTTGCACTTCAAAGAGTTGGTGAAGACTCAATAGTAATAATTGATGGTGATTACTATGCTCAGGTTGACATGCAACAGTATGCCGGATACAACAACGGAATGAGAAGGCTGTCTGAAGTATTTAGGGGTCAGGATTTTTACGGTGAAGTCAAATTACAAAACATCTACAGAGGTCGCATAGCGAGACTTGCGGAGCAAATGTAGAAATATATGGAAATAAAAGGAGAATAATTCTATATGGATGAGGATCAATCCTTACTGTTTTTAAACGGCAATAATAAATTTTATGACGATTTGATTTCGTTTAATTACGAAACGAGACATTTAATTTTAAATCAGGACGTTACCTCAGACCTTATTGAGATGATTTGTTTATACATCTTCAGGTGGAATCTTGAAGACAAAGATATTCCAAAAGATAAAAGGCGTAAGATTTATCTTTACGTAAACAGTGACGGTGGAGATACCGTCGCAGGAAACATGATCTTATCTGCAATTAAGCTTAGCGAGACTCCTGTTATTACTGTAGGTCTTGCAAAATGCTCTTCCATGGCAAGTTACATTCTTGCTGCCGGACACAAGAGATATTGTTTCCCGAACACGATTGTACTTTATCACGACGGAGAAAGTGGATTCTTTACCAGCAGCAATAAAGGGAAGGACATTCAGAAGTTCCACGAGAGTCTTGATGACATGATGACGAAGTTCATGATTGAGAACACAAAAATGACTGCAGAATTTCTTGAAAAGATTAAAGACCGTGAATACTACATGTTTGCTGAAGAAGCAAAAGAACTTGGAATTGTTGATTACATTGTCGGGGTTGACTGTAACCTTGATGAAATCTTGTAGGATTAAGAAGGAGAATTAAACAATGGTATCAGTAAAGGATAAGGAGCCGAGTGCTTCCAAAAAAAGAACCATAAAGTTTAAGAACATTGACGTTAGAAACACAAAGTTCGTGGATGACACTGGCGACATTACTGAGGAAGTTTTAAAGGCGCTTCCTGACGGTGTAGACTTTGTTGATTTCAGAATCACCATCAATCTTGATGAAGTCGAGTAAGGTGGTGGTTAAGTGTTTAATTTAGACAGATTAGAAAATGAGAATGAGGAACAATTTATATTTCGTCTTGGTCAGGCAAAGGATAATGGACAGCTTGACATGAGTTGGGATGAGATTGCTGAAATAATCAATAAAGAGTTTCGTACAGACGAGTCTGAGTACAGGACTGAGGCGGCATATAGGAAGCCATATCAGATGGCGGTACGGTTTTTAAATTGCAATGCGTTTGGGCTTACTAAAAATGAGGATGACTATTTTGATGAGTTACGTGCGCAGAAGCATGAACTTCAGAAGGAAAAGCAAAAGCTTTTGGATGAAAGAACCGCACTTAAGAAGATTCTCAGGGAAGACGCACGTGGCGAGGTAAACCTTGCAAAGCTTGAGGAGCTTATAAAGGAAAACGGCAGGACTACCCTCCCGCCAATTACGGTTGACAAGAATTTTAACGAGAACACGGACACGCTTTTCATTTGCCTGTCTGACGTTCACATGGGACTGAATTTTAACAATCAGTTTGGAGTTTACGACTCTGACGTTGCCGTTAACAGAATGAATCAGTATCTGAACGAAATTCTTAAGTTAAAGAAAATCTACCACATAGATCATGCATACGTCGGTCTGCTTGGCGACTTAATATCCGGCGGCATCCACATCACGACTCAGTTGGAAAACCGCGAAAACGTGATTGAACAGGTACAGGCCGTGTCAGAGCTCATCTCGTCTTTTTGTTATGAGCTGAGCAAACATTTTAATCGCGTGTACGTGAACTCTGTTGGCGGAAATCACTCAAGAATCGGATTAAAAGATCAAGTTCTTCGCGGTGAGCGTCTTGATGACCTTGTGACGTGGTACATGAAGGCAAAGCTTGAGCACGTTGATAATGTCGTGTTTGACGATGAGTGCAATTATGATTCAACAATCGCAACGTGTTACGTTAACGGCAATGAGTATTATCTTGTGCACGGCGACGTTGATTCGTTTTCTGAGAGTGGGATTTCAAAACTCGTTTTGATGACCAAGAACATTCCTGCAGGAATCTTCTTTGGCCACCTTCATCATAATTCATATGACAACATCGCAAACGTTCAGATTGTCAGAAGTGGCAGTTTCTGCGGTTGCGGCGATGACTATACTACAAGCAAAAGAATATCAGGTAGCCCAGAACAGGTTGTCTGTGTTATTGGCGACAAAGGCATAAAGGCTTTTTGTCCAATATCACTATCATAGTTATGTATCTTATATTTTTAAGAGATGGCACATGTCGTGAGACAGCAATAAGTCCATCTCTTTTTATTTGTTTAAACATGTAAAAAGAGGTGGTGAAATGCAAAAGAATTATAAGGTCTATATGCACAAAAATAAGGTCAACGGAAAGGTATATATAGGGCAAACTAGTAGAGAATTGCATCGTAGATGGGATAATGGAAATGGATATAAAAAATGTACATTGTTTAATAGAGCAATACAAAAATATGGTTGGGATAATTTTGATCATATTTTATTAGATGAAAATTTAACAAAAGAAGAGGCAGATATTAAAGAACGTGAGTATATTAAAAAATACAAATCTTATATACCGCAATTTGGTTACAATATTAGTATGGGTGGAGCTGGATTAACTGGTGCTACAAAGTATATTGATATTTATAAATATTCTTTAGATGGTGATTATATATGTCATTATCATGACATTGCAGAAATAATAGAAGAAAATCCAACATATTCTTCTTCTGCGTTAAGACACGCCTATGATGAGGAATGTCGTTCAGTATATGGGTATCAATGGAAATCATATTATCAGCCAAAAATAGATAAACTTGATGATTTTGCAGTAAGAGTTGGACAAATAAAAAGCAAAAAGGTTTACCAATATGATATTTATGGTAATTTTATTAGAGAACATCCTAGTGCAAAAATTGCTGGAGAGAATTGTAATCTTAACAGTAATTCAATAAGAAAGCATAGTAAAAAAAATGTTTATCATTATTATGGTGGCTATCAGTGGAGTTATGAATTTGTAGATAACATTGGTGTTGCAGATTTGTATTATATATACAAATATGACAAAAATACTGGAATATTACTGGATAAATATAAAACAATAGATAGTGCTGCTAAAAGTAATGATGTTAAAGAAAGTTGCTTATGTAATTGTTTATCTGGCAATGCAAAATCTATAGGTGGATTTATATGGAAAAAGTATCATATATTGGAAAATCCTCCTAGTAAAATAGATATCACACATAAAAAATAATCACAGACTAATCATACTGAACTAGGTTGGAGGGTACGTTAAGTTACTCTCCTTTTTCTATATAATCATATATGTAAAAGAAATGGAGAATGTAATTATGTATTCCAAACCAATTGTTAAATTTGACGAAGAATTGTTTGAATCAGTATACATGGCGTCCGGCGATTGTTATTACGTAGCAAACGTAATGTATCAAAAACCAGAGACGGGTAGAGGCGATTACCGCATACAAATCAATGCGTCTCATAACGCAACTGACGGCCATCACAGTGGTGAACAAATACTTACAATCACGTTTAGCCAGCCGGTAAAGTATAAGGATTCAAATGGAACTCTTATTAACGGAGACGGAAGCTGCTCCATCAGAATTAGATACAAATATCATAATAACGACAAAGACAATATTGGTCTTGGTGACGTTATTGTTGAATCTGACGCTGGGCTTGCAGTTATTGGATGTTCTCTTGAATGCAATCATAATTGCGGACAGCATTAATTTTTTTTTGGATAAGAAAGGAACGAGATAATTATGAATAGAAATGACGTTTATAAATACGTAGCAAGAAGAATTGACGGTTGTACAAAAGCTGACGTTGCAACGGTGTTGGATGTATATGCTGATTTTGTTAAAGAAACTCTTCAGAAAAATGTCGATGAAACAGTTATGCTTCCTGGAATTGGAAAGTTTAGTGTTAAGAAAATCCCTGCAAAATCCGGCATAAGTAACCTTACCAAGGAGCCTTGGGAGCGTCCTGCAAGAAACGAACTTAAGTTTGTTGTTAATAAAGACGTTAAGCAGTTGTAATTTGCATAACAGAACCTGCAACGCCTCTTAATAATGCGTACCACTGCAGGTCATTGAAATTTAGACCGATGATGCTTTAGGCATATGGTGCAAAACCGCATCGGTCATTTGGTGTTCCGCCACCATAAGAGCGAGCCTTTAAACTACTGTTTGCCCATTACCATAAAAAGAAAATGGGCTTTACTTAGCTCATCTGCCATGTGTAGAAGGAGTATCGGAGTCGTCTTATTTAAGGCGCCTCTTGTTTTTTATAAGGAATTGCGGTGGATGTCTTCGGACTACACCTATAGGCTATCTGATGAGTCGGATAGCCTATTATATTGGAAATAAAGGAGGATTTGCCATGGCTAACAGAGGTCGTGTATATAACCGCGTATTCACCGAAGATTTATGGCTTAAGGTGAATCCGGTAAATAAGGAAATTATGAATGATTTTTTGGACGAATACAGACAGAGAAAGAAATCTAAAGCAACAGTGTCTGCATATCAATCAGATCTTCAATTAATCTTTTGTATTATTGCGCAGAAGTTTGATAACAAGTCGGTACTTGAAATGACAAAACGCGATTTCAGATCGCTTAGTCTTATGTTTACTGACGAGTTTGGTCTTTCTCCTGCAAGAACAAATAGACTGAAAAGTTCAATCAATAGTATGCTCACGTTTTGTGAAGAGGAAGAAGACTATGATTACGACATTAATTATGCTAAGAAGGTTAAAGGTATACCTAACGAGCGCGTAAAGGATGATGACGATGACTTTTTCTTTACGTTCGACGAGTTCATAAAGGTTCGTGATATATTGGTAGAGCAAGGTAGGTTGCAGCTTGCTGTTCTTTGGTCTGTTGGTTTTGATTCTGCAGGAAGACGCAATGAACTTCTACAGATTGAAAAAACGGGGCTTCTTGACGGCAACAAGACAAACATTGTTGTTGGTAAACGCGGCAAGAAGTTCGCTCTTGTGTATTTAGATGACACAAAGGAATTGATCAGAAAATATCTTGAGGAGCGTGGAGAAGATAATATCCCTTCTCTTTGGTATAAAACCGTAAATGGGCAGAAAATGCCGATCCAATCGGAGACAATTTATGACCGCATAGTGTCAATTTCTAAAATACTGTCAGACGTTCGCGGTGAGGAATGTAATATATTCCCACATACAATGAGACACAGTAGACTTGAGTGTTTGGCTCAAGGGACTGACACAAGACTTACGGACAATGACGGGAATCCAAGAAAGTTCCCATTAGAGCAAATACAAGTGTTTGCGCATCATTCAGACGTAAGCACTACTCAGGGATATTTAAAAGATCACTCAGAAGACACTATAAACGAAATGTTTGGCTTTTAGTGGAGGTGCATTAAATGAGTATTATAATTCACAGGAACAATGCACCAAGAGATAAGATATTGGCGTCAAACGTTCTTATGGGTACTGGTAATGATAATACGGATAATGTTGAAAGACGCATTACTGATTTGGAAAACAGTGAGGCACACGTCGCCGTTGATCAGATTCTTACGGAAGGAGTGCCGATTGCAGACATTGAGGTTGGTAACATAACAACAAGACTGTATGCTCCTGAAGGTGGCGGTACGGGTACTGTTACCGGCGTTGAAGTTGACGGCGTTAGCGTTGTTGATGAAAACGGCGTTGCTGAGATTCCTGCAATACCGTCAAATTTGGAAGACTTAGCAGACGTTAACTTATCCTCTCCGTCTGACGGTCAGGCTCTTGTGTATGACAGCACAGAGTCTAAATGGGTAGCCGGCGAAGCAGGACAAGTAGATGACGTAAAGGTTAATGGCACAAGCGTTGTCGATGTAAACAAAATAGCGCAAATTACTTCCTATAAAGAGTTAACGCAATCCCAGTATGATGGTCTTCCCAACAGCAAATACACCGATGGCGTTTTGTATTGCATAAAGGATGACGGGATTGTTGAAGGTGATAAGTATGCACCGGTGATTTATTCACTTGCCGAAAGAGAAGTTGGTGTTTGGACAGACGGGAAGCCGATGTATGCAAAAACTATTCACGTTACCAATTTGCCTAGTTCTACTAGCACAAGCGGAGTAAATTATCCACATAATATATCAAACATTGACACAATTTGTACCTATGATGCGGTTGCGAGATGGTCTAATGGACAAGCCACTCATCTGAATCATTCAGTATTTACAGCAGGAGCGCAGAACTCATCCATAACAATAGTATTATCTAAAACAGATATAAATATAGTTGTTGGTATTGACAGAAGTTCCATGAATGCTGATGTAACTATTTATTACACCAAAACCACCGATGTTCCTGGCTCAGGTTCATGGGGTACGGATGGCGTTCCGATGGTTCACTACAGTACGGATGAGAAGGTAATTGGAACATGGATTGACGGGAAAACTTTGTATGAACGCACTTTTACTTTTTCAAGCGCATTAAGCATACCATCAAATACATGGACCCTTACAGACATAGATTCTACAAATATTGAAAAAATTGTGTATTGTATGGGTCTTCACAGTGATGGTACTTGTTATGCGTTCATTGGCGCAGACCCAACACAGAGTAGTCATACAAAGGTGGGTGTGTGGTCTGCAAGAAATACAATAACATCATTGTATGGAATGATATTGCAATACACCAAAACCACGTAAGGAGGAAATAGCATGGGAAAACAATACTTAAATGGAGTGCTTTACGGCACTGGCGAAATCATAAAATTTTCTCCTGAGATTTATAGCGAAGAAGAACGCGAAGTAGGTGTATTCACAGACGGAAGACCCTTATATAAAAAGACATTTGAATGCACATTCGACTCTGCTGTTAGTGGAAGTTCGCAAGGCGAGTATGTCGATTTGATATATTTGCCTGATGTAAATGTCAAAAAAGTGGAAGCCTATGAACTCAATGGTTCAACTTTATATCCATTCACGGGATATTCTTTAACAAGAGGAATACAATTAGTTAATTTCAGGTACATAGGTGATTATGTTAAGCTGTATACTGTATCCACTCCTTATAGTGTCGGTGAGAAAATTATAGTTACCGTTTACTACACCAAAACAACTGATACGCCAGGTTCAGGGCATTACACAACAACAGGTGGTGAAGCAGTTCACTATTCACAGACCGAGCAGATAATTGGCACTTGGTTTGATGAGCCTTTGTACGAGAAGACATTCGACCTTGGAACCAATGGACTTAGCATACCTTCTGCTTTTGCTTCTCAATGGTCAAGTCCGCAAAATTTAGGGCTGGATGCTGGTGGAAAAATAGTAGGAGAATGCAAAGGCGTTACATTAGACGGGTTGTATAGTACAACCTTAAATGTTTTCAAAAATTCAAGCACTGGTTATGTAATGTTCCAAAATTTAACTGTTGCTCAATTAACATACAGATATATCACTCTCCAATACACCAAAACAACAGTTTAAAACGGATTCACGGAATTGTGGCTTGAGCCATAAAATAAAATATACAAATAAAAATAGAGAATGATTACATATGATGCAATGCCATTGCATGTAGTCATTCTCTATTATATTACAACTGAATATTGAATGTTTCTTTCCTGCTCTGCAAAATACAAACACAAAGGAGAATACAAAAAGGAAAATGAAGGAATGGATTTTGGAATTACTTGAGGAAATACCGGAAGAATTTACAGTAACTGAAAATGGTGACTACATTCAAAGGAAAGACGTTACAGAGGTTGAATACCACTCTCTCGACGGTTATCAATCATTTCACGGATACGAATGCTTAAGAAGGAATTTAACGGAGTCGGAATACTACCAACTTACTAGTCAATAATACTAATCAAAGGAGTGATGACGCAATGGCATACGCATTTTACAATCCAAATCCTATTGGAAGATTTACAAACGACTGCACAGTTCGTGCAGTTTCAAAGGCACTTGACATAGACTGGGATACTGCTTCTGTTTTGCTATGTAACTCTGCAATTCAAATGGGTGACATAGAACCAAGTAATCAGGTGTTGGCTGCAGTACTTAGGCAACATGGTTTTTACAGGGCCGTAATTGATAATGATTGCCCTGACTGCTATACGGCAGAAGATTTTTGTAATGAACATTTTAAAGGAACTTATGTATTGGGCTTCGGAGATCACGTTTGTTGTGTGGTTGACGGAGTCATTTTTGATACCTTCGACTCTTCAAGTTGGTGTCCAATTTATTATTGGTATCAACACAACTAATCATTTTAACTAGAAAGGAAGAATGACATCATGGTTAATGGCAACTTTGGAAATCCTTATTACAATCAGACTGGTAATGGTCAAAGTTATCAACAGAATTTTGGCAATCAGCAAAATAACGGGTATTATCAACAGAATACTCAGCAACAGAATACTCCTTACGTTCCGCCAATTTTGGTTGATTATGTTCAGGGAGAATTAGCCGCTTCTATTTATCCAGTGGCTTACAATCAAAAAGTTATTCTTTTGGACATGGATGATCCTGACAGAGTTTACAGGAAATCAAGAGATGCTAGTGGCAAGGTTACACCATTAGAAAAATGCAGGATGGTTCCGGAAGAAAACAAACAACTTTTTGACGTGGATTTGAAAGATTATGTCAAGGAAGATGACATTTTGGAACTTATAGCAGACGCAGTTCAAGCAGAGGTTGACAAGCGGCTGTCCGAAATTTCATTCAAATCAACGACATCTGAAAATAAATTTATGAAGAAAGGAGACAGACAATGAATCCTTTCTTTGGCAACAAAATTCCTAGCATGGGCGCGGGCATGCGCTCTCCATTTCAGAACATGCAACAAATTATTCAGAATATTAACGCCATCAAACAAAATCCTAATTTGATGGGACAGTTTTTATATGAACATAAAATTATAGACAAACAGCAATTTGACGAACTCCAACAGCAAGGGATTACTGGTAATCCTGAAGCTATTGGAAATTACTTGATGAATCATGGAGCTTTTACGAAAGAGCAGGCAACTAACGCATACAATTCTTCTGCTCTTCCAATACAGCAATCCATGAAACAAAACTAGTTAGGTTTCACATAACTCATCGCCGGCAAACGAGTTATTTGAAATAAATGCTAATCATTAAATCCGTGTTACCACGGTAGAAAGGACAACTTAGATATGACATCAGATGGTAACAACATGATCATGCCGGTTGCACCTACGGGTGGCTTCGGCAACGGCGGTTTCGGAGGTGGATGGGGTTCAGACGTTTGGATCATCCTACTCGTACTTTTTGCTTTCGGTGGCTTTGGTGGCTTCGGAGGCATGGGTGGATTTGGCGGATGGGGAGGTTTCGGAAATTACGACTTCCCATGGATTTTAGCTTCTCAGGCTAATAATCAAAATTCTACTCAGAGTAGCTTTGACAATCTTGCTACTCAAAATGCAATCTCTGCACTTAGCGGTGCAGTAACAAGCGGTTTTGGTGACGTAAATCTTGGCATTGCTGGAATTAATCAGAATATCTGCTCTTCTACTGGTCAGATTGTTCAGGCAGTTAACAGTGGTTTTGCTCAGTCTGAAATCGCGGCGAATGCACGTCAGATGGCAGACATGCAGCAGAATTTTGCAATGCAGACTTCTATGGGTCAAGGATTTAACGGAGTGACTGCTCAAGTTGCTCAGGCTGGATTTGATAGTCGCTATGCGATTGCAGGTCTTGGTTCTGACCTTGCTCGTGAGGCTTGTGCAAATCGCACCGTTAGCACTCAGAACGCACAGACGATTATTAACGCACTTAATGAGGGTGTTCAGTCTATTAAGGATCAGCTCTATAGTGACAAGATGGACTCCAAGAACGAGAAGATTCTTGAGCTTCAGAACGCTCTTAACATGGCAACGTTGCGTGAGTCTCAGGTAGCTCAGAATGCATTTATTCAGCAGGGCTTTACTGATGAAGTAGATCAGCTCTACAACAGACTCTCTAACTGTCCCGTACCTAGCACTCCCGTTTATGGAAGAACTCCAATCTTTACATGCAATGGTAATGGTGGATGCGGTTGCGGCGGCAACAGCTTCTATAACTAATTAGGAGGTGTTGTCATGGCAGAATATATATTAAGTTCGAATCAGAACGTGGCACTAAATAGTGCCATTCCGTTCGACACTGTTTCTATTCCTTGTACAAACGGGAATGTAATACCCGTTGTTCCTGGAGTTCTTATTCTCAAGGGCAATACCACTAACCGTTTTGCAAGATACTTGGTTACCCTACAAGGTAACGTGAGTGTCCCAGAAGGTGGGGAGGTAACTGCAGTAGCATTGGGGATAACTTTGGACGGTACTACAATTCCTGAAAGCGTTGCAATTTATACACCTCAAGCCGTTAGTGAATATGGACACGTTAATACGAGTTCAATCATTACGGTTCCAAAGGGGTGTTGCGTATCCGTTTCGGGATGGTATGTTGACGGAACGGTAGACGATGCTACGGTTACTCCTACTCCTTCAATTCAGGTTAGACGCAAGGCGACACTAACCGTTGAAAGAATTGCTTAAGGGAAGGAGGAATAGTAATGCACGGATTGCATGAATTAAAAAGAAAAATTATTGAGGAACTTGAAGAGTATGGCATGAGAAATGAAGTTAAGGCTTCTGAACTGCCTACTATTGATACTTTGGCTCACACTGCGAAGAACTTATGTAAGATTATTGCCATGTGTGAGGAAGAAACTGGATACAGCTATGGCGACCGCTATTACGGCAGAACATCAAGAGGAATGTCTTATCCTCGTGGAAGACGTATGTATGATGATATGGGCGGTTATTCCGGCGGTGGCGAATGGGTGATTGAAATGCTCGAGGATCTCAAGGAGAAGGCTCCTAATGAGAACATGAGGCATGAGTTTGATGAATTCATTCGAAGGATGAAGAAGTAATTTCTTAGTATTGTGGAGGGAGCGTGCTGCTCTCTCCTATCTTAAATGCAACGTAGCTTAAATATACAGAGCGCCAATCTATTATCATTGGAGACATGGGAGAATAACCCATCGTTGCATTTTTCTAAAGAAAGGAAATATATGGATAACGAAGTTTTGGAATTTATACGACGAAGATTCAAAGATGATTGTAATTGGCTTGACGGTAACTGCTACTATTTCGCTCTTGTATTAAAAGACAGATTTCATGGGGATATCTACTATGACGTCGTATATGGTCATTTTGCAACATTGATTGACGGTATTCTGTATGATTGGCGTGGAATTGTAGATGATTTTGATAAAGAAATGTGCTTTGTTGAATGGAGTAAGTTTGACAATTACGATGCTCTGCAAAAAGAAAGAATTATTAGAGATTGTATTATGTAAAAAGTATTATTGGGATATAGTTTAATGGTAGAACATGCGACTGTTAATCGCAGTATATGAGTTCAATTCTCTTTGTCCCAGTTTCAACCAGAGTAATGCCTGAATTGACAGGATATGTCAGGAACGGATGAGGCCGTTCGGTGCTTATGCACGTCTCGTGAGCGACGACTGTACTGGTGAGGCTTGTTCGTGCCAATAAGATTATAAAAACGAATAATTATCAGAAGGCTCCACACCTCTCATTGAAGTGTCAAATGGAGCCACTTTTTATTATTTGAAAAGAAAGGAAGGATTATATGGCTTATTTAAGACAGGCCAAGACGCAGGAAGAATTAAAAGCTCTTACCGTAAATAACGTCAAGAAGGCATATGGCGACTTGGCTGAAGATTATAATAGGCTCGTAAATCTTGACGTTATATATTGTCCTTGTTGCGGGGAGTTTAAGTCTGCTGCTCAGTTCTATTCTTCTAAAAGAACAAAGAGTGGAATTGAACATTTAGGTTGTAAGGCATGCATTCTTGACATGGCTACTGATTTTGACAAGAAGACGCAAATTCGTAAGGATAACAGGGAAAAGACAATTGAAGTGTTTAGAAAGCTTGATCTCCCATTTGTGGAAAAGGCATATACCGCACAGCTTAGGTTTAATGCTGATGCTGCTAATGAGAAAATCCGCGAGACTGCTTTTCAGCAATATCTTGTTATGGTAAAGTCTCTTCCTCAGTATAAAGGAAAGACGTTTGCTGACAGCGAATTTGACCTTGATGAGTCTGAAGATACAACGTCGCCTGAAGATGTAAAGATTGTACAAAAAACTCTTAAGGCTGCTAAAAAGAGATTTGGTTCTGACTTTAGTAATGAAGACCTTATGTTTTTGGAAACTGAATATCAAGATTGGGTATCTAGGTATGCTTGTGATACGAAGGCACAGGAGACAATCTTTGAGCGTTTGGCATTTAAAAAGTGGGAAATTAATAAAGCCACTAAAGCCGGAGCTAGTACAAAAGATTTGGACAGAACTTATCAGGATTTGTTGTCATCAATTAATATTCTGCCACGGCAAAATAGTGGCAATGGAATTACAGACTCTCTCACTTTCGGTCAATTGATTGAAAAATGGGAAGAAGAAAAACCGATTCCTGAACCTTCTCCTGAGTTTAAGGATGTTGACGGAATTGGAAAATACATTCGCGTTTGGTTTAAGGGACATCTTGCAAGAGCTTTGGGATTTGATAATGGATATTCCAAAGAATATGACGAATACATCGAGCAATATAAAGTGAAAAAGCCTGAGATTATGGAAGAAGGACGGTCAGATGCTATTTATTCTGCGCTGTTCGGTAAGGAAGAAACATAATGGCATTTAAAAGAAATGACCTTGCGAAAATGGAAGCCATTAAAAAGATGACTCCGTTGCAGTTGGCTGAGGACGCCGAGCTGAAAGAAAAACAGCAAAAGATTTCTACTAAAGAGAAATTTGAACTTCACAGACAGCAAAGGGACGAATTTAATCAAGCCGAGAAGCAAGAACAAAAAGAACGCAGGGTTGAAAAAATAAAACAGGCTAAGGCTTCCAGTAAAAAGAAAACCGATAAGGAGATTCAGCAAGCAAAAACAGATCAGTTAATGAATACGATTGCTGAGAGAGCTTCTTATTACAGGGCAAATCCTCACAGGTTTGTTGAGGAATTTTTGGGCATTCACTTAAAGCTTTTTCAAAAGATATTGATTTTTGCAATGATGTTATACGATTACTACTACTATATTGCGAGTCGCGGTCAGGGAAAAACGTTTTTGGTAAGCTTGTATGCGGTTGTTCGATGTATTTTATATCCTGGCACAAAAATTCTTGCGTTTAGTTATACATTTAAGCAAGGTAAAGAAGTAGTATTAAAAATTACAGATGATTTTATGCAACACTCTCCTCTTTTATGTAATGAAATAAAAAGGACTAGCACTGGTATAAACGACTGTGGAGTATGGTTTAAGAATGGTTCGTGGATTCAGGTTAGAGTCGCAGGTGAGTCCAGTCGCGGCGCTAGGTCGAATATTATAATAATTGATGAGTCTCGTATGGTATCACAGAAGATTTATGACACAATTATCCGTCCTATGAATGCCGTATCAAGACAGCCTGGATATCTTCGTAAGCCTGAATATCAGCATTTACAAGAAATGAATAAAGAAATATTTATGACTTCTGCATGGTATAAGGCTAGTGAAATGTATGAAAAGGTTAAAACATATGTAGCAAATTCGCTTGATGATAATAAAAAATATTTTATATGTGACCTACCATATGAACTTTCTATTGCAGAAGGTTTACTTATGCGAGAACAGATTGAAAACGAAATGTCTGAGGAAACATTCTCTGACATCACATTTATGATGGAACGCGAAGGATTGTTTTATGGTTCTAGTGAGGATGCATTGTTTAATTACAATATTCTGAGTGAACGCAGAAATCTGCAGGACGGATTTAAGCCATTAGATTATTATAAAGAGACTGCTACTCAGATTCCAAAGAAACAGGCTAACGAAACTAGAATACTGTCTTTGGATATTGCACTTATGGCTTCTAAAAAGAATAAGAACGACGCAAGTTGTTTTATTATTAATCAGTGTATGAAGACAAATGAAGAAAGTTATTTGAGTAATATTTCTTATGTTGAAACTCAGGAAGGTCTTGTTACGGAAGAACTTGGACTGTTGGCAATGAGATATTTTTATCAGTATGATTGTGATTATTTTGCCATTGATGCGAACGGTCTTGGGGTTGGAGTGGCCGATTTTATAATGACTCAAGATCGTTTTGATCCTGTTTACGGATGTTTTTACAAGGCGATGAGTGCTATTAACAATGATGAAATAAATGCTCGTTGTAAAACTAAAGATACAACAAAATGTCTTTATATTATCAAAGCAAACGCTAAAATGAACAATGATATGTGCTTATCTTTAAGAGCGGCATTTCAGAATGGTTATATTAATCTTTTACTGTCCGAAACGGACATGGAAGATAAATGGTCTACAAAAATTAAAGGTTATAACAAACTGTCTGACAGGCAGAAAGCAATGCTTTCGTTGACACATTATCAGACTACATTCCTTATTGATGAGTTAATCAACCTTGATCATGAGATTGTTAATGGACTTGTTAAGGTTAAGGAAAAGTCCGGTATGCGCAAGGATAGATATAGTAGTTTGGAATATAATCTTTATGTTGTGGATCAATTAAGATTAAAGAAAAAGAAACAATATACAGAAAAGAATGATCTTGTTTCTCGGCTGCCAATTAGGAAAGGTAGCCGTTTTTCTATGCTTAGATAAAGGGGGTGCATGAAATGGCACAATATAAGAAGGGCGCATCTAATGCACCCACCAAGAAACAGCCTACCGCAGCAGAAATGCGTGAGTGGTATGAAAAGAATAAAGGTATATTAGATAAATATGCTGCTATTAAAGAAGCTTTGTTGAATTTTAGAGATATATCTAAATCAACAAATTTCAAGTCTATTCAAAGTATACCGCAAGAGCAGTTAAAAGAATATCTTGAAAATCCCACTTCTTATGAAGGTAAGTTAAGAGATATATCTTGGTATCTTCTTTCAAGATCGCAGGTGTATTACAGGTTAATCAAGTATAACGCAAACATGTTTATGCTTGATGCTAGAAGTGTAATTCCAGAATATTCTCTTACCAAAGAGAATAATAAGGATAAGATTTTGAAGTCATATGAGAAGACTTTGAAAATATTAAATCAGATGGGTCTTAAGTATGAGTTTCTTAAAGTAACAACTGATTGTTTTGTACAGGATGTATTTTACGGCGTTGTATATTTTGATGAAAATTCAAATACAACCCCATCAATGTTCATATTACCAATACCTCCTGAATATTGTAAAATTCAGGGCTTATGGTCTAATGGTACATTTGCATATGCAATGGATATGACGTTCTTTAAGAAGTATTCGAATCTATTAGATATGTGGGGAGAACCTTTTACTACTCTTTATAGGGAATATGAAAAAGACAATATTCGATGGAAGTTAATGCCTCAAAAATGGGGAGTTTGCATGAAGTTTAGAATTGAAGATCCTGAAATAATATTAAGTCCGTTCTTGGGCCTATTCTCAGCATTATTGGGTCTTAACGAGAGGGAGGATCTTGATAATATTGCAGCCGAGCAAGAGATTTATAAATTGCTTGTGGCAACAATGCCGTTAATTAGTGGGTCTGAAAACCCAGACGATTTTGCAGTTGACCCATCGATTTGTCTAGAATACTTCTCTAAATTATGTGATGCGTTGCCACAGTATACTGATGCAATCATCACTCCTATTCCAATTGAGGCAATTAGTTTTAATAATGATACTGTCACTTCTGATACAAATAAAATACAGAACGCAACAAAAACTGTATTAAATACATCTGGCGGAAGTCAGGTGCTGAATTCTGCAGATATTTCTTCTAGTTCCGGTTATAAGATGGCTGCTATTGCAGATACTGCATTTGCAATATCTACTCTTTTGCCACAGATTGAGGCATGGGTAAATTATTTTGTTGGTCAATATGTTAGTCATCCTTGTAAGATTAAATTCTTTGAGGTATCAAAATATACTGCAGAAGACTTTAGAAAGAATTTACTTGAAGACGCACAGAATGGATTGCCAACAAAACTTGCAATTGCATCAATGAACGGTCTATCAGAACTAGATACATTATCATTAAACTTCTTAGAACAGGACATACTTAAACTTTCAGATCGTTTTGACTCTCCTTTGTCTACGAGTTACACACAGACTAGCAATAAAACTGCTGGTGGGCAAGAGAAGGATATTGGTGATTTGTCAGACGAGGGTGAGCGTAGTCGAGATAAAAAATGATAAAGGTAGGTGATAAAGGTGAAATATAACTTTATTCGCACACAGGATAAAGACACATTTAAACTATTAAAGGATCAAGGTTTTCAGCTTATAGACGACAAAAATGGATTTTTCACTTTTGTCAATGATAAAACCTTGAAATTTGATGAAGGTGTAGATGTATCAAAAGTGCAATACACAAACATGCTTTGTATTTAATTGTAAAAAAAAATAATAAAAACAGAGAATTATTATATAGACATTCTACAATATAACGTATGGTTTTGTGTGATCCAATTACATTGAAGAATTAATTTTGAGCATAGTGACATACTACGCTCTTATTAATTTTAAAGGAGACAATATATGTCATTTAATTTAGATACCAATTTATATGAGGGCTTTATTTATAAAATTGTAAATGATATAAATGACAAAATTTATATTGGACAAACTACATTATCTATAAAAGAGCGATGGCATGGTCATATGAGCGCCGCATTGTCAGAGAATAGATATAAATCCGCATTATATTCAGCAATGAGAAAATATGGGAGAAGCATGTTTCATATCATTGAAGTTGAAAAAATATGTTGTGATTCTTTGGATGACTTGATAAACGAATTGAATACAAAGGAAGAAGAATACATACATATATTTAAGTCGTTAACATCTCAATGCGGATATAATTGTGAGAAGGGTGGAAATAATAAAAGAGTTCCTGGTCGTGTAGTAAATAAGTATGATATAAATTTAAATTTTATATGTCAGTATGATTCTTGCGAAGAAGCAGGGAGACAAAATAATATTGATGGATGTACTATTTACGGATGTTGTAAGCATTATTATTATACAGCGAATGGGTTTGTTTGGGCATTTAATGGAGAAGAGCCAATTAGACCGCCATATTTAGATAGAGAAAAACCAAAAAAGAAAAAATATAAAACACCAAGTAAAGCAATGGATTCAGCCTTAAAATACAAAAGGCGTTTAGAGAGATTAAATTGGAATAAACAAAGAATTTTTGTTTATAATTCTTTTGGTGATGTTGTTGACATTTATGATGATATAATTCAGGCGTCGATTGGACTAAATATTAAACATGCAGAGTTAATTAAAAATCTAGAAGGAACCAATCTTTGTTATAAAAAATATGTCTTGAGATATGAATGCGACCCATTTGATAAATATCCAAGATCCGTATTTTTACAACCAATTTCTGTTTATAACATACAAGGAAAATTAATTCAAAATTTTGAGACGATTAAAGACGCAGAAAATTTTATAGGATGCCAAGAAGGAGAAATAACAAAAACGATCAAAAGAGGCGGTAGTTGTTGTGGTTTTCTTTTATCAAAATATGGAGAGCAATTAGTAAGAAAAATAGATTCATTAGAGCATAAAATCTTAATGTGTGATGATAATAATAATGTTATTCGTGAATACAAAACAAAAAAAAGCGTTGCTGACTATTTTGGTGTAACAGATTTACATCATGAATTAGATTTTGCTATAAAAAACAACATAAAATATAGGGGATATTATTGGAAATATCTAGAAGAGTTTCCAGTACTTATATAAAATTTGAAGAAAGGAGGTATGTGCAAGAATGAGGATTCTAACTTTAGATGAATTATATTCGTTCTGTCAGAAAAACAAGGTACACAAATTCTCTTCAAATGAAACTGGATCTCAGATTGTAGTTCAGATTCCAACACAGTTTGAGATTGATAATAAATATGTCGATGATACTCTTCTTTTCTGCAAGGTTAAGCTAATGCACGCAGGAGAGAACAGAAACCACTCTTCTATTTCAGATGATGCGCTCAAAAAAGCAGGGCAAGGAATTGCTTATAAGCCTGTATTGGCAAACTTTATGGAATATATAGACGAAGAGACTGGGGAAACATTACAAGATTTCACATCACATGACATTATCTTAAATGATGACGGAAGCGTAACTTATCTAGAAAGACAAATTGGCAGTTTTACTGCCGATGAACCTTATTATGAAGTTGAGGAATCAACTGGACATTTGTTTATGTATGCATACTGTGCAATTCCAAAAGAGTATACTCACGCCGCTGAAATTATTGAGCGTAAAAATGGAACAAAAGTGTCAGTAGAACTTGCTATTAATGAGTTACAATACAATGCAAAAGATAAGGTTCTTGACATTACAGACTATGTTATTCTTGGAGCTACTTGCCTTGGTAAAAATCCTAACACCCTTGAAGATGTTGGGGAAGGCATGCTTAACGCAAGGCTTGACATTGCAGATTTTAGCGTTGCAAAAGACTCCGTTAAGTTTGACAAGGATGAGAAGATAATTGAGTTATTGGAAAAGGTTAATACTGCCCTCTCCAATTTCAATATACAATTTTCGAAGGAAGGAGGAAACCAAGAAAACATGAAGTTTGAGGAACTTTTAAAGAAGTACAATAAAACTGCAGAAGACATTGATTTTGATTATTCTAACATGTCTGATGAAGAGCTTGAGGCAAAGTTTGCTGAGTTGTTCGGTGAAGTTGTAGAGAAGTTTGATGATGATCCTGCAGATCCTGATGATCCGGCTGATCCTGATGATCCGACTGATCCTGATGATCCGACTGATCCTGATGATCCGACTGATCCTGATGATCCTGACGACACGGGGGATGATGATAAGGATAAGGATGATGATCCTGTAGACCCGCCTACTCCGCCTGATCCGCCAGCACCAGAACCAACTCCTGAACCTGAACCAGACGGCTCTGAAGATGATGATGCTGCATATCTTGAAAAAAATAAAAATAAGTTTGAGATGAACATCAGACTTGGTGAAAGGGAGTTTGCTCTTTCTCTTCAGGAAAAGATTTATGCGATTAATGATCTTGTTAATGCTACTTATGCTGATGCAGACAACACTTGGTATGGCGTTCAGGTATTTGACGAATATGTTGTAATGCAGGATTGGTGTACTGGAAAATATTTCAAACAGTCTTATTCTGAGACTAATGGCGTGTTCGCTCTTGTTGGTGACAGAGTTGCAGTATTTGCTGAGTTTGTTACCGAAGAGGAACAGAATTCTCTTAATGAGATGAGAGCTAATTATGATGCTCTTGTTCAGTTTAAGAAGGATACTGAGGAGAAGAGATTCTTCGCAGTTGACAAAAATAGTCCCGTAAAGGTATTTGCTAATGTTAACAAAACCGGCAAGGAAAGTCGTTACGGTGATTTGTTTAAGAGATAATTTCAATATTGATGCTCCTTTTTAGTGGAAAGTTTAGCAAAATCAGCTAAACTTTTTTATTTTTGGAGAATTATATATTGAGGTTGGGCTGTGGCCCATTAATGAGAATTGTGCGGGTATTCCGCGTCTCACCTCCTGATAAGGAGGGAAATTTATGAGAAAGGTTACAACAGAAGAATTTAAACAAGCCGTATTTGATATGTACGGTGACGAATATACAGTGATTGATGAGTATTGTGGTTTTTTGAAGAGTATTAATATTCTACATAATAAATGTGGAAAAGTATATAAGTATTCATGTGGTGGAAGATTTTTGCGCGGTATATCTAAATGTCCGTATTGCAATATTGATCAACATGTTTGCCTTGAGAAAGAAAAACTTGCTAATGCTAATGGTGTTAAATATATTGCAGTTGATATGAGGTATTCTACATTAGATTATTGTAAAAATTCAATTATTAACTCTGATTTCTTTTCTCAATTTGATTTAAATGAGATCGATTGGGATGAGGCTGATACATTTGCTTGTAAATCTATCATTGTTCAAATTGCTAATGATTGGAACAACGGATTATGCAATGTGAAAGAGCATGCAGTAAAATATCATTTATCCACTACTACTATTTACAAATATCTCGAAAGAGCAAATTCTTTACAATTGTGTTCTTTTGATAAAAAAGAATATATTCATCAAACCAGAAAATTAAGTTATGTATATTCAAATAATGTAAAAGTAAAATCTGTTGAAACTGGCATAATTTATAATTCAATAGCCGAAGCCCGAAGATTGGCAGGGCGCATCTTACAAGGGAGAATATAGGAAATCCAAATAGGATGTCTGCTAATCAACATTGGGTTTATGCATAAAACATTTTAAGAGCATCTTAGTAGATGCTCTTTTTAAATTTTTAAAAGGAGGAAAAAACAATGGCTATATCTTACACGATTGCCCAGCACGGTGAAGCTTTCACCTCGAAAGTTAAGTCGAGCATTTGTGGGCATATTATGAATATTGAGCTTAAAGAAGATTGTGATAACGGCTGGTTCGTGGCGCCTGGAAATTGGAAAGAGCTTGATCTTTACGAGCAGGCTGCTCCTACTAGTGTTTCTGCAATCGTACGTGACAAGGCTGCAAACGGAAATTGGTACTGCGAGATAGTATCGGCAAGCAATGCTTTCCTGGTAGCTCAATGTCCAGTTATTGACGAAGAATTTACTAAAAACTTTAAGAAGCTTTCTAACTTCTACAATAAGGCTGGCGATGTAGTTCGTGCTTACGAGCTTGCACCTTATGACATTATTGAACTTAGTCCTCTTGCATTCAAGGGAACTGTTGCTAAGGGAGATACTGTATCCCTTCAGGCCATTACTGGCGTAACTTACGCTAAGCAGCTTGGCGCATAATTCAGGAAAGGAGGATAAATAAAATGTTTAAAGAGAGCGTTAGAAATTTAATGTTTGATCTTGGCACTGGCCGTGAGATTTACGACGCAGAGGAAAACCGCGTCATCTCCAAGGCAGAAGCTAGTGAAGTTATCAGAAATGCTTGTTTTGAGTATCTTGGACTTGACAAGAATGCAAGTCCCAAGGCAATTAAGAGAGCATTAGATCCTCATACTGAGAAGTGCAAGCAGTTCTTTGAGATTATTGAGGAGATTATTGATACTCAGATTGTATATGGTCTGTCTGAGAACGAGTTCTTCAACGAGTTTGTTGATACGAAGAACATGAAAGACGGCGACGCAAATGAGTTCTGGGTAGACGAAGACGTTCTGTTGACCGTTTCTAAGGTTAGCGGCGACCATCATGATTTTCATTGTAGAATCCGCGTAGCGTAAGTTGCGTGATAAAACATTCATTGAATTGCTGGAAACCCCTAAAGACAATTAAACCACAACGCAAGGATGAAATATGCCTAATCGTGATGGTTACGAAAGTAGAAAAAATTAATTGTATGAAGACGAGGTTAAATCCCCTGTCTTTTTTTAATGGGCAATCAGCAGCCAAGCTCCGAACAAGAGAAGGTTCGACGGTCATTCCATTGGTCATAGAGATATGACAATAGAAGTACGGCTCAAGCGAGTGGGTGAAATTCCCTTAAATGGAAGTGGTGAATATCCTTTATAGGATAATGATATGACCTGTTCACGTGTGAGAGCACGTGGGGTTCAATAACCCAACATGGCGTAGCGTCCATAGTTAAACATTAAAGATCAATGCAGAGACTGGCAGAGGGTCAGGCTTACCACGTTGATACCGCAGTATACGGCATCAAGGTTGGCGAGAATATCCGCCTGTTCCTTACCGGCAGAAAGAATTGGGGAGATTTTGTAGATGCAGTTGTTAAGGCTTACATCAACAAGGTTCAGACCATCATTGCTAGTCAGTTCGCTAATGGTGTGAACATTATTCCCGTACCTTCAGTTCTTACTGGTACTGGTACTCTTGATTCCACCACGAAGGCACAGTTTGACGCAATTATTGAGAAGGTTGGTGCTTCCAATAACAGTGGCGTTGTGATTATGGGTACTAAGACTGCTCTTAGAAACCTGACCGCACTTACCAAGATTGATTGGGCATCTCCTGCTGCATCTATCAAGGAAGCAGTTGCTAACACTGGTATTATCGGTACTTATGAAGGCACTCCTCTTATGGAGATCCCTCAGAAGTTTACGGATAAGACTCTTGCTACTCCTATCGTTGACAACGGCAAAGTATGGATTATGCCTGCAGTTGACAACAAGTTCATCAAATTCGTTGACTACGGCGAGTCCGAGTTGACCGTTGATGAGAAGGGTGCTACGAGAGACGACATGCAGTCTTACGAGGTTCAGAGACGTTTCGGCGTTGCTACTCTTATGCAAAGATACCATGGTGAATGGGAATTCTAAATTAACTAGAATTCTAGGTAAAATTATATAGAGAGGGTAATACTGCTGCCCTCTCTAAAAAAGGAAAAGGAAGGAAAAATACAATGGCATACATTAAAAAAACTGAAAGTAATGCTGCTACCAAATCTACTAAAGCAACAGCTAGTACAAAAGAAGCTGTTAAAGAAGTAAAAGAACCTGTAAAGAAGGAAAAGGTTTTTCAACCCACGGATGCAATTCCTTGCCGTTCCGTAACAAGCGGGCCTTTGTATCTTACAGGAACAAGGTCTGGCATTCCTTATACATGGGCAGATTACAATGACATTCAGGATGTTGAATACCGCGACCTTATTTATCTTGCAAGAACTAGTGGAAACAAGTACATATATAATCCAAGGTTCATTATTGAGGATGAAGATTTCGTTAATCAGAATCCGAAGGTTAAGGAGTTATATGATTCTATTTTTAACACAAATGACCTTAGAGATATTGTTAAGCTTCCTGTTAAGAGTATGGTTGCAGAAATTAACAGACTTCCTGAAGGTGCAAGAAATTCCTTTAAGGGAATTGTTACTACCATGATTTATAATCATGAGATTGACAGCGTCCAGAAGATTAAGGCTATTGATGAAATATTTGGTACAAAGATATTGCTGATGTTAGCACAAGAGTAATTCACGGAGGTGTACGGCGATGCTACTCTCCTATTCTACCATTTTTTCAAGAGTTCTAGGCCGTATAAACGATCCGAAAGAACTCTTGTTGAGTGAAGAAGATTGGAATGCATTATATGTTGAGCGTTTACACAATGTAGTTGGAAATCCAAGGGTTTCAAATATTTTCTCTACTCTCGTACTGCACGAAGTAGATATTGTTCCTCCTAATGACGGAGAAGCCGAAGAAACCCAGTCTGAAGATGAAACGGAAAACGAAGATGAATTTACCGAAGACACTATTGAGTATGAATTAAAAAATCCTGCAGACGAGTATTCTGATAATGAATATGTTATACAGGTTCTTGTTACTGGGATTGTAATCGAGTGGCTTCGACCGAAGGTTGAAACTTTAGAATTCACTAAGCTTATGATTGGTGGTAAGGAGGAGAAAAAACTTCTCGACCCGTACAACAATATGTCTAACAGGCTTGGTAATCTCGAGAAACAGCTTCACAAATTAATTCGTGACCGTGGATACATTCACAACGAATACGTTGACGTTAGTGAGGTGTAACATGGAATACTTATATGGAGAATTTTCAGACAAACAAATTGAATTAAACGCAATCGCAATGCATAATGCAGTACACAAACTTCTTCTTTATAAAGACGTAAACGTGTCAAGTCAAATATTCGACACGGAAGAACAGTTTCAACGCTATTTTCAAAATCTCCTGTATAGGTTTGGTGGCTTTAATGAGTTACTTGGGGAGCCTGTGCAAATGGTATCTCTTATGTCAACTTTGCAGGCTGCATATGACGAAATTGAAAAAGACAATTTCGATTTTATAGTTTACAGGAGGTTAATTTTGGATGCACATGGCTTCATCTCATCTATGTTCAACAAGGGGGTGTGATGCCAATGCCAAACTTAGAAACTGCAAGACGGATAGCATCCGTCGAAAACAATGGTGCGACCACTGTTGGTCAAATCCATAAAGAAAACTCGGATTTTACGATGGAGCAGACGTGGTGGAACGACCCACAGAGCAGAGTTTGTTATATCTATGATTACGCCCACGACGACTCTCCAACATTAAAAGACCACATTACTTACAATGATGATACTACCAAGACAAAGATTGACGCTAAGTTTATTATCAGTTCTTATGGTTCAATTGATAAAGACCAAGTTGCATATCACCTGATGTTTAAGCCAAGTCAAAAGACTGACTTTGAAGAAGGTGATGATCTTTATTATTATGAGACTGATTATAAGCAGAAGTACGGAGTGCATTCATTTATTGGATTGTTCGTGGATGTTCCGGATGACAATGGTATTTATTACCGTTGGCTTATTTGTGATTATGAGGAAGCAAATCAATTTGTAAAATATGTTATTTTACCTTGTAATTACAGATTTCAATGGATTCAAATTATTAATGGGAAAAAATACAAACATTATATGTGGGGAAGTACAAGAAATCTTAATAGTTATACTGCTGGTAACTATGTGGATAGGTACTTCACATCGTTAGATAATGTGGATAAATTTATACTACCATTAAATAAAAAAACAGAATCTTTTGGATATAATAATCAGCTTGGAGATTCTCAGAGACTTATAATTAGTGCGAAAGTACCTCATCCAAATGTTTGGTCAGTTTCAAAACTTGAGAACACAAAACCTATTGGTCTGTTAAAGGTAACAGTTAAACAAGTTCCATTTAATGATGATACTGATTTAATTGAATATGATGAACAAGGCAATATTACGGGAATGTGGGCAGATTATTATTCTGCAGACCTGTCAGATCCAATTGATGAAAGCATTGTACCGCCCGAACCACCTTTATATGACGTATCTATTGAATTAATCAGCTCGTCTCCTACCATTAAACTTGGTGGAAGTTACAGAACGATTACTTCAAAGTTTTATGACGTTAACGGTAATGACATTTCTGACAGTTATAAAAACGTTACACGGTCATGGCATTTCGAAGCCATTGATGAAACTGGAAGTACTACTATGTTAAGAGTTGAAAGTAAATCTGTTGATGGAGACAATAATATAATTAAGGTGAAGGTTGTTGAGTCTAAAGAATGTATTGGCTGCATATTGAAAACGGATATTGTCATAGCTGGCATGAGGGAGACAATGAAGTCTCCTATGAGCATTATAGGATAAGGAGGATAACTTATGGATCTTGTAACAAAAAGTGATCTTTTGGAACGCCTTCGGTTATTCTCCGATTGTCCTGATGATGATAATACAATATTCAAACAGAAAATCACAAAAGCTTTTATGAGTTGCCCTGAATTGTTATATGTCATTAACGAAAAGTCTCTTATGGATCAATTGTTTAATGATGACGGTACGATTAATTATGACGGTGAATGGGACAGATTTTTTTCAGACGCATATCATGACGGTAACTTCAGGCCTTATCTGTTTATTCCTGACACTCAGGATGAGGTAAGAAACTATGTTTGTTATCAAACGCACTTCGAAGAAACGCCAAGATATAATTCAGTTGAGAAATATTGTCTTGTGACGTTCACAATATTTGTGCATTCCGGAGACAGAATTGATGCTGATACGGGATTGCCTCGTCACGATTTAATTGGAGCAATAATAAAAGATAAGATCAATTGGACGAATATTTTTGGTACTCAGTGTCACGTTGTGTCAGACCGTGAGTCAATGACCGATTATAAGTATGTTGTTCGTACTTTGGTGTTCCAGTGTACGATGCCGAACAATATTGTTCAAACTACGCTTAAGCGTGTTGGCGATATAAAAGTTCCGACAACTAATGTTATTAACAAAACGGGAAGGATGTGATTCTATTGGATACACAAAACCTTCTCGACTTTGATGAGTTAAAAGTATATTTTGGCGAAGACTATTGGCCTACGCCACACATAAAAATAACTCAGCCAAAAATACAAGATTTGATCGAATATGGCGATTCAAGGTTTTATTCCATGGTTTCCACTTTATGCGCAAACACGACGTCGTTTAGACTTCAATTGTGGGAAATGGGAATTGATTGGAATAAGATTTCAGATTTTGATCTATTTAAAATTCTGATTAAGAATTACACAACTGATGAAACAAGTCTTTTATTTGGTGATTTGAATCTTTCTTGGTTTGAAGAAATGCACGACGACAAGGCGGATGCTGATGTTTTAATCTACTTTCCCAGAGACGAGGAAGGTAATTTGGTTGACATTACTCAGATACCGTTTGACGACGTTATTAAAATCTATGAAATCGACTACGTCAAAATAGTCGAATATTTAAGATACATGTTTAACATTCATCCAAAGACTGAAAAGGCCCGCGGTAAATCCACGAAGCTTGCGATTATTGAGGATGAAAAGAGAAAGATTGCTGCAGAACTGGCGAAGAAAAAAGACACTGACATTCAGAAGTCGTTTTTGCTGCCACTTGTTTCATCTTTACTAAACCACCCTGGATTCAAGTATAAAAAGGATGAACTCAGGGAAGTTGGCATAGTAGAGTTTATGGACTCCGTAAAGAGACTGCAGACTTACGAAAGCTCCACTGCCCTGCTTAAAGGCATTTATTCAGGAATGGTTGACACGTCCAAGATTAAGAATCTTAATGATGAAATAAATTGGATGAAGGATTTAAACGGGTAGGATAACTGCCCGTTTTTAGATATGTGAAAATTACATAAATTTTTGTTATCTAAATTTTTGAATTGGCTTAGTTTTCTAAGCCTTTTTATTTTTTTTTAAAACAAAAAAATAATAAGGAGGAAATAAACATGTTTACATTGGATGATCTTATTATTGATCGTATTCTTATGGCGACTGCTGAAGATTCCAACGGTGCATTGCTTTATACTCTGACGCAGCTTACTGATGCTACCATTGAGATTACTGCTGAATCCAGAGAAGCAAGAGACGCTAGGGGATCGCTTGTTAAGCGCTTCTATAATGCAAAGAGTGGTACGTTCTCTGCAACGAATGCCATGCTGAATCTTAACCTGTTGGCATCTTCTTCCGGAAATGCTAAGGAAGTTGCAGGTGCAGGAGCACTGGCAATTCAGATGCCTAGAATTCTTGTAGTTAAGCAGGGGACTCAGACCGTTGATTTGTGTGCAACGGATGAGACTCTTGTTGCTGGCTCCGTAAGAGTTAATGCTCTTGGAAATAACGGCGCTCTTGGCAAGGCTTATACACTTGGCTCCGGTTCCGCAAGTGCTACGGAGTTTATTATCACTGGTGACGTTCTTACTCTTCCTACTGATACTGATCCCGACAAGTTCGTAATTAAGTTTGAGAGAAAGACCGAGAACGGCGTTAAGATCGTTAACAGCTCCAACCAGTTCCCTGGCACTGTTAAGCTTACGCTTCAGGCTCTTGCCATAGATCCTTGTAGCCCCGACGTTGTTCGCGAAGTTTACATTATCATTCCTTCGTTCCAGGTTAGCCCTGAAGTTTCCATCACCGTAAACAGTGAGGGTACTTTGAATTACTCCGGCGACCTGCAGGTTGCTTACTGCTCTGGCGATCAGGAGCTTTACTCCATCGTTATGTGCGGTGATGACGAGTACGACGAGGACTAATTCGTAATTCGTAAAAGTATTTAGGAGGGGACTAATCTCCCCTCCTATTCTTTTAGAAGGAGAAGATGGGATTTATGAATAAGAACAAGAATAACAGAAAGTGTATTATTTGCGGAAAAGAATATTCTTACTGCCCCGTTTGCGGGAAGGACGTAAAAAAACCTTCATGGTACACAATTTTCTGTAGTGACAATTGTAACAGCATTTATGAAGCAGTTACAACCTTCAGAGATGGCGGATGTACCGTTGAAGCAGCTCGTGATTTGTTGAACGGATTAGATTTAAAAGCAGTTGATAATGATGAATTTAATGCAACTACAAGAAAGCAGATTAAAGACATTCTTAGCTTCAATGAAAAGAAAGATGAGGTTGTTGAGCCTGTAGCTGAGGAAGTAGTTGAGGAAAAAGTTGAGGCTGTTGAGCCTGTAGTTGAGGAAGTGAAAGAAGTTGTTAAGGAAAAGAAAGAAGAAAAGAAATCTTTCAATGGTTCAAATCAGAGCTTCAAAAAGAATAACTATAACAACTTTCGCAAATAACATAGACGTCGGTGAATTTTTAGCATAGTGGAATATACTTGCCAACGTCTAATTTGGCTATGTGTATTCCATTTTTTTACTTTTATCGACAATTTTCGGAATGTAAAGGAAGAATAAATATATGGAGATTAGCAAACTTTCAAATAAAAAGTATTCATTAAAGGACGTTGTTCGTGTTATTGACCCAAAGCAACAAATGTTGTTCTGCAAACACATGGCATATCCTGTTGACATGTACGTTACGAAAGATTTGTATTCTGACAAAGACATACTAGTAATGCTGTTCAACAAAGAAGAAACTAGAGAATTATATATTAAGTGGAAAAACCACGAACTGAAGTGAGGTGCGCCATGATTGAACATTTAGAAAAAGAAGTACGTCGCTACGTAATAGCGACTTTTGACAATCCGACAAATTACGTCGTTTGTAATGGCGCATGTAATTATTCTTTTATTGACAACATACAAAACGCATCAAAGTTTGCGTCAGAATTTGCAGCAAATGAAGTATATAAGTCTTTATATAAAAGATATAATATTGATCTCGTTGTTCTTCCACTAAGTATAAAATACGTTTTATTGGAGGAAGATTGAGTATAAAATACGTTTTTTGGGAGGAAAAACAATGTATTATCTTGACAATGCAGCGACCACTCCACTTACGGATGCGGTTAAGAAAAAAATTATTGAAGTTCTTGATGATTATGGGAACCCAAGTTCTTCATATGATCTTGGTAAAAAAACAAAAAATATAATCGAAGACGCAAGAGAAGAAGTTAGGGGATTCATTCATGCTCCCGCAAATTCAAACATCATATTTACTTCAAGTGGTTCTGCAGCAAACTGTCTCGCCATTAAAGGACTTCTTGGTTATTGTGACGAAGACGTTGTTTTATACTCTCCTACTGCTCATAAGTCAATTATAAAATGCTGTAAAGAATATAAATATGCTCATGAGCTAAAGGTTGATTCTGAAGGTTTTATCGACTTTGATTATCTTGAAGAAAAATTAAAAAGTTATTGGCCAGAGATGGTTCTTGTATTCTTCGAGGCTGCAAATTCAGAGCTAGGTACGATTAATAAAATACGCGAACTTGTGAAGTTAATACATTCATACGGTGCTCTTGCAATTGTTGATTTTACTGGATACATACCATATTTCAAAGTTAATGTATGTGATCTTGACGTTGACGTTGCAACATTTTCAGGTCATAAACTTCATGCACTTAAAGGAGTTGGAGTTCTTTATAAGCTTGAAGACCTTGGAATGGCTCCGGTAGTTTACGGTTCTCAAGAAGATGGTCTTTTTGCAGGAACTGAAAACGTAATTGGAATAGCCTCTCTTGGAGAAGCCGTAAAGAATTATGATTATTCATTTGTAATGAGATATCAAAGGGATAAGCTTTGGGAAATGATTAGTAACGGAATTAAAGACTGTTACTTAATAGGTACAAAAAAGGAATATGACAGATTACCGTTTAATCTGTTTATTTGTTTCAATGGAGTTAACGGAAGTAATCTTGCGTCGCTTCTTGAAACAAAAGGCATTTACGTCTCAACAGGTTCGGCATGCAATAATGGTTCTGCAGAACCTTCAGACGCATTAGTTGCAATTGGAATGAATGAAAACGATTATCATTCATGCATAAGAATTACTTTTAGTGGTGATGAAACTTTTATAGATTTACAGAAGATATATGAAGCAATTAAGGAGTCTGTTGACTTTTTGAGGGGGTGACAGTCCCGTGAAAATATTAGGCAACTCCGTCGCTTCAGCGCGACAAATGGCGGCGTATTTGTCGTCAGTAAACGACAAGCCAAAATTTTCAACAGACATCTCAGTAGAAGAATTTTGCCAGTTATTTCTAGACACGTGTGAGCTTGAAGGCGTTCGCGGTGACGTAGCATTTGCTCAGGCATGTAAGGAAACTGGCAATTTTCGTTTTACGGGAAGCGTGATGTATACGCAAAACAATTTTTGTGGTCTTGGCGCTACAAACGACGGAGTTATTGGATGTATTTTTAGAAACATTAGAGACGGCATTTTGGCACAGGCACAGCATCTGAAGACATATGCCACAAAGGAAAACCTGAACATAACGTGCATAGATCCACGAAGAACTGAATGGTTTGTGAATAAAAAAAGTGGAACTGCTCCCGAAGTAGAAATGCTTGGAGGTACGTGGTCTGTTCCAGGTTATGACACAAATAAATATAAATCTTTGGATGAAGCAAATAATGCAAAAGATTCCTACGGGTATCAGATTGTTGACATAGTAAATAAAATTTTACAAATTAAGGACGGTGGTGAAAAAATGGCAAAGAAAAAAGTATGTTTGGATGCAGGTCATTATGGGAAATATAACCGTTCTCCTGTTGTTCCATCATATTACGAATCAGACATGGTTTGGAAACTACATCTGATGTTAAAAAAATATTTGGAACAGTTAGGTATTCAGGTAATCACTACGAGATCTAATAAAGACAAAGATTTGGCGCTAGTATCAAGAGGCATGGCATCAAAGGGATGTGATTTATTTCTTTCCTTACACAGCAATGCATGCGGTTCTGAGTCAGTAAATTATGCTGCAATTTATCATTTAACTAATGACGTTACTACTGACATTGATGATTTGTCAAAAGATTTCGCTAATAAAATAGCGCCTGTTATTGGTGGCGTTATGGGTGTTGGGTATAAAGTATTAACTCGCGCAGCACAAAGTGACAGAAACAAAGACGGTATGAAGAACGACAATTATTATGGTGTTCTTCACGGTGCAAGAATGGCTGGTACTCCAGGATTAATTCTTGAACATTCATTCCATACGAACAAAAACGCAACTCTTTGGCTTTTACAGGATGCAAATCTTGACAGGCTTGCAAAAGCTGAGGCGCAATGCATTGCTGAATGGCTGTTAGGAAATATTCCAACTCCTGAACCTACTCCTACTCCGGAACCATCTCCAACCCCAACAAATAATCTTGTTGCTAAGGGTTATGAGTATGCCGCAAAATTCACTGGCGTAAATGAAACGAATCTTTCAAAGGCGAAGGCAAGAACGCTTCAGCATGCATTAAATCTTGATTATGGCAAATCAATTGATGAAGACGGAATGTTTGGGCCTAAGTCTAAAGCGAAACTTGGAAGTCATTACGTAAAGAAAGGTGAAAAACAATACATGGTTACTGCTGCAGAGATACTTATGTATTTAAACAACGTTGATTCTAATGGTGTTGAGTATCCTGGTATTTACGGTAATGGCTTGGTTAAGGCGTCTAAATCTAAATTTGGTGATGACGGTCTTAAGATTGATTCAAATGAATTCTTGAAATTGTTATAAGGAAGGAGAAATACCATGAGTGTTGAAACCTTTATTGGAATTTTAGTTATCAGTGCCGCCGCTACTTCAATCGGCATTGAGATCATTAAGAAGCTATTTGATGCATTCAAGTGGAAATATGAGTCCATGGTTGTTGCAGTTATAACTGCATTTATTGTTGGCGTTGCTGAGGTTGTTATTTATGCAGCACAGGGAAACATGACATTTAATTACGTTACTGTTATTTATGCAATTTGCATGGGCATTGTAAACGTTGTTGGAAGTACTGTTGGTTATGATACCGTTAAGGCATTTATCTATGCTTTATTTGGAAAGGTGGATAAGTAAAACAGAGAGAGGTGGTCGACATGTCTAATATAGAACAGCTTTTAAAAATAGATTCGTCGGTGATTTTGTCTCTTTTTGTTATTCTTTTTGGTATTGTAGCTATTGCCCAGGTTATTGAGAAGTTTTCAATATACATCGGTAAACCGGTGTCTTGGGTTAAAAATAAAAATAAAGACCACGAAACCATTGTAAAAATAACCGAAACTTTAGAGGCACTAAGGAAACAACAGGATGCAGACAGAGTTCAGGCCGTTAATAGAGATCAGGAAATTAAGGATGATATTGACAAATTCTCATCCATGTTTTTGGATAAAAGCGTCGAGGATATGCGATGGAGAATATTAGACTTTTCATCCGCGATCTCAAATGGCAGGAAATTCAACAGAGAGTCATATGATTTTATTATCCATACTTATGATCAGTATGAGGACATATTGAAGAAATTAGGAAAGACAAATGGCGTCATAGATGAAACGATTGTTTACATCAAGGATGAGTTTAGAAATCATCTTAAGAATGGCGACTTTAAATAGTCAAGAAAGGATACGGAGGGCAGTAGCAATACTGCTCTCCTATTTTATTGTTATGAAAAAATGTAAATTACTTAGTTTAGACAGTTCTACAAAGTCAACTGGATTTGCAATATTTGTTAATGGGAACTATAAGGAAAGTTGCTTTATTGACCATTCAAAAATAAAAGACGCACAGGAACGTTTGAGCGCCATGATTTCTGACATATATAAAATAATTGATAAATACTCTCCTGACATTGTAACATGGGAGATCACTGTTGTCGTGAGAAACCCACAGGTTCAAAGAGATTTAACCATGATTGTTGGCGCTATCATGGGCAAGTGCATAGAGAAAAACATATTCTTCTATCCTTTCAGACCTACTGAGTGGAGAAAGCTTGTCTCCGATGGAGAGAAGCTGCCAAAGAAAAGAGATGAATTAAAACAGTGGGGAAAGGATAAGGTAAAGGAACTGTTTAACATTGACGTTGAAAATGACGATGTATCTGACGCTATTCTTATAGGTCAGGCATATATAGATAAATTTAGGGAGTGATTGAGCCATGAATAATAATAAAAATCTTATGGAATCCATATTGACACACCTAAGAAAGCTAATCATTCTTACTGAGAATGGTGATGAGGATCAAATCCAAAAGTTGGTTAATAGTGCATGCGAGGTTTCAAATCAACTTATTCGGATAGAAAAAGGAGAATGTATTGGTGAAGAGTATGAAGAGTCTGAATACTCTGAAGAAGACTCCGGCGAATACTATGAAGAAAACTCTGAAGAAAGTTCTGAAGAAGAATCCGACGATGAAGGTAATAAGTAAAAGGAAAAGGAAAGGAAGGAAAATATGACAGTAAAAGAATTTGTTACAAGCTATAATGCTGCAAAAACGTCTGCGGCAAAGGATGCGATTATTAAGAAATTGAACGTAAAGGATTACGTTGACGTTAATACAAAGAGAACTTACATTAGTTTGGTTGTTGCAAAGGCTAATGCAGAATATGACAGTGACGGTAAGATTGTTGGCAGTAGATATAATTCAGTAATGCAGCACGTATTATTCACCGTTACGATGGTTCAGATGTATACAGACTTGGATATTGATTTTAAAAGAGAAAATGATCCTGACAATATTACGGAAGTTTACGATTTGCTCACAAAAAGTGGTTTGATTGACAAGATTGTTGAACTTATTGGCGAAAAGGAATTTAGTGAGTGCATGTTGTTCCTTGGTATGGAAAGTAATGATTTTGCTCAGAATGAGATGTCATTACAGGCATACGTCGGAGAAAAGATTCAGAGACTTATGGATTTAATCAGTGCGCTCTCATCTCCCGTCATTGATGAGATTAAGGATAAATTCAAAGATATCAATCCTGAAGATCTGAAGAAACTTATTGACGAGTTAAAAAATGTCAACTAAAATGAAGATTTATTTTTTTTAGGCTCTGTCGGTGTCACAGCCGGCGGAGCTTTTTACAATATTATTGAGGATTGGAGGTGTAGCATATGGGAGCTTTTAAGATAGATGAAAAAACAAGGAATGATTTAGAAAAAGCAGGCAGGAAAATGGCTAACAAATTAGCTGATGATGCAAAAGAAAAACTTGTTAAAAAATACATATCATTAATTAATGATTATTATGAAGATTATACTCCAAAGGTTGATAAGCATGGAATTCCATATTATCAAAGAACATTAAATTTATTTAATTCATATAGGCCATATAAAAAGAATCCACATAATACAATTTATTATGGAGGAGTTCAGATAACTGCTGATAAAATGTATGATTACGAATCTATTTCTGGAGAACCATTTGCTGCACAAAGTTTACTTGATAAGTTTATATATACTAAAGATGGTACTTGGCATGGTGGTGACTGGCATGGCGGATATGGAGTTAAAGCTAAATTTAGCATATCAGGAGAATTATTAGATTATAGAGATTATTTAGTACAGTATTATACTAAAAAATACTCTGTTAAATAAAGGAGGTTAAAATGGCTGGGAATACTGTTAGTATAGGTTTTGACTACAGAAAACAATTAGAAAAAGCCTGTAAAGATATAGAGCAATCTTTTGATAAAGTAATATCTTCGAATGATTATGGCAAAGATTTTGAAAAACAGATAAAGAACTTTAAAACAATGATTGCCGACATGAAAGATGATCTTTCGGATTCTTTTAAAGCTTTGTCAGACGGGAAGTTAAGTACGGAAAAATTTGAATCCTTTAAAGAGAACGTTAATAAGAAACTTAAAAACATAAATGATAGAGTTTCAGATTTAACGACAAACATAGATCAATTAAACAAGGCATTAGGTTTTACCGGAGATAGCGTTGATTTAACAAGTGCTATTAATCAATTTAAGGAGCTTCAAGAATATATAAATACAAACAATGAAGCCGTTGAAAGGTTATTAAAAACACTTCAAACAGTTGATGGAAATCTTGAAATAAATGTTCCAAAGTTTTCTATTGATGAGGCAAAAGCACAGATAAAGCTTCTAAAAGGAATGATTAATGATTTAATGCAGGGTTCAAAAGAAGATATTTCTAAAAAACTTGCATCAATGACATCTAGCCAAATAGAAGTACTTTATTATGATTTATCAGATAAATTTTCTGAATTGCAAGAGAAAAAAGACGAATTATTAGGAAAGATAAATGCAGCGCCAGACCAAAAGGATGGCGCTGTTTTAGCATTTAGGTCTGAATTGTCGCAGGCAGAAATTGAGATATCTAAATTGGCAGAAGACATAGAGGAAATATTTCAGTATGCCGGAGAAAGAAAATTCAAGTGGTTTGATTCAACCAAAAACGATAAAACAACAGTAAAATTTAGAAATACAATTTTAGAAATTAATAACAGTTTTGATGAAATAGAGACTAAATCACAAAAAATAATTACTGATTTGCAAAGATATGTTGATTCGTTTTCTAATACTACTGCTAAAGTATCAGACAAACTAGAGGCTAACACTGGCGAAGTAAATGTTCAAGTAAAAATAGCTACTAGAAATGCCACTCTTATAAATGAATTAAAAGATAAAATAGAAAAGTTGCAAGAAGCATTAAATAATAAACCTCTAATTTTACCTGTAAAAATGGTTGTATCAAATGCCAGAACTACAAGCGAAGACCCATTAAAAACTAGCAAAGATGCAATAAATAAGGCAAGGAAGAAATTAAAAGAATCAACTGAAGATGTAGATATGGCAGATGCAATTCCAAAGCAGACATTGAAACAGGCTCTTATTAATGCTGAACGTGCTGCGAAGGAATCGTTTACTAGAATCCAAGAAATCTTTGATAAAACTCCTATCAACATTCATTTAACTGTTCCAGAGGAAGAAATACAGAAAATATCTGATTCTGTGTTTAGTGAAGACGGTAAAACTAAAATTGACATTTCAAAACAAATAGATAATGCAAAAAAGAGAACGGATGAATTAATAAAATCTCTTAAAGAGGCAGATGAGACTGCATCAAAAACATTAAAAAAGAATAAATATGCAGGGCTTGCTGAAGAAATACAAAAAAGCTTATCAGGGCTTGAAAGTCTTAAAGACATTCTTACTGCTATTCGTGATTTAGAAAGCACTCTTGGCAGAGCTACAAATGTAGCGACGAATAGTGATATTACTACTCAATGGAATAAAGTAAAGTTTTGGTTTGATTATATTTCTGATGAATCTGACAATATTAACTTTAATAAGCAAAGAGATCAAATAAATACATTGATGTCTGAATATCAGAAATACCTAAAAATGGGTGGACAAAATCCTCTTAGAAATCTTACCGATAATGAAGAAACAATAAGAAAATTATATAATAGATTCAACAAATTAAAAGACGTATCAGGAGATAAAATTGATGTCTCCGGAGAAGTTAAATCATTCAATGAAATAACGGGTGCGGTTGATGAGTTAACCGTTGCTATTGGTGAAAAGAAAGTAGATGCAATAAATCAAGAAGCTTTGGCAATGGAAAGTGCTGCAGAAAGAGAAGTCAAAGCAATAAAATCAATAGACGACGAAATATCAGCGGCTCATTCTTCAGGGAAAAAAAATAAGCAGGATAAAGAATTAAAGAAAGAAAATATCCAAAACATAGATGAATCTTCTTCTAAAATTACAGAAGAGTCTTTTGCTCTAGATAAAACTGCTGAATCAGCTGCGAATGCTGCAGAAGCAAAAGACAAATTTAGAAAATCTAATGAACTTCTTGCTACGAGTGCAAAAGATTCTGCAGATGCGTTGGCTATTGAAACTAATGCCCTGCAAGTTATTGAGAATATTGATTTAGATCATAATTCTGATGAATTTAGAAATGCAGCAGAAGCCGCAAGAATGTATTGTGACGGGCTTGGCGAAATAGCTTCTATTACAAGAACATCCGGAACATATAATACATATAACAGAAATACAGGCGAAATGGAACAAATGCTAAGAACATCGTACAGAGTTACTGATGTTAATGGCAATAGTCGTACGTTTAATCCACAAGGCAATATAATTGGTGCTAAAGATATTATAAATGCTACTGCCGCATATAGAGAATACTTAAAGATACAAGAACAAGTTTTTGCGATTAATAAAAAAGAGGCATCTGGACAAGAATTATTAAATAGAGAAATTTCAGATAGAGAAAGTTTACTTAGAAAGCTTTCAGAACAAGAGGAATTAATTAATTCAATTGAGTCTAGAGGCCTTGAAAATTCTGAACTTAGAGAAGAAGTTGAAAGGCGAAGAATCGCAAATCAAAGGACTATTCAACAAATACAAAAAAATAGTATCTTAAACGGGCCTCTTGAAGGTTACGAAAGACAATTCTCATCATTAAATACAGATAAAAATTTATCAAAACAAACCGACGAATATAGAAGCAGATTGTTAGAGATTAATGATTTACTTCAAAGATTACAGGCATATAGAGACATAGATATATTTACAGATGAAGACGTTAATGATGTTACAAATTTAAGAACGCAGATAGATGGTTTATTTAATGACTTATCCAACATGGATAAGGCTGCGAATAAGGCAAAGTCTTCCAGCGTACTTTCAAACATTACCGACTTCATAGCAAAAAATAGCAGGTTAAATTTGTCAAAACAAGGTAAGGAATACCTTTCTCAACTTGAAGAGTTACAGGATAGACTAAGAAGGGTTGGTCTTACTTCTAATGACATTCAAGATGTTGTTGCTGAGTTTAACAGATTAAAAATACAAATTACAGAAGCAGGGCTGGCTGGAAGAAGCTTTTTTGACATTATGAAGTCAAAAGCTTTCTATATGGCTGCTGAATATCTCGCAAGGTATTTTAGTTTGCAAGATATTATTCGCTATATTAAAACTGCTGCCCAAAATGTTATTAATCTTAATACTCAGTTTACTGAGCTTGCAAAAGTTTCAGATACAAGCATTAAAAAACTCAATGCAGACTTTAAAGCATACGCAGACACAGCAAAAGAACTTGGTAGTACAATCACCGACACAATTTCTGCAACGGCAGACTGGGCTAGAATGGGATATAATATTCCTGATAGCAAAGAACTCGCCCGTGTTGCTTTGATTTATAAGAATGTTGGCGACGGTATTGATATAAGTGCTGCAAACGAATCACTGATTTCTACATTACAAGGTTTCCAAATGGAAGCAAAAGACGCGTTACATATAATTGACGTGTTCAACGAAACTTCGAACAACTTCGCAATTAGTTCGGCTGGAATTGGTGAAGCGTTACAAAGAAGTGCAGCTTCGTTTAATGCTGCTCATACGAGTCTTGAAAAATCTGTATCACTTGTTACAACAACAAATACTGTATTACAAGATCCACAAGTTGTCGGAAATTTGTGGAAGACCATGAGTGCTCGAATTCGCGGTAAATTTGTGCCGTTTTATAGCGAAAGCTATAATGTGTGTTTCGAGTAAAAAATAATTACACACATAGATAACTATATAAGTCAAAAGATGATGGGACATCAGAGACTTAGGAAAGACTTATGATTTTTATATATTTTTTAATTGGATGAAGAAGCCTGATTATTTAGCACTACAATTATAAAATATAAAAATCATAAGTATCCCAAGAGACTGCAGGACGCATGTGGTAACATATGTGTTGAAGTTATCCCACTCTCCTATTATAGGAAATGGTAATATACAGTCCGATCCTACAATATAATCCCAAATTAATAAAATGAAATGTAGGAATTTGGTAGAAATACCAAATCGCCATATATTATGGTCATAAAACTATTTCTCTGTATAGTTTAAGTAACAGAATTGGCAAAAACAGAGCTTGAAGAATTAAATGAAGAAGAGGATGAATTTACTGAGTCTACTTCTAAATTAAGAAGCCTTGTAAAAGGCCTTACTGGATTTGATATCATGCAAGATGAAGATACATTCAAAGATTTGTATGATATTATTATTGGCATTGGTAAAGAGTGGAAAAATTTAACAGACATAGAGCGTGCTAGTCTTGGAGAGGCATTGGCTGGAAAAAGAATGGCGAACGGTCTTTACGCAGTGCTTGATAATCTAGATACTCTAGAAAAGGCATATAAAACTGCATCTGAATCTGATGGTTCCGCAATGCGTGAACAGGAAAGATATCAACAGTCAATTCAATATTCAATTGACAGAACAAAAGCTTCTATTGAAGAGCTGTCAAACTCTTTACTTAATTCTGATTTACTCAAATTCCTAGTTGATGTTGCAAACGGATTTGTTAACATTACAAATGAAGTAGTAAAATTCTCCGGTCTTCTCGGAACTATCGGCATCGGTGCTGGAGCATTTGCCGGAATAAAAAATCTCGGTAGGAGTAAAAAGTTTCTCCTCAATTCATTGATGATTTGAAAATTTTTCAAAAATCTCTTGCATTTTATATGTACAGAGAATATAATTATATAAAAAGAAGAGGTAGTACCGTAGGACAAACGGTTCACCACAGTTTATAGTTACTGTATCAAATTAGCAACCACATACCTTGGGGAAGGGCGGTTGCTTTTTTGATGGTTTATTTTTTGAAATGATCTAAGTACAAGCCGTAGATTACAACAACCGTCTGAACAGTTGCTACGGCAAGTGCTAAGATAGCTATTACCATCATAGTACTTTCGTACCCCTTCGTTCTTATTTGCCATAGGCATCACTCTCCTTTTATTAGCGAAAAGTATTCCTTTGGCAGTTCTTTGGTTAAAGAACAACCAAGCGACTGAAGGGTGAACCGCTTACCCGTTTTAGTACTATCCTCTTCTTGTGCATTATAATACTTTAAAGCATTCAAATTGTCAATAAAAAATATGCCGAGGCTCACGTCGTTTTATCCAGTAATGGAATTTTTGTCGTGAGTGAGTGGATACGCTACCACAACATAAACACCCAATATGATCCTAATGGATGCGCATGAGCAAACATGCGCCTGGGAAATGACATAATCCATTACTACTCTCCCGCTTTGGGTTTGTGAAAATGTAATGGATGTCATGGTCAGCAGGGAAGCTTCTGTTTACAGGAGAACCCCCACAGTAATGATATGGGTGGTAATATTAGCCTGAAACGACTAACATTACAATAGACATTCGAAACTAACCGACATGGCGGTAATTTGCAGGAGGAAGTACTCTCCTCTCCATGAATTGTTGGGGCAGATCGGACTGCCTGAGTATGTCCAAAGTAAAAGCAACCACATAACGCGGTTGCTTTTTGAAATAAAATCAAAATTTTATTTGATAGGTTACATAAACTTAAACAAATATATAAAAAATACAATTATGCTTATAACAATCCATGATATTAAAAATTTCTTGAAAAATCTTATATTTTTATTTATAGTACGAAGATGTTGCGTGATTTCTTCTAATTGTTCGTAAGCATCAAACTCGTAACACTCTTCCATTTCGACATTGCAGTCTTTGCAATAAGTATCAGGTTCATCAGATGGTAGGTTGGCATAATCATTACATTCAGGGCATTTATATCTCTTGTATTTAATCATAATATTATCTCTCCTTATACTAAGTATAAATAATAACAAGAATTATTCCGCAAATTAATTCTAAAATCGTTAAAACAAAAAAGAATTTCATCATTTTATAAATGCCATGTACGTCTTTCTCTAAATTATATGTTTTTTCAGTTGTCTGAGTGTTGTTAATATTTTCAACAACAGCTTCCGTCGTTGCTTCTACCTCACCAAAATTCTCAAGAGATCCTCCACAAACACGACATATTGATGGAACTTTATCTTCTGGTGAGATTTTGTATTCTTTGCCGCATTTATAGCAAACATATTTTTTTATTATATCCCCCAATTGACATCACCTCCATATTTTAAGTATATCAACCAACATGATATTAGTCAAATAGTTTGAAATTTTTAGGAACACTTCCACAACTTAAAACCGCAATATCTTCTATTAGTGGATTATCTACAGATTTATTAGCAAATGGAGCTGATGGTTACATAAATGCAGTTAAAGGAATGACTGCACAAAACGCTCTTCTTGTATTGTCTTATAAGAATTTAAGCGCAGCAGAAAAGAAAGAGATTCTTATCAAGGCCGGTGTTATTTCTGCTGATCAAGAGTTAATTGGAGAAAATGCACTTTTAGCTAAGTCAAATATCTCATTATCCGGAACATTTGGTATTATTGCAAGGAAGGCTGCTATGTCTGCTGCAGCAATTTTATCCAATCCAATTACATGGCTAGTTGGTGCAGTAGCCGCAACTACAATTGCAATAAAGAAAATGAACGAAGCCGTAGAAGAAGGCAGAGATAAAGCACAGGAATTGGGTTCGGAATTTGCAGATATTTCGCAAGAGCTTGATTCTTATAAAGAAAAAATAACTGAATTAACAGACAAAATAAAAGACCAGAAATCTTCAATCGAAACCGTGGTTGATTCAAGAAGACAGCTTGGTAAAATTCAGGATGAGCTTGTAAATAAATACGGTCATGAAGCAGAAGTAATTAATGCTGTTACAGATGCTATTAATGGTCAGTCAGATGCAATAAATAATCTGTTTAATACAGTGTCTGCAGATGAGTGGCAAAAGGTAATGAACCAAATTAATAACACTGGTTTTTGGGCAAATGCGGCGAACTGGCGTGACAACTACAAAGATCAGGTTGATCGTATAGAGCATGAATTATTTAATGAAACATATTCATTAACCGCTGCTGATAGCAGAATATCTGTAGAACAAAGAAAATATTTTAAGAGCCTGCTTACTGAAAGGGGATGGACATATAATGAAGATAATATGTTCATGCAGTACACCGGAAGTAGAGAAAAAGCATTAAATGATATTCTTGATATTCAACAGGAGTTATCAAAGAAATTTGGCGATGATTTATCAAAAGTTCTATCTAAGACATTAACAGATTCATATAACAGCATTAATGAAGTCTACGAAAAGTATAAAGAATTCAAAGATCAGTTTGTATTAAATTCTGTAATATTTAATCCACAGTACATGTTACAAAATGGTGAAGCAAACGGAGATTACCTTGCAAATGTATTATTAGGTTTAGAGGAAGAATACGAAGCATATATTTCGGCAGCAAACGAAGATGCTCAAAAGGCTGCCCTGCAAGGTCTTGCAAATCACCTAAGAGAGATTTTCAGCGAAGAAAATATTCCACAACTTGTTAAGGATTACATTAAACAATTATTCCCAACAATTTTTACAGAAGAAGATACAAAAATCACTCAAATAGAAAACGCAAAAAATCTTGCTAGAAATAAGGCATACGACAGTTTATATGCTGAAGCTTCTGGCTCTATGAATCGTACTGATCAAGAAAAATTCAGAGAAGCTACTGGATTTGACAAAAAATACAATGCATTCATAGAAGAATATAAGATTGACTCCGAAGAAGAACTTGAACTTCTTGATGCATATATTGCAAAATATAAAGATCTTGATAAGGCATTTAGCCGGTATGCACAGGATGTAAAAACAGAATCACCTGTTCTTGATTACGAAGGCAAAAAAGACAGATCTAATTATACCGCCGACGATTACATAGAAGAAACAAAGTCTAACATCATTTCTCTTGGTGACGCTCTTAATAAACTTCAGACTAAAACAATGACGTCTGCAGACAGAATGGCATTGTTTAAAGATTTTCCTGAGTTAGAATCAAGAGCAAACGACCTTGAAGAAGCGATTGGCGAAAAACTCGTCGGAGCAATTGATACATTAGAAAAGACAACCGGTAAGCAGTTAGCGCCTGAAATTAGACAGGGACTATTTGAACTTACTAGCGGCGCACTTCAAGCAAACAGAACTCTTAATGAAACGTTTAATACAATTAAAAACAGTTCAAGTGTTCTTAAGGAATTTAAGACAACTCTTAAGAATGGCGATCCAATTACTGAATCACTACTCTCTTCCATCGCAGGATTAAGTGACGAACTTGACACCTTAGTCGCAGGATTCTATGGCGGCGTTGTAACAGTTGAAGAGCTTTATGATGCCGTTGAAAAACAGCGTGAAGTTGATTTTGAGCGTTACAAGCAGTCTTACATAATGAAGCAGGCGCTCGATGAGAATTACTATAAAAATGCCATTGCGGGGCATAAAGAAGTAGTAAAACTGTTTAATGAACAGTATAAGATAGACCTTAGAAATTATACAAGCTATCAGATGGCGAAGTCTGAAGTTCAAAAGAAGATTCTTGGTCAGAATATGAAGATGATATCTTTATATTATGACATTGAACAGATGCAATATACGGATGCCTATGCTAAACTTGAGAATGAAGCAAAGGCTTCTGTTGGACATTCTTATGGCGAATATACAAAAGTTCGTTCTCTAATAAACGAATATAAACAAGCCATTGATGACCTTAATCAAATCGGCTGGACTGACTTCTTGGATGAACTTGACAAGATGACTCTTGGCGATTTTGACAAGATTTCGGGTTCTACTAAGGATTATAAGGAACTCTTCGACTTCTTTGAGCGTCGTCTCGAAATTATTGATCAATCGCTTAATAAGCTCGACGCATCACTTGAAGAAGTAAACGGCTCCATGGCAAAGAACATTCTTATTGCCGGTAAGATGAACATCGTGTCGAAACAGATTCAGGACTACACTTCTGCCCTCACGATGTACGAAAATAAGGCAAATCAGGAGCTGTCAAAACTCTCTGCAGACATGCAGGAAAAGATTAAGAACGGCTCTGTAAGCATTACTCAGCTTATTGGCGAGAATGGCGAAGAAGTTAACAAGACACTCGAGGAATACAAGAAGTGGGCAGACAAAGTAAACGACTGCAACGTTAAACTTCTTGAGCTGCGTGAAACTCTGCGTGACCTCGCGCTTGAGAAATTCAACAACATTGCACAGGATTACTCCGACCAGTTTGACATTCTTGGTTCATCTAACGACCTAATTGAAAAACAGATTTCATTGTTTGAAGAGGCAGGTCAGTTAATCGGTCGTGCGTTTTATGAAACTCAAATCGAGGCATCTCAGAAACAACGCACAATTCTTGAGAAAGAAAAAGCCGCGCTTATTAAAGAGATGACGTCGGCGCTCTCTTCCGGTTACATTCAGAAGGGCAATGATGAATGGCTCGAAATGGCGAAGAGCATACAGGAAGTTGATTCCAGTATTCTCGACGTTGACCAATCCATAGAACAGCTTCAGAACTCCTTACTCGAACTCAACGACAAAGTATTTGAACGCCTGCAGAATACGTTCTCAGACATCAATTCTCAGCTTTCCAACATTGTTGGAATGATCAGTGACGTTGACGTATCTGACGAATCTGGCGTATGGTCTGATGAAGGTCTTACTCAGTTAGGCGCATATGCACAGCAGTATGAGCTTGCGAGACACAACGTTGAGAAATATGAGGAAGAGATTCAGAAGCTCAATCAGTCCTACAGCGACGGTTTGTACTCTACTACGGAATACATTGACAAGCTCTCCGATCTTGCTCAGGCACAATGGGAGCAGGCCAATGCTGCAGAAGATGCAAAGAAGTCCATACTTGAACTTAACAAGGCAAGGGTTGAACTCGTAAAAGAAGGAATTCAAAAGCAGATTGACGCTTACAAGGAACTTATTGATAAGCAGAAAGAGGCTCTTGACCAGGAGAAATCCATCCGCGATTACGAGAAGACCATTGCAGAAAAGAATAAAAACATCAACAAACTGCAGAATCAGATTAACCTGTTAAGGAATGATGATTCTGCCGCGGCAAACGCTAAGAGAATTAAGCTTGAACAGGAGCTTGCTGATGCCAAGGCTGACCTTGAGGAAACTCAGTATGATCATTCAGTAGAGGCACAGAAGGAAGCCCTTGACAAGCAACTTGAAGATTTTGAAGATGCAAGGCAACAGGAAATTGATGAGTTAGAGGAATACCTGAAAGACGTCGAAAGGGTTCAGAAGGATTCGTTTGAAATCATCAAAAAGAATACCGACAAGATTGCAAAGCAAATCGAGAACATTGCCAAGACTCACGGCGTTGTTATTTCTGAAGCGATCACTAATTCTTGGAAGTCAGGTGAAGGGGCAATCGCCTCTTACGGTACTGCACTCTCATCTGCTTCCAGTGGATTTATTCAGCAGATCCACGAGATTGAAATATATCTCGTCGCACTTCAGGATGAAGCTGACCTAACCGCAGACAGACTTGTTGGAATGTTGTCGGCTAAGGCTGATAACCTTCTTAATGAATTTAATGCTGCAAGAGATTCCGAGAATGAACTTATCAGGGCAACCAATCTTCTTAATGAAGCATTGATTAAGACTCTTGAGGGTAATTATGACATTAGCGGAATTATTGGTGCGTTAAAGGAAGTTCAAAATCAGGTTGACGAAACCAAAAATAAGTTAACTGGTTCAACAAGCACAGGCAACGTTTCAAGTTCTACTCAAAAAGCAATTCAGGATACCGTTTCTGCCGTTGCAAACGCAGGAGTCAAGGTTATTCCTGACGAACAAGTTAATGCAATAAAGAAACAGCAGGAACTTGATGCTCTCTCGTTTGATTATTACTATTACTGGAAACCAAAGACTCATGAGTATACGGCAGAGTATAAGAAACTTTCAGATGCCGTAAGATCTGGAGACAGTCAGGCTGCAATAGTTAAGAATAAGGTTGACAATGCCGTAGCAAGTTATCTTGCGAAGGAAGCTGCGATACTCAAGAAGTATGAAGGATTTGCCACCGGCGTACACAACCTTAACAGAACTCAGTTCGCATGGACTCAGGAGCAGGGTAACGAACTTGTGCTCTCTCCTACCAGAAATGCGATTCTTACCAAGCTAAACAAGGGTGACACCGTACTTACTAAGGATCAGACAGACAACTTGTTTAAGTTAAGCAAGATTGATCCTGATTCCATCTTTGGTAAATTCGGCAAGATCAACGGAGTTGCAAGAGTTGAAGCTCCCGTACTTAGCATTGGAAACGTTCTTACCGTTAATGGAAACATTGACGACACGAATGCAGAAAAGATGAAGACCATTGCAATGTCTGCAATCAACACGGCCTTCAAGAAGTTCTCTAGTGAAATCGTTAAAAGATAATTTATTTTTATATTTTTACGGGGCGAGGTATGAAAATTACCTCGTCCTGTTTTATGGAAAGGTGGTGAGGAAGAAATAAATGGACGTATTTGGAAAAGACGCCTTAATAGGCGATTATAGATTGTCTGATCATGGATTAACGCTCTGTACTTTTAACTATGAGGATAATTATGATTTAGGCGTTACTCACAACACGGAAGAAGCATTTTTGGGCAGGAATCCAGTTCCGGTATATCTTGGTTCTAAATATTCATCCAAGCTCATGCCTACTTTCACTGTTATGCAAAAGGAATGTGTTACGGGAAGAAGAAACTTTACCGTCAACGAGATAAGGGAAATTCTTGGTCGTCTCACTGGATATCAGGGATACAAGAAGTTTTATCTTTATAAGGATGAAGTTCTTGAGAACATGTACTATAACGTACACGTCATAGACGCAAGTTTTGAAAAGGCTGGCGAAGACATCGTAGCAATCACGTTCAGTGCAGAATGTGACTCGCAGTTCGCCTGGGTTGACGAAAGCATTACTTATGAAAACGGTTCTATTGAAGAAACAATAAGGCTGCAGGTTAACTCTGACGACAAATATAACTATCTCCTTCCTACTGTGGTAATCACTCCAGATTGTGGCATTAACAGTTTTTCGATTATTAACGTTACTGATAACAACAGAGAGGTTGTAATTGACAACGTAAGTTCAGGTGAGGTCATCACCATGGACAGCAAACACAATATTATAACAAGTACAATTCCAAGGAATTTTTCTGAGGATTTTAACTATAAATTCATAAGGCTGCTTTCAGGAGAAAATGAGCTTCAGATAAGCGGGCCTTGTTCCATAACTTTTAACATGAGTCTTCCAAGAAAGGTGGGCGTTCTGTAAATGATTTTCAATAGAGATTTTTTCGAACAAATGGAAATTCCCGCCTTCAATTTGTGCAAGGCAAACGGGGAATATCTAGGAACAATAGAATGCATAGACCAAAAGACTTTGGTTATTGACGAATTAAATGAGATACAGTTTAAGACTCCAAAATACTTCGATGATTACGTTAATCCGTTGTATGACATGATTACGGAAATGAAGTACGTCAATCTTCCTGGAATGTTTAACTTTGTGATTACGTCGGTTGAGGAAGACGACGATGGAGTGAATCCCATTAAAAGCGTTACGGCAAAAAGCGTTGAAGCAAATCTGGGACAGAGATATCTTGAGGAATTCTACGTAAACACTGGCGAGGATTTTGCAGTCAACAACGTGTGCCTGTACGATCCGGCACATCCTGAGAGAAGCTTGTTAAATCTAGTGTTGGACGAGAAATGTCCTGATTGGAGCGTTGCATACGTAGATGCCGACATCATGGGAAAACAAAGGTACTTTGAGGTAGAAAGACAGGACATATACGGATTTTTAACGGGAGAACTTGCTGAAGCTTTTGACGCGGTGGTTCTGTTTGACAGTAATAATTATACAATATCAGTTTACAAGGAAGAGAATTACGGCAGCGACACGAACGTGTTTATCAGTTATGATAACCTTCTTCAGAATGCGGCACTAACCTCTTCTTCCGATGACATTAAAACCTGCATGACGGTCATGGGTGCGGAGGACTTAAACCTTCGTGAGGTTAACATGGGGTCTGACAGGATTTACATGTTGGATTATTATGCCACTCCAGAATTCATGAGTGAGGATTGTTGTGACGCTTATGCGGCTTGGAAGAGCTTAATTGACGAGAATAAGCCGATTTACGCAGGATACGTTAACGAATGCATTAACCTGTATGACGAGATTAACTATCTCACAAACGAAAAGATGCCACTAGGTGGTGAAAACCTGATCCACGTTGACAACTCTACGGCAACGATTAACGGCGTAACATTTACGGTTAACTCAACTGACGGTACGATCAGCGTTAACGGAACTGCATCAGAGGAAACCGAGTTCATCATAACCGACAATCTTGCGAGTTATCTTACAGAGGAAACCATATACAGATTTATTGGATGTCCACTGCAAGACCTTGATAACGTTGAGTTTTACATGCAGTGGTATAACAAGGACGATCCTTCCAGTAAGCTAAAGCGCAACTCAATAGATGACGGCAGCGGAAACCAAATGCTGTACGAAGCTGGCGTTAACAGGCTGTCAATATTTGTCAAGAGTGGCAAAACGGTTACAAACAAAGTGTTTGAGCCAAACATATATTTACCTGATTCAAAGAATACGGATTGGACGAAGTACGGTCTTGTGCCGTTGCAGGAACAACTTGCTTCTTACGAGGCACAGCAGGCGGTCATGGCAAAGGCAGGTCAGGGCAACCCTGACAATCCTGATTACGAGACAATGTACTTGCCGTGTTGCAATACGATTGACGACATTAAGGAACAGATTGTTGTAGTACAGGCGCAGCTTGACGCACTGTATCATCAGCTCGACGTCATTCAGGAAAACATGTATCTTATATACGTCGAGTGCGCAATGAACAATAACTTTACCGAAGAGCAGATCATTGAACTTTCAAAGTTTATCAGGGAAGAAAGCATCAACTCTGATAACTACGTCATTACTGACGAGATGACTGACGCGGAAAGAATTGAAATGCTTGAAGACATGCTTGAGTATGGCGAGGAAGAACTGAGGAAGGTTTCACAGCCTCAAATTCAATTTACTACCGACATTGTTAATCTGTTTAACATCAAGGAATTTGACGCGGTGTCTGCAGACTTTAATCGCGGCAACTTCATACACATAATACTAAGGGATGATTACGTCGTAAAGGCAAGACTTGTTAGCATGTCGTTTGATTTTTATGATCTTGGCAAGATTACCGTAACGTTCAGCAACGTAAACAAAACCGTTGGAAAGACGCTGTTCACGGACATTTCCAAGGCAATTAACACATCCTCTTCCGTCTCAACAACCGTATCCGTAAAGAGCAGTTATTGGAACGAGGCGAACAGGGAAGCAACTGAACTGAACTCGGTAATTGACAGTGGTTATTTGTCTGCAAATAAGGCAATACAGACTTCAAGCGCAGACGTTAAGATAGATGATAACGGTATTCTTCTTACAAGTACAGATCCTGAATATCCTAATGACCGCGTACTTATTGGCGGTTCAAGGATACTGTTTAGTGACGACGACCTCAAGACCGTAAAAGAAGCAATTGGTCGCGTTAAGTACACCACTTCTGACGGCGTTGAGCATGACGAATTCGGCGTATTGGCGCAGTTCATGCTTGCAGGATACATCAACGGTGCGACGATTGATGCAGGAACAATTAACGTTGGCGGTCAGGAAGACGGAAAGATTATCATTTATGACGCTAACGGCAGTCAGATTGGATGCTGGGACAAGGATGGAATCGTGTTACCGCCTAACGTAACGCTTACGTGGGATAACATTGCGGGTAATGAAATCCTTGGAAGGGCCGTCAGGGTATACCTTGACCAATACAACAATACTTCTGACATATCTGCAGGACTTGCAATGACGAGTCATTATAACTTTGGCAATAACTATGATTACCAACAACTTCAAATGGCTACGAGTGGATTTGTAGCAACGTCAAGGAAAGACGTAAGCACCTCTTCCACTCCTTCAACGCAAACGGATTACAAGTATTATCAAATAAATATTGGCAAGATTAGCGGAACTCCCGTGAACTTTAGCATCGTTACGAGAACGGGATACGTCGAGAACGCATATAAATACGTCGCAGATCCTGACGACAATGAGTCAGACAGACAAAGAAAACACGCGGCTGAAATACTGCATACGCATTACAACAATGACACGAAGACCGTATTTAAGATAAGTGAAGACGGGCAGATCTATTCATACGATGCAAGCGGAAATTACGTTTCTTTGGGTAACGGCAAAGCGTACTTATTTACAAACGGTGCGGAAGCAATACCGTATTTCTACGGATTTGACAACGGCGGCATGAACGTTGGAATAGGTACTGCGGGATTATTCCACGCTACCAAGGAACTTACGTGCGGAGACAAGATAAGTCAGATAGTTCAAACGGAAAACCATGGCGACGTAAAGATGAAAGCCGTTGGATCGCAAAGCGCATCATTCCAATACTGTGGCTCTTCCGCAATAACTTCAGGCGGTTCGGTAACGGTTAACTTTGACGCGACGTTCGAGGAAACTGTTGACTTATCACAGCCGTATCAGGTATTTATTACTAATACCTCTTCTACTCTTACGACCTACGTTGAAAAGAATTTTGACTCAATTGTCGTACACGGAAGTAACGGTGCGACTTTTGATTACATGATAGTAGCAAAACAAAAATAAAGGGAGGATTTAGAAAGTGACGTTAGAAAGCATTAAGAATATAACCGTCGACTTGTCAAACTCCGGTACTTACAACGACAAAGTCACGGCAATGAGAGGTGATAACGGAACAAGATACGTGTACGTTACCGTCTTAAATAATGGTCACGAAGTTGATCTGTCAAATACGTATCCAGTCCTCCGTGGAACTAAAAGTGACGGGACGACTGTATTTAATCAGTGTACGATTGAAGACGGCATGGTTATTGTGGAACTTACTTCACAAATACTTGCGGCACCAGGCATTGGTCAGTTTGAAATCGCACTGTATGAACTTGTTCCTGTTGAAGGAGAGCCTGCAGGCAAAATCATTGCGGCGTTTCCTTTTCAAATAAGCGTTGTTGATTCTTCTTTTGACGCGGTAAACATCGTTTCTTCAGACGAATATACCGTTCTTGCGGAAGCAATGGAGAACATTCCTTCCATAGCGTCTGTGCAGGAGTTTGAGGACATGGTAACAGACCTTGAAGACAGAATTGACACGCAGATAGGTAATTACACTATAGGCGTTAGCGTACCTGCAAATGCCGTATTTACTGACACGACTTACGGTAATGCAACTTCGTCTGCAGATGGTCTGATGAGCAAGGAGAATTATTCCAAACTTACGGGCGTTGAGACAGGCGCTGAAGCAAACCAAAATGCATACTCAATAGTTGTTGCTGGGAGCACTCAGATTGTATCTTCCGCTAAAACGGACACGCTTACAATTTCAGGAACAAACGTTACGATCACTGGCAACGCATCAACTAAAGAAATTGGCATTGGTATTAACGGAGCAAACGTAACTGACGCTCTTGGTTACACTCCCGCTTCTCTTGATCAGACTGGCAAGATTCCTACATCTGAACTGCCAAGCGGAATAGGCAGCATTGTTACGGCTTCGGAAACAAACGGTAACATTGTCGTGGATGGTAATGAAATGACCGTATATGACTATGACGATGACACGGCTCTTAAGAATTACATATCAACTCAGATTAATACTGCAGTTGTTGCCGCCATCAACGGCACTTATTAAGGGGGTGTTGTTATGGCTAAAACAGATAATTTAAGTGATTTTTTAACGGACGTTGCGAATGCAATAAGGACTAAGAAGGGAACGGTTGCAGACATTGACGCTCAGGATTTTTACGATGAGATTTTAAGCATACCAAGTGGCGGAAGTTCAGAATACGGTGTTGACGAATTAAGTTCTCCTATCAGCGCTACGTCAGGTACGTCAGCAGTACACTATGAGGGCGACACTCCTGCCCCTGCAAGCAACACCGTAACAATACCGTTTACGGCAAGTTTGGACAATTGTGACTATCTGTACTTTTGTTACAACGGTCTTGACGGCGGGAGCGGTCACACTAGCGGCGTACATTACGGAACGAGTTATGCAAAGCTGATCATTAACAGTACGGAATACATACTTTATGATTACAGCTCTCAGCAGAGTTACCCAAGCGATCATGTTGAGATAGTTAAGAAGATAAACGTTACTTCCATCACGGGAGTGCCTACGATTCAACTTTATCTGTATGCATCGTCTTCATCTTCTTCACCTCATTACTGGGCTAACGCCGATGTGAACGTTAAGCACATATATGTTCATGCAATTACATAGAGTTTCTAAGCCTGTGTTACGCGGGCTTTTATATATTTAAAAGGAGGAAATTTATAATGGTTAAATTGAAAAGTATAAGCAGTGGTACTCTTCAAGCTCCTAACTGCGTGACTGCAAAACTTTTTGCGGATCAGAAATCCGAAGTAACCGCAGGCATGACGATCGTTGGACTTCCTGTAGGATGTACTTTAGACATTGGAAGCAGCGTAATGACGGCTGCAGGAGACATTGCATTCCTTAAATCTGACGGAACATGGAATTGGGTGTAAGGAGGTGTTTACATGGCAAATAATAACATGGGCTTGAGCGGTGAAGAAGCTCTTGCCATTGCGATAAAGAAATCTAATTCATATACAGATCAAGAGATTTCAAAAGTCAGAACCAAATTTCAGGTAGTTGCTTCTTATTCAGACCTTCCTGACCCTGGAAGAACTGATACGATTTATTTGGTTCCGCAGTCAGGGCATCCTGGCGTATATGACCAATATATTTACGAAAACAACCAATACGTTGACATTGGAGATACCGAGCTTGATTTAGCTGAGTATGCTACCGACGAAGAACTTCAGCAAGGTTTGGCGCTTAAAGTCGACAAAGTTCAAGGAAAAGGACTCTCCACAGAAGATTATACTACCGTAGAAAAGACGAAACTTTCCGGAATTGAAGACGGCGCTACTAATACTGTTGTAGACAGCGCACTCTCCACTTCTAGCGAGAATCCTGTTCAAAATAAAGTTGTAACAACAGAAATTAACGCAATCAACGCTACTTTGGCTAACAAGGCCAATACGAGCGGATATTATGAAGATTTTGTTGCAGGAAATGCCGAGCAGCTTTTGTCTAGCGTAAACGAACAAGACAGTACGCCGTATTTATTTAGAACAACTGGCGGTTCCATTGATGTTGGAAATCGTGAGACTAACACAATCGTTGGCGGCACTATCGCGTGGAATCAACTTGTGCCTGCAATAACGTCCGGAGAAATATACAATAATAATGGTATTACTTGTTATTCAAATGGTGATGGAAGTTTTACGCTAAATGGAAAAGCAACAACAACGTCTAATTTTGTTTTAGTTAATGAATTTATGACTCCAATTGATCATATTTTTTATGTTTGCGGATATGTTAAAGACAGTGCAAATACTGCAAGTGCCTTAAGTTTTCGCGGCACTAAGGTTGATTATGGAAATGGTGCGATATGGAAAAATACTTCGGCATATTCAAGCATGAACGTTAGATTAGACTATATTATAAATGCAACTTACTCGAATACAATTATTAAACCGCAAGTATTTGACCTCACGCAAATGTTCGGGCCAACCATTGCAGATTATCTGAATACATTGGAGTCTGGCACACCAGGTGCTGGGATTGCGAAACTGAAATTGTGGGGACTCTGCACAAAGTCGTATTATGCATATAATGCTGGAGAGCTTTTGTCAGTTAAGACTAGTGCTCATAAGATGGTTGGATTTAATCAGTGGGATGAAGAATGGGAAATTGGCAGCATTGATCCTGCAAATGGTTCAAATACAGTAACAACAAATACAATTCGTTCTAAAAATTATATTCCAGTAATTGAAGGATTGATTTATTATATTAATTCACCATCGAATAATAATGGCATATATCAGTTGTATTTATATGATGAGAATAAAAACTATATAGGTCTTAAAGATTTTAATTCTATTACTAACAAATTATATACAATACCATCTGGTTGTCATTATTTAAGATTTAGAACTTATGCTTCTTATGGAACAACATATAACAATGATATTTGTATTAACATTTCTTGGGATGGTGAGAAGGATGGAAACTATGAATCTTACGTTGAGTATGAATATCCGTTAGATTCAGACCTTGAACTCAGAGGTATTCCTAAATTAGATGTAGATGACAGACTCTATTATGACGGGGACACTTATGAGAGTGACGGAACGGTGACAAGAAAATATGAGATTGTTGATCTTGGGACGCTAACGTGGACAAGAACAGGAACTGGATTGTTTAACACGGAATCGTTAAAAAATGAAATAAGAAAACCGTCAACAAGTCTAACCGTGGCAACATGGATCATTAGCCCAATTTATACTGCCATGAATAGCAATGACATAAGCGGGCCTAACGGGGCAAATCCGTCACCAGATAAAGTAATGGCAGTAAATCCGCAAGGAGCCATGTATTTTAACAACGTTGCATATACGGATGCAGCAACGTTTAAGACTGCAATGAGCGGTGTTTACCTTGTTTATGGATTGGCAACGGAAACCACAGAATCCGCAGATCCATTTACTAATCCACAAATTTGTGATGATTTTGGTACTGAGGAATACATTGATACTAGAACTATTCCGATTCCTGTAGGTCACATTACTGAATATACACAGAATCTGAAAGCAAAACTTGAAATGGCGCCTGATAGTCCTGATTCAAATGGTGATTACATATTGAGGCATCAGAACGGAGTTAACGTATACGTACCTCACACTGGCGGTGGCAGTTCGTTACCAGAAACTCCGCAGAACGATGGTGAGTATTATCTTAAAAACACCGTTTCAAGTGGATCGCCAACATTAAGTTGGGACGGCGACATACTTGCGTCGCTTGGACTCAGCATCGTTAACGGTGAACTGTGCGTGACGTACAGTGAAAATGAATAAGGGAAGGAGAAATAAAAATGTCAAATATAACAAAGCCCATGGTGCTGAACGAAACCGTTCAGGCACTAAATGGAAAACTTGATACAATGAATGCGTTTTTGGAGAGCATCGCTACTAGCTTAGAGCCTTCTCCTACTCCTACTCCATCTGTCGGTGGGGCAGAAAAAGACGTAAATTTCTACGATTACGATGGTACTTTGGTTACATCTTATACGGCTGAAGAATTTCTGGAGTTAAGTGAAATGCCTACTAATCCTACACATAATGGTCTTACAGCACAGGGATGGAACTGGACTTTAGAAGACGCACAGAGTTATGTAGAAGATAATGGAATGCTGGACATTGGCCAAAACTATGTAACAAGCGATGGAAAAACTAGAATTTATATTCATTTGGATGCCGGAAGACTATCTATTCAATTAAATTTTAAGGTTCATGGCACGTGTGTTATTGATTGGGGCGATGAGCGTTCTGATTCAGTAACAAATGATGAAGGTAGTTATTATTATCCTTGCAGCGTAAATTCTACTCATGTATATGAATCTGCTGGCGATTATGTCATTACACTAGACGTTACCAATGCCAACTGTATAGCGTTTGGTGACGATGATGATCACGAATATGCCATAATTTCTAAATGGGATGATAATGAGTATAATAGAGAAACATCAAATGCGAACTGGGGATTTTGTAATTCCATTAAGAAAATAGAATTAGGCTCTAAGTATTATGAATTATTGGATTATGCGTTTATTGGATGCAGGAGTATGGAAAGCATAACAATTCCTAATACTGTGTATGATGCTGGCTACAGTAGTCCTTTTGATTTTTGCTATAATTTGAAATGCGTTGTAATTCCAGACGCTGTTCCGTTTGAGGATTGGAGCGAAGGTGGCGCAGAACCGGTAATATATAACTATAAAACAACAAATATTGATTTTGAACTGTGCGATTGTCGGTCATTAAAATATTTACTACTTCCTAAAAGCGTAACATCTATTAACTTGGAGTCTTCTACTACATCTATTGAAAAAGTTATATTGCCTCCTGATATAGAAGAGTTTAGCTATTCAACAGATGATTATGTAGCAAGTCAATTAAAAACAGTTATTATTCCGGAGGGTGTTGAAATTATTCCACAAGAAGCATTTTATGGCTGCGGTAAACTTTCGCATGTAAAAATACCAAGCACTCTAACGAGTATTTATGATGCTGCTTTTTGTGCTTGCCAATCATTATCCTCTATAGAATTGCCAGAAACAATATCATATATAGGTGAATATGCTTTTATGTCGTCTGGAATAGAATCCTTTACTATTCCGCCTTTAGTAACTTATATAAGTTCTGGGACATTTAGTTACTGTGATATATTAACAACTATCAACATACATGAAAACGTGACAACTATAGATACGCAAGCATTTAATTATTGTCATAGCCTTGGCGGTATTATATTTGCTGGTGATACTCCTCCGACAGTAGATAGTAGTGATACTTTTGATGAACTTCCGACAGATTGTGTGCTTCATGTCCCAAATAATTCGTATACGTATGCCGAGAATTATCCAGACCCAAGCGTATATGTGTATGATTATTCTATAAATCCAAAGTAAACTAAGTAAAAGGAGGACATGAAAAATGGATAATAAAGAAAAAACACCTTATTCTTCTATGACTTTCAAAGAGCGCATTGAAGCTATTAGAAAACAAAGGAAAGAACGCATTGAAGATTCTGCAAAAAAGCGCCATGAAGAAATAATGGCAGAAATTAAAAAGCGTCGCGAAGAGAGGGAAAAGAAATAGGCTTCTGCTCTTCCATTTTGCTCAAATTTCAATCTAAAACGAATTTTACGAATACTTTTATGCCCGTAAATTAAAAATCGATTTAAGGGGCAAATACGCAATCATGTGGGGAATGGCTTCGGCTGTTCCCCATTTTTTACTTTTGAATTGTATACACCGTACGTAAAAAGTGCAATCCTGCAAAAGCAAAAAAACGGAGCAGGCGACCAAACCTACTCCGTGACGTAAACTTATTAAGCGACATATCCTTTCATAATATTTTATGTGGATATTTTGTAAAATCTTTAATTTTTTAACCATGACAATTTTTGATTAAGTGATTACAAAGTGATTACAACTCTGTTTTTGAGGAAACTATTTTAATTTAATATACTTGAGAATTATTATTTTTATTGAAGTTTTCAGAAACCGAAACAATAAAAAAATAGCGAAGGGGGGACTCGAACCATTGTCTTTTGAGCTTTTTTGAACTAGAAAACTAGCCGTATTTTCTCACTTTTTGGTGATTACAACTGATTACAACCGCATAAAATAAGGACTTTATGATGACAATGCTTTTTTGATTTGGGCTTGAGCCTCCTCAAAAGTCTTGTCAGAATAGTAGTAGTAATCACGTGTGCAGTTAATATTCGTGTGTCCCATTTGTTTGATGATGAGTCTTTCGTCTACCCCGCCGTTAATAAGTTTCGTGGCATACGTTTTTCTGATTTTATGCATTGACCTTGGAGGTATTCCAAGTTTTTTACACAGTCTTAGAAGTCTCAACGTAAAACACCTGCTTAGGATTCTTTCTCCATTTTTCATAAACATGTATTCACCGAATGGATTTTTCTTCCGTATTGTCGCAAGTATTTTTTTAGCCTCGTCATTTAATATGATCGTTCTGTTACCGGCTTCGGTCTTAGGAGACTCTCTAACCTGGAATACGTAGCCACCATCTTTGTCCTTGAACCGTTCCTCTGTCTTTGTGATGCTCAACAAATCCCCAGTGACGTCGGAGTGCTTCAATGCAGAAAGTTCTCCTACTCTCAACCCTGTTTGAAAAACCAATAGAATTCCAAGGTCAATTAAGCTAGACCTCTTCCACAATTCGAACTCAACAGCATCGATTTCTTCTTTTGTGAAAACCGAATCTTCATCTCGAATAACCTTTTTCTTAAAGGCTTTTCTTGACAGTTCGAGATAATCACCGAAGAAATCTTTTGCACTTATGTCCGTGTATCCCCGTTTTTTGCCATACTTTAAAACGCCTATAATTAAGGTTCTTACACCATTGTAAGCCTTGTAAGACAGATTAAAGTCGGAAATTGTTTTCTTAATAAAGTCTTCAAGCTCTGACTCCGTCAGTCGTTGCAGTTCTACCTTGTCGAAACCAGTTTTTACAAAGTATCTTGTAAAGTCCGTCCTGTAACGATCATATGTTTGTTTTTGTATTTCATTATATTCTAGTTTCCTGTCCACCCATTTGTCAAAAATTTCTCCAAACGTGTTCACCTGACTATGTTGGAATATCAGGTCTTCAATTTCTTCTTTTGTTTTCTTTCGCTGCAACGCCCTCCCTTTCCTTGAATCATCAATGTACGTGTACCAATAACCGTTTTCTCCTTGCCAAATTTTGTGATTGTGTTTTTGCAGTGCTTCTTCTTTTTTCTTCATATCAATTTGGTCGCTTAATAAGTTCGCGTCTATTATACCATTCTTTAACGCGAAATTCAATGTACTTTCATTCAATAAGCATCACCATCCTTTCCTTATAATATGTAATTCTCCAAAAGCAAAGGGAAAAAGGTGAAAACAGCAACAGTAAAGAACGGTAAAAGATTTAAGAACAGTAAACAAAAGTAAAAAAATGGGAATGGCATAGACAGCCGTTCCCATTTTTTTCAAATGTGTTTTAGTAAATTTTATTTGAGTAAACCATTTTGGTTTACGAATCAAATTCCCGTACTGCCAAATCCACCAGTTCTTATCTCTGACACGTCATCATCTTCCGTAATGCCGTAAGGAATGAAAATGCCCTGTGCGAATCTGTCACCTTCACACAGATATAAATTATTGCATCCGTTATTCACTATCTTAATCATAATGTGTCCTTCGTTATCAGCAACGTAATATGAGCTGTCGATTATTCCAATAGTGTTCGCAAGTGCAACGTGGTATTTGAATCCAAGACTGCTTCTTGGAACAATCCCCAAAAACCATCCGTCTTCAATCTTGCAACGGATTCCCGTTGGAATAATAACGCTTTCTCCCGTACAAACCGTAACGTTATTTGGAATATAAAAGTCATATCCGGCACTTCCAATCGTCGATCTTTTCGGCAATTTTATCAAATCAAATTGCTCTTTTATCTGATCAATATCATCATCAGGAAATTGTCTAAGATAATCCTGAAGGAACTGCTCAAAGCTAACCTTCTGAAATTTCGCTACTACATTCATGTTTTTTACCTTCCAATCTTTTTTTTAACATTATTCTTCTTGCAATGTTTCGTAATGTTCACTTCTTTTCTTTTGCTTATGATCACACGGAATACACTGCCCGTAAAAATATTCTTTCTCCTTGTACATGCAGCGCACTTTTTCTATCTTGCCGACCTTGAACAATTCGCCGTACACGCAATCCTCACACTCTGCAGTGATAATCATTGACATCTTGTATACCCAACCTTTTCAACTCTCTGTTTATTGATACTTGACATTTGTCAAGTATTTCCGAAAAGTTACCATAGTACCGATTGTAAAACGGGGCGTATATTGTTTCGTGATTCGAATCATATACCTTAACCTTTACGACGCCTTCAGTCGCGTTATATATTAATTCTCCAATCAGTGTTGACTTTCCGGAAATTTCATCCTTCAGTACGGTAAAAGTATGAATGTAAATTTGGTTGTCTGCATCGGAAAAATCACGACTAAAAGACCATTGAGATTTACGTTGTGAAGTTTTCATTACATTGAAACCCTTTCTGCTATTTCTGCATTTTTGGCAGGATTATATCTTGTTTCACCATGAACTCTTGTAAATCCAAGATATCCATTCATTCTATCTATCTTTGTAAGTCTAGTGCTTCCACATTTAGGGCAGGTAGTCATCTCAACTTGCTGATATCCGCAATCTTCGCAATAACACATTGCAAGATTTACGCCCTCATAAAAGCCCTTCTCCATTGCCCTTAACACCAAACTTTTAATTGCTTCAACATTATAACCGAGATTATATCTGCAGTATTGTATTTTACCGCCATTAAAATAATTCCAAAACCTTTCTTCTTTATCTTGCTTTTCAATTGGTGAAATCTTTTCTGTTACATGGCAATGAAAACTATTACTTACATAGGCCCTGTCTGAAACATTTTCAATAATTCCATACATTTTACGGAATTGCTTTACTTGAAGACCGCAAAGGCTCTCTGCAGGAGTCAACACAGATGTATATTTCTATACTGGTTACTGTGTTGCAACATATCTTCATGTTTGCTAAACATGCCATCAGTTTCGAATAAGTGCTAATCTCTTATTCTACTCTACTCAGTTATTCATATAAAACTAGCTTATGTTTTATATTATCCTTTCGATGTCCTCTACATACTCATTATAATATTCAAAATGATAACCATGCGAACTTTTAAATCCATATTTATGTTTACATATTTCTGAAATATGAGAATTTTCATATTCAATATTTAAATCATCACATGCTTCTTTGATGGTTTCATATATCTTATTATTTTCTTTACAAATTATTCTTTTTCTGTTCCCTATTTTTAATATTTTAGATCTGTGTATATTTTGTTCTTCTCTTGTCATATATTCTAAATTTTCAATATTATTATTTTCTTTATTACCATCAATATGATTAACTGTCAGTTCGCTTATGCCAACAAATGCATACATTATCAATCTATGAATTCCGATTGTAATTCTTTTATCGTTATACCATATATGACATTTAATCCATCCACGTTTAGATTTGTTTTCTGCCACATATTTATCAAGTACGGAATCATATACATGTCCGTCATTTGTTGCATAATATCTGTTATTTGTATTTGGTATTACTTTTTTAATTATTTCCAATATGACTACCTCCTATTAATTTGATGTTCGATAGTCATATTTTGAATATTATTAATGAGACACGGTATTGCCTTATCCACAATGTGGACTTAGGTTCTCTTACCACCTTAATCTTTCGATTTAGTTGACCGTTAGCCCGAATATATCAGACACCCCTTAGCTGGGTTTGATGGTTTAAACACGGCAATCATTTACCGTATATAGCATACAAAACCTGATCTTCTTCTTTAATTCTGTCAACATACTTTTGAATGTATTGCATAACTTCTAGTGCAAAATCACCATCTTCACGTATAGATTTACCGTTATATAGCTCTTGTAATTCGTTAAGTGCTGTAATTCCATAGCTGATAGTCATGGGTTTTAGGATGCTCTTGATTTTTTCATTTGGCTGAAGGTGTCCACCATAAAAACCACCTTCACAAAACATCACAGGGTTTGTCGATGCTTTGAATTCTCCAATATAATCAATCGTTCTAAGATGTAGTTTTCTAATTAGCTCAAGGTAATAATTCAAAACCTCATAAAAATCCTTGTTTTCCTGTCTAGATTTTGCAAGTATCATTGGAAGATTTAATGATACTACTCCCATATTAAACCGCCCCTCAAATACGGGCTTGTCATCATCATCTGCCGGATGCATACCACCTCTCTCATACCAAGGAGAAAGGAAGGCCCTGCAATTATGACTATATAATCCACTTACTTCAAAATGTTCACTGTCAGTTGTTACATCGTAACTATATCCAACCTTGTCTAGCCTTTCTACTTCAATTAAATTCGCTTTAACATTGTAGTGATCAGATACCGTTTCAACAAACTTGCTAGTTTTCTTTTCACATTGTATGTAATTCATAAGTTCTTCTGTAGGATAAAACTCTACCCTATATCTAATTGCATTATAATTCTTTTTGTTATAATGGTTATAGTACATTTTTGCAGGCATACCAAGTGTTTGTGCAAGTGCCATCTGTTGTAATGCAAGTTCTTTATTTGTAGATCCAATCTGAATTACAGACCCACCATGAGAAATTCCATTAACTCCACCATCTGCATCAATCATACCGGCTAGGAATGATAATTTCGCACTATAATTCCAAGAGAATACTTCGTTTGGAATATGTCTATTAATTTTATTCATTCCACCAAACATTGATGTGAAGTAATTTATATTTTTTACAATCTCATTATTTGATGTTGAAACTGCACAAATATCCTTATATGTCCCTTTAGACCCACGTTCTTGAAGTTTTACTTTTGTACTAAGGTCAAAATATTTTTTAGCAACAAATTGAAATTTATTTACAATTTCGTCTTCCCCAAATGCAGCAACTGATGCATATATGTGGTCAGACTGATAGCAACCATCACACAACATGAAACCTAAAAACCAAGCCTTGTCATCATTAAACAAAACATTTTCTTGACAGAACTGATTTGAGTTAATTAATATTTCATCATCTTTTATTAGATCGATTGCATGTTTTGTAACTCCATTTGTAAGAGTAATTGGATGGTCTTCTGTACACACTAACCTTCTACCGTTTGTAAAATGTAAATCCACCCATTTATCTGATACATTTCTAATAATTCTAGTTGTGTTAACAAATCCTTTTTCTGTATCATAAATTTCAACATTATTTAAATCCATGTACAAATGTGGTTGGCCTTTAATTTGCTCTTTAGGTTCAAATGAATCTGTTAATCTATCCCACATTCTTTCAAAAGATTCTACAAAAAGTTGTCCTTTATATTTGTATGTTACAAGTTCTTTACCATCTACACAGCCCATGGGAGAGATAACTCTGCCATACTTTTTATACATTTCAGGGACATAGCCTTCTCCAGTAAGACTTAACCAATCAGGATACATTGTTTTACTACTGCATTCTATGCCTGCATTGAACACGTCTGCACTTGGATAATCAGAAGATCCGTCGCCATGAAGGTTTTTATCATATAAAAATACAATTTTGGGAAATAAAACAGGACGCTTAAATCCGTCCTTACCTTGTCCTTCCTTATGCACCTCTAGTAATGTAATAGCTGCCATCTTTCCAAATTTATCAGTAGCCAATCCTATAGTTACTGTGACAAACGGGTAATCACCTCGAGAAGATCCGACAGAATTCAACTTTATTTCTAGCCCCTGCCAGCCTTGTTCAAAATCGCGTTTAACTTTTTTCATGGCATATTTGTCTGCAAGCTCTTTTAATTTTTCAAAATCAACTTTGTATTCATTAGTGCATTCGCTAAATATATCATTACAATTAACAAAATATTCATCATAATATTTCTTATACGACTTTTCTGCATATGGTGCTAATATTTTGTCGATTTCTGGAATTGTATATCCGCCGTATTGCTGCGCAGCAGTGGCAAGTATAATATCTCCGATCACATCAAATACAACATCTAGAGTGTGCGGTTCGTTATACCAAAGATTGCCCATTTCGAATCCGTCTTTTAATATATGTCCAACTCTACTAAGGCAACAATTTATCGTATCTAGTCTTGCGCTTCTGTCGTGTATGTAAATATATCCATCCTTATCTGCTTGTATTTCTTCTAATGTTAAAAAGAATTTTTTATACAACTCAGAACTAAGGGAATTATATATTAAACTTCTTTTTGTAGCTACTAAAGCAGAATCTGTATTCGCATTATTCTTGTCACCAATATATCTAATTGATTGACTTTGTTCATAAACATTATCCATCATGTGTATAAAATCTTTTTTGTAGTTCCTGTATTCTTTATACATTTTTGCAATCTCAGGATAATCTTCTTCCAATACAGATTCAACAATATTATGCATGTCATAAACTTCTATCTCGCCGTCTTCATCATAATTCTCTTCGATTGTTTGCCAAACATCATTTAGAATTGTAAGATAATCCTCATCTTTTAATGTGATCATTGCTCTTCTAGCAGCTTTATTACATGCATCAATAATTTTTTGTTCTTTGTAGTCTTCAATAGTTCCATCCTTTTTTACGACTTTCATGGCAAAACCTCACTTTACATGTTTATCATAATCTCTCCAATCTCTCGATTTTTTTATACTCGAAATTCCTCCATGGCAGCATTGAATCTAATAATCTCATCCTGATCTTTTGTCAAAATTTCAACATACGTATTCGTCAAATCCGGCGCTATATCTATCACGCCAAATAGGGATTTAGCGTCGAATACGTTACTGCCCTTGATAATGTTTACGTCACTGTCAAACTGACTTACTTTAGAAACGAAATTTCTAAGCGTATTAATGTCTCTTACGTCCACCCTTATTCTGTTGCTCATTTTTGTCACCAACCTTCTTGATCTTTACGCGACATTCACCGTAATATATAGGGCATACGTAACCGTTATCTTTGTCGCTCCAATAAGCGAACGGACATCCTGCGCAGTCCATTTTGTGAAAATCATCGTCAACCTCAAATTCTACATATGCTATCTTCATTATTCTTGCTCCTTGTAAAAATGATGAACCGCACTGTCACTAAAGTGATAAACCCACTTGCCCCACTTCTCAGGTCTTCTGTCGCTCCTAAAAGCTATGCATCCTCCTGTAGTGTCACCAATTTCGTACGCAAATTCGACGGCAAGTACTGTAGTTTCCGAGACGCTCTTTTTGCCATATGCAAACTGCCCTGGTCTAGTTATCACGTCCTTAACACTATTGCCGAACCTGCCGTCTTTTATCCTATTAAATATAACGGATGCTACGTTCACCTTTGAATCAAAACCGCATTGATATGTCTCTGTCTCAACTACTCTCTGTATAAGATATATCTCTTCATCAGTAAAAACATCATATACGGTTTCAGGAGTTTCCAGATATTCCCCATATTCTTCTACCAATTTCTTATAGCTTTCATACCATTCCTGTTTACTGATTTCACCGCAATCTAGCTCCAACATCTTAAGAAAATACTCGCTTTGAGCAGAAGTCCGTATGTCAATCTCTATAGGAACGTACTCTATTTTCGCATCATATTCAATTATTTCTATTACTTCTGATGCCTCTTCCGTAATGAATTGTTCTTCTTCCGGTGGAAATTCATCATTTGGGAACCCTGCAATTATTGCCATAAGCACAAATCCAACAAACAGAAGCATTAATGTTATAATCAACAAAAGACACTGTCTTATAAGTGATAATGCATATTTCTTAACATCAGACATCTTTATCACCGCCACCATTACAATATTCTCTGAAATATTCCAACATCTTTTCCTCTTCAGGGAAGAAACAGTCTATCCCTTTTTCTGAATATAACCATCCAAAAAAGTTACAACACAATTGCCCAAAGCGAATGTCTGCCATATACTTTTTATGAAGCAAACAAAAATCTTTATAAAATTCGTCCAATCTATTTGGATCTCTCAATTACAATCACATCCTTTCTAAATGGGTTCTGCATAACGGGAGTTGTCTGACAATTTATATATTGCTTAAATGTCAATGACTATAACACCAGTTATTTTTAGTAGTATCACGGTGAACCACTCAGACTTATAGAAGTCGGAGCTTCCTGCTTCAACCACTACTGCGTTCCTAACAAGTTACCTTGTCGGCTCGTCTTACACAGTGTCCACAGGCGTTGATTCGGATAGTTCCTACCCTATTGTTTATAGTTACGCTGATTCTAAGATTCTCAATCCCTCTACCTTGATATTGATAGCAGAGTTCCAATCTCTGTCTATTCCTTTGTGACCGCAATGAGGGCAATCCCATTTACGGATTCTAAGGTCTTTGAGATTTTCACTTCTATATCCGCACCAGTGACAGAGTTGAGAACTTGGGAACCACTTGTCTACTTTTATCAGATACCCGCCACGTTCTTTTAGTTTGTATTCTAAGAAGTTTACAAACATTCCGTAGCCATTATCCAAAGTAGCTTTACCATTTCCGAAGCCTTTATTTGCCATAGACCTCATATTAAGATTTTCCACACATACGCAAGCGTACTGATTGGCTGTCTCAGTTGACTTCTTATGTAGAAAATCTTTTCTTTGATTAGCTATGTGTCTATGTATCTTAGCTATCTTCTTTTGTTGTTTTCGATAATTGTTACTTCCGATAATTTTATGTTTTAGCTTATGTTGAGCCTTTGCCAGTTTATCTTGTGATTGTCTGAAATAATGCGGCATATCACAATTATTGCCATCGCTATCCACATAAAGACCGTCTGACTTATAATCCAAACCCAGTGTATTCATACTGGTTACTGGAGCATATAATTCTTTAGTTTCATACTCAAATAATATAGAAACCTGATAAGTACCATCTCTATTTTGAGTGATAGTAGCTGATTTAAGTTTCCAATCTTCATTAGGTTTCCTATGTATCTTAGCTTTTATCCTACCTAACTTTGGCAGTTTGATATAATTATCGCCTATCTCTATATTGTTATTGGTATAATTCGTTGTATAACTTTTCTTTGCCCTATGCTTATTCTTATACTTTGGATAACCGCCTTGCTTTTTGAAGAATTTGTCAAAACCATAAGCTAAATGAAATACTGCATTACTTAAAGCAAACTTATCGACTTCATTTAAGAAAACAAACTCTTTCTTTAGATGTTGAGTGCAGTAATTATTCGCTGATAGTTTGGATAAATGTTTTTCTCCATTCTTATATCGTTCTTGTTGTACACTAAGCATCTGATTATACACAAACCTGCAACAGCCAAAAGTCTTTTGGCATAATTCGGCTTGTTCTTTATTTGGGTATATAGCGTAAATATAGGCTTTATTTGTCATAAGACTTTTCCTTTCCGTAAGATTATAACTGTTGATAGTACTAACTCCTCCCTACTTCGTTGAGGAAGTGGTTGCGCACCTGTTTTATCGGTGAACCCTAAATCTTATGATCGCGCCGCCAAACGGTGGGATAATTGTAACTCCCCAATTTTCTTTGAAGTGTAATTGTGGCATCAGTCTCTCCCATTCATGCCATCTTTCCTGAGACTCGACCTGATATCTATCATCCATGCCGTTCATTTTTTATACCCCCGAATCGTCTTTAGTATTTACTTTAGCCTTATATCTCTCGCCATCATGTAGAGATAACATGTTACAATATTCTGAAATTTCAGAACCATTAAGCTCTAAATAACTCATGATGTCATAAACCAATTTTGCTTCAAGTTTATCAATTCCATAATCAGCAACAATGTATTTTTCGCGATACTCCTTATCAGGAATGTATGCGAACTCAACACATGTATCATATACGATTGTTAATACTGTTTCTTCTTTACCAAATTCTTCAGAATTCGAAGGGTCATAAATAAGCTCAACCTTAATCTCATATGAATCAACAGTAATTCTCATCTCATGCTCGTTATCTTTGTTGTTATACAAAATTTCTTTCAGATCAAATAATAAATTCATTGTGTATCTCCTCCTTTTTATGTGAAATATATCTATCTATTAATTCTCCAAAAATCTTTATAAAATAAGAAAAACGCCACCGATTTCTCGATGACGCCTTCCTTTTGGAGGTATTTTATGAAATAATCAGGTCGTGCGGAGCCTCTCACTCCTGCAGCACCACTGCATGGTTCAGATACTCCACATATTGGAGCCGATTACCCATCTGATTGGTGGCAGTGCATTGTCTTAACACCGTGTTTATCTTTCACCAACGACCTGCAGTTTTATTTATTTTTCACTATAAGTATTATAAACATAATAAACACAAACAACATCTGCAATCCTATCCAAATCAGTATTGGAGAAAACACCCATAGCCATGGACAATTTATGACTCCACTAAGCCTCAATGCAATAAATACAATTGTCAGAGATAAAAATAATCCAATGCCGCCATTATTTGAGTTATTTTTTGTTCGTTGCTCATATACTCTCCTAATATTATTTACCTGAAAGATTGACTAATTGGCATATAATCATCTGCAGACTCATAATACCAATTCTTCTTGTCGTAATCATAAAATAAAAAAGTAACTTCATTCGTATCAAAATTCTTCTTTACGTCATAAACGGTTTTGAAATTTGAGAAGAACAAGTCATCCATTAAGTTACAATGATCTTTATGAACTACCTGAAACATCAATCCCACTCTCCTTTTTCCACGACTGTTAATCCGTTTTTAATTCCCAATTCTTCATCTGACCACTCTTCCCAACGAACCAGCTCTTCATCCATATCATAAATATCACCATCATCAGGAATCAATTCACCGTTAATGCTGTGACATGATCCGTAAAACTCCGTTGGATCTTCTTCCTCAAGATACGGGAAATTAGGTGGCCCCGTAACTCTAAATGATATATAGTCATAATCCTTCTTGCTTATTAATTCTCTAACGGTCATTTAAACCTCTCTTTCAGACAAAACGATAAAATCTTTGCCGCCAAAATATCCAAGTTCTTTTAACAAATCTGATATAAATTCATCATCATGATCAATTCTCTTGAATACTAACTTATATCCCTGATCTAAGTATTTCAGACACTCATTATATTTTTTCTTTTCGTATTCATTCCACTCATCATTTAGCCATTCTTCCAACGTGTCATACCGGCTACACTGAACGTCTTCATTAAATTGTGCATCCAGTTGATATTTTGATACTACTGAAATTCCTTCTTCAGTCTGGTAGGAAGAACCCCTCGCATACATAAGTCTCTCTACGAGATTATTGAAGTTGGCAAGAAATGGATATTTTTTGATAGTCTCCTTATCAATCTTTGGGATTTCTTTATAGGCAATGATAAACGAACTGCTGCTTGAATTAGTGACGAAATCTGTTCTAATCTTCATTTTATCTCTCCTCAATATGCATAATTCCAATGTCATTGCTTGTATATGAATCGCCATGGCTCCATGCGCCCGCAAAATTGTCAATCAAATACTTGTCAAACAAATCTTCCCAATCATCAGTACATTCTATTTCTATCGATTTTCCTGATGTAAGGACAAACTTATCTTTAGCGTCTCTGATAATTCGATAAAATAGATTCTTCGCAAACTCTTCGCTAGTCATGTTGCTTGCGGTATTGTTCGTGATTATAAATTTGTGCTTTTTACTTTCTGAATAATAGTCGTTCACAATAAGTAACGTCCTTTCTTGATTATTTTAGTCGCAATATCCCCACACGATTGGGACATCCGAAAATGCGTTTTCAACAGAATAAAAATCGTACCGGCAGCATCCTTTATTATCAATTAGATAATGATGATCTAGTCCTTCCCATTGTTTGTCTTTTTCTAAAGCTTCATTGTAAAGTTCAATTGCATCTTCTTCCGTATAACCCCACTCCAAACGTGTTTTTATATATTCATCTCTAGTCTCTCCTCCGGTATATGGAGTGTATGGGTGATCTTTTGTTATAAAGCTTATATAGTAGTTCCCAACAGAAATTTCTCCTACTTCTTCATCATAAACGACATCTTTCCACCTTATTTTGTCGGAGTAACCAAAGTCTTTACAATCTTCCTGAGCCAATTCCTTTAGTTTTTTTAATAATTGCCCGAAAGTGCAATCCTTGCGATCAATAATAAAAGAGCTAGAGCTACTGTTAGTAACAAAATCCGTTCTAATTTTCATAATTCCTCCTAATGGTGAGACTCCTTGAACTCAACTGAAATATCATTATCCATATAATAGTTGCCACTTCCGAACCAACTTCCTCCACATTCATTATGAATATATGTCTCAAAATAATTTTCATAATGATCTTCGCATTCAAGTTCAATTGATTCACCTGGTTTTAATTCAAATAATCCCTTAGCATCCCTGATAATTCTGCCAACCAATTTTTCAGCAAATTCTTCTGATGACAAAGTTTCATTAGAATTGTTTGTAAGAATAAAACTACTTGAAGAACTGTTTGTCACAAAATCTTTTCTATACTTCATTCTGAATAAATCTCCTTTCATTTCTATTGCATAATGTAATCCCATTCATAAGCGGGCAACCACCACCGCACATTGCCCTATTGGGACAACCAGGGCAAGAATGATTTAATGAATACCTAAATCTGTCGAACATTGCACTATCCCAAACTTCCTGAATAGTATGATCTCTCAGGTTCATGTGCCATTTTGGATCTTGATTTGCAAAACTGCATGGCATCATATTCATATTTGCATCAATGTATGCAGAAAATCTACCGCCTTCACAGAAGTCAAGACTGTTCAGATCAATGTTGTGCGAGTAGTTAATAATACCAGCACAGGTACAACTGTCAAATCCAATCTTGTGGTGGAAATTTTGTTTGCTAACCAATTCAAAAAATTCCTTCACTTTTGGATCGTCTGGTTTAAGTACATTTTCTGAACGACCAAGCGGTAGCACGTTCTTGTAAAGCAAAAACACAACCGCATTTAATCCTTGTTTGAAACTGTCATTCCTTAATCTGCTAATGGCTTCATCAATGGAATTATTTCCGAGAACATAATGAAGACTTGTCTTTACTCCGGCATTCATTAACATGTCAAGTGCCTTATTCGTGTAATCTGTATTATGCTCTGACACTGCAACCGCGCCGCAATATTCCTTACAAAGTCTAGCCTTCTCAGGAGTCATCATAATTCCACTGGTAGTAAAGTTCGGAACCATACCATACTGTCTTGTTAACTTTAAAAGCTCTTCAAAGTTCTCGTGAGTATCAACATCACCTGCACCTCCAAGGGCAATTTGCAGGCACTTACCCTCACACTGTTTCATAATGGATTCATAGTCTTTAACAGACATGTTTGCACCGCATCTTCCAATGGCATTTTGATAACAATCTACTTTACATCTATGAGCGCATACGCATGTCTGCATTACTCCAATATCCAATAACTCAGGAAAGCTTGCCATAAAAGGATCTACGCCAGTATCATTACCATTCTCATCCAACACGCCACTTCTCATGTAAAACCCTGTGTCAGTATTAAAAATTGATACAAACTTATTCTTCTTATCATTTTTTCCGATTAACATTCCACATACCTCCAAATTTATTTTGTAAACTATTTCAGTTTACAAATGAGAATCTCAACATCTAATTCTCCAAAAATTTCCTTGATAATTTCAGAAACTTTATCCCACTGTAACTTATCCAAGCCACATCCGATTTGTGGCATTGCGATTTTCCTAACATCAGGATTATTGATTACCATGGTTCTCATTGCTTTAAGAGCAGATTTCAACGTGTCATAAGTCGGCTTAAACCAATATTTCTTTTTAGTTATTAGATTATACACGCGACCTTCCAACAAACATGTTCCATGCTCATTGAATATATCCCATCTGTCCTCAAAACTGTGACCATATTTGTTGATTAAGCGATTCTTTATGTCAAAATATCTATTGAATTGAACCGCAATACCAGCTCCCATTGCAAAATCTGCACTAATACATTGTGCAAAATAGTAATCATCAGATACGGAGAACAAATCTCTTATCTCTTCTTTATAGAGCATCATTCATCCTCTTCATAGCACAAAAATTGGTAACTTGCCGGAACCTGAGACATCAGCAAAGATTTCATTATCAAAACCACGCTTTCGCCGTTAGTTTCATTTTCAAGGCAAACTAAAACCTGATCATAATTATTTTTGTTTGTGTATAATTCATAAATTGCCATTTTTTCAACAATCGTTCCGTCATACATAATCGCTTTGTTTCTTCCAGGAATCAGTATCTGTTCTTCATTATCCTGCAAAAATCTTCTGTAAAAGAACTCTGCAGAAGCCCAATCATCTGCAATAAGTGCAACCTTTAATGTTGATTTTTCTTTTTCTTCGTCCATATGAAATCACCTCCATAGTTATTCATTCTCCAAATGAAATAAAAAAAGAGCGAAATTAATCGCTCTTTTTAAGTAACATATTTTTTTTGATAGTAACATTTAAAATGTTACTATGTAATTTTTTGTGTTACTATATATAACACGGAAAGTATTTATGTTTTTCTAAATTTATATTTTAGTTCTTTTAGTATGATTTGCATATGTCTTCCAGTCTGGTTCATATTCGTCGTTAGCCTGATTTCCCCACATAGCCCAATTATCTCTGTTGCCACGTGCAAATAATTCTATATAAGGCCCAGGACTACATGATTCTATTAATGGTATGAATTCATCTGGCTTACGACTGTGTTCTCTCTTCATTGCCCTTATAAGATTTACTTGAGATCTTCCTGGTTGTAATGTGCGAAATGTTTTTCCTTTCTTATTTGTTTTAACTCCAAACAGTATTATTTCAGTTACATTCCTAAAATAGAATCCAACACCCCTTCCATCAGGCATTCCATCTTTTCTAGTTTTTTCCCATATGATATTTGTCTTATAAGTGAATCCCCAAGACTTTAATACTTCAATTCCCTCTATTAATAAAGCGTTTGGAACCCACATATATAAATGAGCATCGTCTGCTGTAATTTCATTTACAGGCAAAGATTTTATATCATTTAAAGCCATTGTTGGATATCTTTTATTCTTCATATTTTCAGGAGCAATTTTACCAGTTCTGTTGCTAAATTGCCATGGTGGGTCTGCATAAACTGTAACAAATTTTTTATCTCCACAAAATTCAAGTAAGTTTTTTGCAGTATCATTCATTTCTAACATTCTCCTTACATATGCCTATTGCAAGTATTGGACATCCACCTTGTCTTCTACTATCAAGTCTGTATTTTAGTTTTCCAATCCATGTAGTAGAAGACCCATATTTGCTCTTTACACCAAGCCTCGTGAATATTTCATTTAGGTTTTCTGCTCTTGTTACTATAACGCCAACATCAATTATACCACATTCAAAATATGTGCGCATTGCTAATATATCTCTATCGAATGTCTGATCTTTTGAATTCCATTCTAAATCAAGAGCCACTTTTCCTTTTATAAAATCAACATTATGACCATCTATAAATTGTTTAATAACTATTTCATCAGTAGGTGTTTCTTCAAAATTACCTTTATGGCATCCACGATTACGTTGATATGATCTAACATGAAGATCTCCAGAAATCCTTATTTCTCTCCATCCATAAGGATAAAGTACATTATCAAATTTTTTTGGTATTGCTGATTCTGACCCGCCTGCGTCAGTAATATCAGAATGTACTATTTTAAATTTTCTCAAACATTCCTCAATCTCTGACCATTGCTTAGGATATCCTATAGAAATAATCTCCAATGCATGCCCATAGTTTAAAAATTCATATCGAGGCAGAAGTTCTGGCCATATATAGTCTTTTAATTCCATTAAACCACCCCCCAATAATATATTTTTATAATTTAATATATCATAAAATGAGGATGTAATGCAATAAAAAGACAAATTTAACCATTCAAACTGTTGTAAATGTCGTAGTCATTAGGCACTTTTAGACGGATAATATATATACTTTTTCTGATGAATTACTTGTTTATACCTGAATGCTGTTGCAAATGTCGTAATCAGTAACCCACCATTCCTTCTCGTCCGTGTCAGTCCATTTGCCGTTAACCATAACCTTTTTATTCTGTTTCGCCTGATTCTTAACCTTGATGATGTCACCAATTCGGATCGGATTGTTTTCAAACAACTTCTTTGCAATCTTAACCGGAATGGTATTGCCATTCGCCATGGCATATAGCTTAAGTTTTGGCGAATATTTTGTATCTAAATCAGTAACATAGCAATATCCTGCATACTTCTTGTCAACTATGTCAACATATCCAAGGTTTTCCATTTGATACGCTATTTTTTGTTTAGTAGTAGTCCTGTATGTCCTGTATTTATCAGACAGAATCTTTACCAATTTAGCGCCGTCCAACTCCATAAAAGTCTTGGGAGTCTCTTTACTGCAACACGACCTGATTAATTCAAAATCAAGACCACTCTCCAAAGCCTTGTCTTTTTTAATCTGCTTCTTTGAATAATATTCAGAAAAGTATTCGTTGCACTTCAACAAATAAACAATATCGCCAAACTCCTCGAAGAAATTCAACTTTATTAGAATATCAAGTTTCCTACTGTCAACCTTCAGGTCGCCAATTCTTGCCAATAAATCAATAAACGAATCAAATGATTCTTCTCTAATGGAATACAGATCATCTGCCGCAGTTTCGTTAAGGAATTTTACAGACTCAATTCCTTTATAAATTCCAGTTTCGTCACACGAATATTTTGCGGTTGAGTGCCTAAATTTAATGCTATGAATAGGAATTCCAAGTTGTTTTGCCAATTGAGTACCCATCATAATGTCGTCTTCGTTATTGGCATTATTAAGGTACGCCGTGATAAATTCCTTCGGATAATAATAACGCAAGTATGCGCACATATATCCAATCATTGAATAACCAGTGGAATGATTATCGTTTTACCCATTATTTCTAATGGAACAGACTATATCATCAACTTAATTACTTAAGTTGTCTTGCACTACCGGTGGCAACTCATCTTCCACCGTCTTATACATAATGTATGTTTAGTCGTTTGACCTTATAAACTAAAATTAGTTTATCTTGGCACAGGATTGACACCAACTTTACTTGCTGTGCTTTCCCTGTTAGCGCAATTTTTAGCCATCATTTCCTATGGTTACTAAACGTAAATTGCACACCCATGAGTAATATGGTTCACAAGATTATTCAATATACGTCACCGTATAAGGGGGCTAATCATCCTAACCCAAATTGATAACTTGCACTGTCTTCAATGATTTGTAAGAACGCTTTGGCTTCTTTCTCAGCAACGTCTCTCGTCTTATCAGATTTACTGCAATATCCTTCAAGGATTGCAGGTAATGCAGCTTCAAGTCTATCCTTTTGTTTTCTACCTATTGCACGACGAATGTTGTCTGCCTGAGATCCACTAAGACCACATATGTTTGTAAGAAATTTGATTGTATCCTCCTGGAATACCAAATATCCATCGTTTTCTTTTAGAAGGTCGTCGATTAATTTTGACGGATTTTTATTTGGAATTTTGGCAAGAAGCCTATCTCTATAACTTTCACCTGACGGACGCAATGCTGCATTTACCAAAGACAAATCGTTAACACAAGCACACTTAAACTTTTTCATTAGATCGAATGCATACCTGCCTTCAAATTGAAACACGCCTACTGGACTATCTCCAATATGATCCCACACATTTTTATCTAGCCAATCTACAGTGTGAGACTTAGGATACGGAATGCCTGCCAAAATACAAGTATCCTTAATAATCTCAATGTTCTTCAATCCCAACAAATCATACTTTACAAGGCTTACCTCGTGGATTTCCTCCATGTTAATCGACAGAATTCTTTTGCCGTCCTTCGCCCAGAAAGTGCCGTAATTGTCAGGAAGTGTTACCGGACTAACTATAATTCCTGCAGGATGCATGGATTGTGCTATTGTAGTTCCAACAAGTCCGTCAAAATAATAGAATACTTTTGGATATTCAATTTCCTTCAGTCTCTTCAATGCCTTTTCTGCATTTTCAATCTTTTTCTTGCATTCTTCTAAGTCATTCTGAAGCTTTTCCGTCTGAACTGTTTTAAGATTTTCCTCAATCTTCTTCATCTTTTCTTGCGTATCTGCGATTGTTGACGTGAAGTTTGAGTATAATTCCTTAATGTTCTTTACTTCATCTAAAGGAATGTCAAGTGCCCTGCCGATTTCATCAATCGTTCCTTTGTCAGAAACCGTAGTCATTGCAAGCACGTATGCGGTTTTGTCAGCACCAAACTTCTCAATAATGTGATCATACACAAGCTGTCTCTGTGACGGAGAAATGTCAAGATCAATGTCGCCAATTTCTTTACGGTCTTCGTTAGCAAATCTTGAGAATACCGTATTCCATACAATTGGATTAACGTCTATAATGTCAGTCAAATATGCTATGGTCGAACCGCCAACCGAACCCCTACAGAACCCCACCGGAATGTCGTTATCCCAACACCAGCACACAAGCTCTGACATGAACAGCATAAATCCAATCATTCCAATCTTTTTGAAAACTCTAAGCTCTTCCTGGATGTTCTCTTCATATCTTGGATCAGGTTGAATTATTCCTTTTTCAAGCTTCTCGTGGTACATTCTGTATATTCTTTCAACAAAAACTTCTTCTTCGTTGTCATACAGAACCGGATATTTAAATGCCGTGTCAAGTTCATAGTCTTCAACCATGTCTGCCATGCGATTAGTATTCTCTATGGCTTCTAATACAACGTCCATTGGCAATGAATTTTGCTGTCTAAACATTGCAACAAGTTCATCATAAGACTTGTAAGTAAGATCAAACTCGTCTTCATTTGAGAATTCAATCTTCTTAGCCTTTTGAAGGATGCTTCTGCACTCGGCCTTATATTTATCAAGGCTATGCGTATCCGTCGCTGCAATCAACGGTTTACCGTATCTTTTAGATGCCTCCCATAATGCCTGATTGTACTTGATTTGTTCAAACGAGTTAACGTGTGGCTGAATTTCGTAATAATCATACGACCTAAGCAGTTTGTCATACGTTATCCTTGCGGTTTCATCATCAACGGTTTCTTTTACAAATGCAGGATACCTGCTTAATGGAGATGCAAGACATGCAGAAATCTTAATTATGTTATCTGAAATGTTAAAGAACTCATCAAACGAAATTCTAGGCTTGTAATACATGTGATCTTCTCTAGTCGATGTGTCTACGAGTTTGTTTAATTCCTTGATTCCATCTTTGTTTTTTGCTATAAGGATGGTATGGTAATTATCCCTGACCTTCGGCTCAAGCTCTGCCGTTAGGTAAATCTCAACGCCATGCATGTACTTTAAACCTTTTTCGTTGGCATACATTTTCTTTTCGATATTGTTATAAATATTGCCATGTTCCGTAAAACATATTGCGGTTTGTCCAAGCTCTGCGGCTCTGTCTACATACAATTTGTAGTTCGTACAACTATCTAGCAATGAATCTTCCGTATGCAAATGATAGCAAACATAATTCGGCACAATCTCACCTCCTAAAATCCATTAGGGTTGTAGTAATCGTCTGACGGATCATTTTTAGTTATTGGCATTGGCTTGAATTCACAGGCATTATTTCTTTGCGAACACAGGTAATTGCAATAGAAGAAGTCAGGATTACAAGGAAATTCTTTCTCTGCCTCAATCAATTTGATTGTATCTTCTGCCCATTTGATTGATTCTTCATACTCATCTTTCTTGAACGGTATCTTAATCCAGGTTCTTTCCTTAAACATGTTCCACCACAGTTCGTCAGCCCTACCATATTCAGCAATAACCGCAATGGAGTACAAATAAAGCTGATGCTTGAATTCAGTAAAGTGTGTCTGATCAGCTTTGCTTACCGTCCCGTTCTTCAATACCTTCATTGATGCACTCTTATGGTCAAGAATAATAATCTTTCCCGTTTCTTTTTCTTTTAGCAGCAAGTCAATAAACCCAACAAATGGCTTTCCGGCAATCTCAAAATGCACTTCTTTCTCAACGCCAAGGATTTCAAATTCATCTAAATCCAAATCAATGTTGTCAAAATAATCCAAACCCTTGTTGTAATATGATTCCATAAGGTCGACATATTTGTTTGGCGGTGCGTCATGTACTACGTCTTCAGAAAACTGCTTTTGATATTCATCTGAAACTTCAAAGATTGATATCTCGCCTTTAGCATACTTTTCTAGCACTTTATGGCATGCACCGCCAAATTCGCCAAAGAACCCATTCTCTCCACGTTCGTCATCAATGTACTGCCTGTACCATTCGTGTGGGCAATTGTAAAAACTGTTTAGACGCGAAAAACTCCAAGTCATTGTATCTAAAATAAATTGTTCAGATTCCAAACCTATACCTCCTAAATAAAAAAAATTAGTGGGCAGATTTTTCTACCCACTAATTCATTCTCTATTTATTGGTCAGGAAATTGATCTTTGTTGTCTAACGGATACGGAATTTTGTCTGCATACTTCTTTCTATCCCATCCGTAAATCCTGTCGAACTCGTCATAATTCGAATAAAAACGCCTGTCAACGGTGTCATAATGCACCGGAATTTCTTTCTGTGAACCAAAAATTCTGTCCTTTATTACAGAAATAACAACATCATAGCCGAAGTATTTTTCTTTTGGATTCCGTTTTATTTCCTCACGCACTCTCTTAAGACCAATTGTCCTAGTAGCAAGGTTAACAATATTCTGTGATCCTGCAATGTCAAACAAACCAATGTCATAACCACTCTGCATCTTTCTAGGATGAGCAACCATGACTACGGCAACGTCATATTTCATGGAAAACTTAATTAGTTTATTTACAAAATCAGTTTGAGCCTTATTGCCGTCCTGCATGTCATGCAACTGTACGGTCATCAAATTATCTATAATAAACAGCCTTAGCCCTTTTTTAGTGGCACACAGTTCCATACTTTCGAATAGTTTATCTTCTGAGTTTTCTTCTTCGTCTCTATAAATAAAGAAACTGTCATCATAATATTTCGTAATCTGTTCTTTTGCACTATTGTCAACAACGTAGAAATCATTGCCGTTAGCGAGCTTTATGGATTTCATGTTACGACGGCCTGCAGCCACTTGAGCAAACCAACCTTTTGACATGCCATTTAGAAGCTCTCTTGAGAACAGGAACGTCTTATATCCACTGTCCATGGCACTAAGGACTATCTGATTCAAAAACGTTGTTTTTCCTGCACTTGGAAGTCCAGTAAGGATCGTAACGCCACCAGTAAATATTTTCATTAACTCTTTATCTAATTCCTGAATTCCAATTTCAAATCCGTCCATCTCCGTAGGATTTAATTCCTTAATCTCTGACAACTTTGCAACGGAAGTGATTGGAATGTCTTTTGCTTCTAGGATAAGGTCAAGAAGAAATTGCTTTCCTTTTGCTTGCAGTATTTCGTTGGCATCCTTTACCGGAACCATTTGTCCGGTGTTCTTAAACTCTAATTCTTTTGGTATCTCAACATACTTACACCTGATTGCACCGAGGCGATTGATCACTTCATTTCTCATCTTAATGCCAGGTTTGTCGCCGTCACTAAATACGATGATTTGGTCAAACTCCTGCAGCCAATCCCACAGATTCTCAATCCATCCCATGGATTGACAACCTTTAAGAATTGAAACGCAATTAAGATATCCTGCTTCTATCACTGACGCACAATCAATCTGCCCTTCAGTAATTACCAAAGGCTTTGTGGTATTTACTCTGTTCATGTTGAACAGGATGTCTGCAACGTCTGCATCCTTCTGAAACCAACACTTATTTTCGTCAGGTGCGGTCTTATATGACTTGCGGTAGTTTACAACTGTCAAAGTGTCATACTGATCATAAGTGTGGAATGCAACGTTGCCGTGTTCATCTGAACGAATGTCAAGGTAATCAATTGTATTTTTACTAAGTCCTCTAGCTCCGAGATATTCATACACCTTTGTCATGTCATTCCAATTGGCTTCTTCGTGTGGATATTTGTATTTGTGAAGAACCTTTACGTGCTGTTCAGGACAGCTAAATTCTTCACCTGCTTTCTCACACATGTATTTAACTGAATCAATAAACGTGCTTCCCTTCTCCATAAGCACGTCTATAAGATCAACGGTCTTTCCACATGAAAAACAATGGAAATATCCCTCTTTTTTATTATAAATAAAGCTCGGCGTCTTCTCGTTGTGATACGGACAGCATGCTTTAAGATTTTTCTCATCAAACTTTTCAAGGTCAAGAAGTTCTGCCATTAAAAAAGCATTTTTATCTCCAAGTTTTTCCTTGGCTTTTGTTATAAGTTCTTTTTCTATGACCGCCAAAACTGAACCTCCCTTCTAAAGTTAACCACGGCTAAAGATTGACTAAAGCCGTGGTTTTGTGAAATCAACTAGTTTTTTAGTTGAAAGGAAGCTCCTCCGTGATATTGTCAGGAACATTCATAAAAGCATTGTCTGCCCCTGCAGGAGCACTGTTGCCGTCTCCCTTCTTCTCTACGAATTCAACACTCTCGCAAGCAACCTCTGTTGTGTAAACCTTTGCCCCGTCCTTGTTGGTATAGCTGCCAGTTTGAATTCTTCCGGTAACTCCAATTGCCATTCCCTTTTTGAAAAACTTCTCAAGGAATTCTGCAGTCTTTCCGAATGCCACGCAATTGATAAAGTCTGCATTCTGCTCACCCTCTTTAGCAAATCTTCTATTGATTGCTATTGAAAAACGAGCGATTGCAACGGGCTTCTCGCCTTGTGTGTAACGAATTTCAGGATCTCTTGTTAATCTTCCAACACCATTAAAACTATTCATAATCTATTCTCCTCACGTTTTACAATGGCTTAACAGCCTTAATCTTTTCAAGACACTCTTTAGCTTTGTCTAAATCCTTAATGGCTTTAGGATTACCATTTGAAGCATATTCCTTAAGAGTGTCCATCAATTCTGCATTCTTTGTGCCGCCTGCCTTCTTACAGTAATCAATGATTTCGTTGTGTACTGCAGTAAGATCATCAACAGTCTGTTCTACAAGTTCTTCTTCCTTTCTAACTACTGGAGTATATCCTTCCCCAGAGTTAGCCCACTGAATAATTTTCTGACCATGCTTCTCGGTAAGTAATGTCGGCCCTTCATTCTCAAAGATGTGAGTATTGTCCTTCTGAGACTCTGCACAGCTAGACTTCTGATCAATAAGGAAAGTGCAGGTAAATTCATACTCAAAACCATCTCTCTGCTTAGCGCCAACACCCAACTTTTGAACGGAAGCCTTACCTTTCTCATCCTTAATCATCTCATATTGATCCTTACCACGCATGGTTGCAATGATATGGATGGGTGAATCTGCAATGGCGTTAATAAACTTCTGATGACGAGGTGAAATTGTCTTCCAGTTCTGATACTGTCCACCTGCCTGCTGATGGAGTTCAAGACATCCGCCCTTGCCCTCCCATTCACTAGAAGACGAGTCGATTATAAGTATGTCGTACTTTTCTTCTACTGCAAAATTTATGAGGTCAACATATTTCTCAGGATTGTGAGGGGCATCAATATCAACAATGTCATACTCGAACTCATTGGCGTAATAATATCCACGCTTAGACTCCGTGTTCGCCATCAAAATCCTCGCATCTCTACCAGTTTCTTTCTTAATTTCTTCTGCCATACCAGTAGCAAGACGCAAACTACTGTATGTTTTTCCGCCACCTGACGGAGCCATGAGAGCGATCTTTACGTAGATTTTCTCTCTCTTTGCTTTCTTTACTTGAAAAGCAGCCATCTCTTTTCCTCCTATTTTATTTTTTATCATTATCTCATGCCCTTGGCGGTACACCTCATGCTGAAAGGAGTTTAAGCACATGAAGTGTACCTTATATATCTATGGAGGGTACGATGGAGGTAGATGCACCACCAAAGACACGAGATGTTACACTATTACATTCTCTTTTTATTTCATCATTTTTAATGAAACTTAATGAAACTTAGATCCTATCCCATTGCGAATCAGTATATGATTTAATCTCTGCCTTGCTGTAAGGCAAATTAAATTTCTTGCACCACTTCCTGATCGCATTGTCGGATAAATGGAATTGCTTTCCAATTTCAGTAAATGATTTTGTTCTGATTAATCCCTTAAGTTCGTCCCTTGTTACCGGAAGTCCTTCTTCGTGCCGTTTTCTTTTAGCCTTTCCAGCGCACTTTTGACAAAGGTCTGCCTGTTTACTCATTAATCTGCCACATTGTGGGCATCTAATCTTTTGCCTGTTGTTCTTGTCATGAGTATCAACAATAGGGACTCTCTCGCCTTTAACAGGATTACCAAACTTGTCATACTTTCTAATGCCGTGATATCCTGTAGTAGGAAGTTGGCTGTTGCAATTTGGGCAAACCCACCGCAAGTTCTCAACTACGTTATTCTGATGGTCGCCGTCGACATGATCCAACATTAATGTGAGCTGCTTGCCATGCCACTCAGGTGGAAGACCGCAAATAGAACACTTATATTCGTCGCAAACATCATGAAACCTTGTCCGTAAAGTTGATTGTGAAACCAATGACCCGTATCTAAATATTTCTTTATTTGTTTTTCTTTTAGAACCTCGCCTCTGCTGGAAATGACTTGTGTCAATCCCATACCGTTCTATCAGTTTATTAAGTTTTCTAGGATTGTCGCCAGACGTGCCGTACCCCATCATACGCAAACAATCACTCGTCGTATAGCATTTGGCAACTATCTTCTCTAGCTGCTCCTTCGTCCAGTCTCTGATCATGCACACACCACCGCGATTTTTTTGGTCACTCGAAATTTTACAGTTACAATTTTTCATCAACATTTTGTCGTTGGAATTTAATACTAGATTTTCAGATGTAAAAGAATTATAAAATAACGCTTGTTATTACAGTTTTCGAACCAATTACTTTTTTCGATTTTCGAACAAGTTCGGAGTTTTACATCCAATGTAAATACGCAAATATTATCTTTGCGTATTTATCATGGAACTATATGAAAGGAGATTCTAATGAAAATTGTTACCACATAATCAAAAGTCCGTTCTGTATTTCATAAACAAGATATCCGTTGGAAACTAACCACTCCTGCATGATCGTGATAATTTCAATGTCATCATATGTCCATGAGAATTCATGTTTGCCAGCGAATTTTAACTCATCAATCCTTGTTGCAAGAAATGATTTTATGGTTTCGATTTCGTTTTCTCTTATAGTCATACATTCTCCATTTTTTAGTCGCAACTGCTGCCAATTGTATGAATTGCATAATATTTATCATTATCAATGTCGTGCGTTACTGCACAGCCGTAATAGCCATAGCCACACTCCCACTCAATCGGAATGTCGAAAAAGTTTTTTATCATAGGATACGGAACATCCTTAGCTTTGTCATAGAGTTCTTTTGTAATTTCTTCTCTTACATATTGCATAGAAAAACCTCCTTCTTATGCATCATGTTGCAGTTGCTTCTTAACAGCATTGATAATTATTTCGCCATTCGCCTGGATCGTAATGCTAAAACCAGCTTCCTCAATGGCCCGTAAAATATTATTCTTAATTGGATAAGGAATATCAACGCGACCAGTTTCGCCCCAGCGAATGTCTTCGTTAAAACTAATAACGCCAACCTCATACATTCTAGGATGAACCTTTTTAATTTCCTGATCGCTTACAGTTTTGATTTCGTCTGCCATGGTTATTAATTCTCCTTTTCTTCGTCAATTTTTATTTCGTAGTTTGAAAGGCTTTGATCTATAAGTATTTTTATTCCCTCGAACTTTGCAACAACATTATCACCAAGTTCGTGTTTTTCTTTATAATATATGATTTCATCAGTCATCACAGTCTCAAAAAAGTAAAATGTATGAGTATTCATATATATGACATACTCACCATCGCATGGCTGGCATATATAACATCTCGCCATTCCTTCTCTAATTTTACCAAGAAACACGTCACGCAAATTTATCTTCACGATTATACCTCCTACATTGTAATTCTCCATTTATAAATCAATTTCCGGCATTTTTGCAAGCCGATCCTGATATTCTTTATCAAGTACAACTTCACATTCTGGACTGCAAACAAAATCCTCATAATTCATTTCTACAATTCGTGTTGGCTTGCCACACACGCAGCACTTCCCTTTTTGCTTTGCAATAATGTAATTCCCAACGCATTGTAATTTGCTCATATTTTGTCCTTTCAAATGAAAAATAACTTTTATCTGAAAAAATCATCCAACTTATCATTTACTACAACATCGTCAGGATCTAATACAATCTTCTTTTCTCCGGTTTCCTTATTTACGTAATAAGTAAACCATCCGTCACACATCTTAACATACTCATTTGATACAGTATTGTGGCCACCAACTGATACAATATTTTTCGCGGTGAAAATTCCATTTGTCATCATTATGTCTTTGTAATATACCGACACTTCCTGTCCTATTTGCAACCCTGGGACGTCATCAAGTTTAATTACACCTTCTCCATTATATCTCTCATAATTATTTATTTTTTCTATAACTTCTGATGCAGAATAAAAGTCAATACAATTTGCAATACTAATATTTTCTCCAAAAATATTCTCGAATTTATCACGAGGCATTTTAATCATTTCTCTTAGACAATCCCACGCCTCATTACGACCTCTCTCAAGAACTAATTCATCCACGATCAATCTCCCCCCCCTCGCTGTCCTCATCAACAAATAAGCACATTTGCCCGTCACAATCCTTTTGTCTCGGCTGTCTCAGCTTGTATCCGTTTGTCTCACCGAATGCATCTTGATTCTCTGGCTCAACATTCGCGAATACAAAATCCTTACAATTATTCGGACGCTTGCAATAACTTTCTGAAAGACATTCATTGCGTTCCATGCAATACGGAACATTGTTTACGCATAAATTGATACAATATCGGCAATACTGCTTCATGGTAAATCACCGTCCTCGTCTATCAATTCTTCAAATTCTTCGCAATCCTCAGATTCTTCCAAACCCTTCTTGCACCCCGACACAAAATACTGTCTCATTGTCGTGCCGTAATACTCTTCGTAATCAATCACGGCAAATCTACAATTCCCACAATTTGTCATTCAATCACCATCCTTTTCGGTCGGTCATTCTGCATCCTCCTTGTCTGCCGGAAATACAGTTATTGTCTCTATCCTAAACGAAGACTTAACAGCTTTTTCTTTAGCATATCTTTCTAATGCCTTAAAAATATCTTCATGAGTAAATCCAACGAATAAATCCGGGGAAAGATTAAAACCAACAATGTCATTTTCAATATTTCGAACAATCCCATAATTATGATGATTATCAATCGATCCCATCTGCTTCACTTCCTTCCATCTTCACGCCACAATGACAATACGGCAAATTTTCAATTTTCCCCCTTGCTCTTCTGCCACATACAGAACACTTCCAACTATCTCTTCCGCTTGATACGGTCATTGGAATCCACTTCCCAAACTTCTGTGTTAACAAAAGGATTTGATAATCTTTCAGCCATTCCACAAGCTGTCTGAAATCCAAACAACCTTGCAAATTACCGTGAGTGCGTTCATATTCTGCATTATGTTCCAAAATAGTAATCTGTTCGTCAAGTGTCATTTTCTTTCCTCCATAAGCCATTCCATAATATCTTCTGAAATATCTTCCATAAACTCCTTAAGTTCTTTGTCCGTGAAAGATATAATCTTTGATTGTTCTAGGTAGCCGGCGATGCAAAATGCAACCATGACAGACATTGCCATTGGACTCTCTTTTGCTTCTTCAAATCTGCTCATTCCTTATCCCTCACTTTCCTATGACTCAACCAATAAATAATCCATTATGTCAAACTTTTTGATTGCATAAAATTGTGTAGGACTTACAATATAAGGTGAACATATAATATTTGCTCCCTCTGGCAATGCTTCTATTAGTTTGTACTTACACTCTTCTGATCCAACAATAAAATCATATTTAGTAATGATTTCTGCAAGTGTCTTCTCTTTGCGTTCTCTCTGCCAACGGGCAAACTTCTCTATTTCTTCAACCATACTGTCAATACTATAATTGAAAGTTCTTGTCATTACTCGCCCTCCTGCAACTTCTTCAAGACTTCCGCGATTTCCGGAAATGTGCGGCCTGTTTTTACAAGATTCTCACTATCTGCTCGTATCATCCAGCCACCATTTGCACTCATGACAGATATAGCTTTTCCGTTATTTGCCACAAGAACAACAACCCCTTTGTCATCATGATAAATCACTTCATCCCCAACCTTTATGCATTCCTCTTCCTGCTGCTTCTTCTGCTCTTCATATGCTTTGATTTTCTCAATAGCTTCTGATGCAGAAAATTCTTCGAGAACATCAGTTAAATATCTAACATCAAAAATTTTCCTTATTTCATCAGTGTGTAATGCTCCATTCTTGATGGTTGAGTAAATTTTCTTTGCAGTTTCCCATGCCATATTCAAGCCCAACTCATAAGATGATTTTCTGTCATCTTCCGTCTTAGCGTGATAATCATTTTCTGCTTTGGAGTATCCTGCCGTGTATCCTCTCTTATATGCTTGCTCAATCAACTCTTGTGCTTGCTTTTTCATACCTTCTGTTCTCTGTTCCATTGTCCATAAACTCATTCACTCGTCCTCCTCTGTCTGATATTTTTCAATATTTTCTTCTTACATTTTTTAATTTGAAAAAGTCATCCCCAATAAAAATGTAATCATCGTTTATACATACACCATCTAAATAAACATCACACGCATATTTTGTTCTAGGATCGCGGCAATCATTTATATTTATAATGACTACTTCATATTGTTTTCCATATTCCGAATCTAAAATAAAAACATTTCCAACTTTAATTTCATTTTCATTATCCGTTGGATTGTCAACGTCTGGTTCATTCCTTAACAATGTAATAGCCATATCTAATACTTCCATATATTTTGAATTATATTGATACATGGAATCATCTATCTCTTTGACTTCCTCAAGGATTTCGATCGCTTCTTCCCTCGTCATTCGTTCTCCTTTCCGTCCACAACTCTTTCTGTCGTTATGTTTTCCATTCTGTCAGCACATTTCCATACCAAATGCCGAAACTCAATCGTGACATACCACTGCTTTGTGTAGAAATCTATGGTGTCCGGAGAAACCATATAATTGAGTCTATCTATCATAGGAAACTGCTTATAGTTTTCTAACACTCTGCCTGTATCACCATCAACAATTCTTGCCTCAACTATCGGAGTCATGATTCTCGCCTCCCTTTTATTTCGTCCCATCTCCATGCGTCGGAAACGCAGCCGTCCTCGCCTTCGCCAATGAAATTGTTATAATCAATTTCACTGTAACCAAGGTATTCTACGACTACGCTAAATGTCCCGACGTCAACTATTAGCATATCTCCCTTGTCATACCCGTGATCCATAACGCCCATAAAAACCACCTACATTCCGAACTTGTCTTCATAAATCGTAACGAATGCGTTAATCTTTTCTCCCTCAATTTTTTTGAAAACAATCTTGCCGCACTTCTGGCACTGCACTCTTGCTTCAATATATTCAGTTGGCTTTCTAAGATTTACGTATTTCCATCCAAGAACTTTATAATCTTTGTGACCGCAAAATAAAAACATAATATTTATCCTCCCTTTTTACATAATAGCCGAGACAGCGCCTTATGCGGCACTGTTCTCGACAACATCAAGATATCTGTTCATAAGAGTAACAATGTGATTTATCTTCTTAGTTACAAGACTCTTGTCTTTAGTAGACTTGTTGCCTTCAAGCTCCTTATAACTACATTCTTCTATTTTAATTTCATTCATGTGTTGAGTAACAAACGCCCTTATAAAATCTCCGAACCTGTCGTCATCAATATTAAGAGACTTAAACTTGTGAAATACAGTCATCCAAATGAATGACTCTTTATTCGTAAACAGTACTTCGCTGTCTCCGTCAACAATGTCTTCAAGTCTGTCAAGGGTGTTCTCAACATCCTCAAATTCCGTTAAATCTGCATTTGCCTTAAGGTAGTTGCACATGTATTCAAGATTATTACCAGCCCAACTGTCAAGATGATTCGACGCCATTACGGTTTCACAAATGCACCTGTCAATGTTTCCACTAGTCTTTCCGTTCTTACCAAAGTCTGCGCAATCAGTAAAGAACGAGTGATCAGACAGTTTTTTAACTTCGCCTGCATACTCTTCGCCAAGATTAACAACGCCCTTCTGCACCTTATTCATTGGTTTTCCGTCATTATATCTTGCGATGTGGTACACAATGTCTTCAGACGAACAGTCAAGATACAGAACTGCGTCAAAGCAATATTCCAAAATCTTGTCGCGAAGTTCTTCAGGTAACTGTGAAAATTTCTTATTAGTAATGTCAAACTCCTTTACTTCAACAACAGGGACTCCATGACCGTCAAGAACTATCTTGCCTTTTTCATCAGTTACGTTTGCCTGATAATATATTTTGCTTCTTCTTACCTGACCGGAAATCTTAAATCCGTCATGAACGTAGCTGTAAACGTTCGTGCATCTCTGCTTTCCGTCAATGTTCCAAACAATCGAAACTCCGTTAATGATCTGTTCTGCCAATATAATGGACGGAATTGGATTTCCTTGCAGTATGTCAGAAATCATGTTGCTTTTCATTTTCGTGTTCCACTGATCAGAACATCTCTGAGACGGATGATCAAACCTAATCGTGTGTTTCTCAATCTTTTTGCAGATTGCAGCTACGGAATATCTTTCCAATTTGTTTTCAGATTTTTTCGGCATCATCATAATATTTATCCCTCCATACAAATATCACTAGATTACTAGAATCAATATTAAGTTTTTAGAATACCCGCCCCTCATATAAGAAAATCAAATACGTTCCAATAAAATCCGGTTTTCAAAACGTCTCATTTCGTCAACACAGATGTTATACCTTTTCTCCGACATGTTTAATTTTGCCTTAATGTCGTTTTTGTCATAATCTTGGATTATTAATTCTACAATTTGTTTCTGTTTTGATGACAATCCCTCAATAAAAGTTTCAAGCCCATTATCTTGTAACTCTTCAATGTCATCAGTTATGTCGTAACCCGAATCAATAATGTCTGCATAAGTTTTGTCGCTGTCGTAAGAAAGTTCAGAATCAATGCTTACACAGTTTTTTACAGGAATCCTTTTCTTTCTGTTCTTCTTTGACATCATTGATTTAAATCTGTTTGTAATGCATCGCCTTACATAGTTGTCAAAAGAATCATTTATTTCTTCATTAAACATCATGGCTGCCTTCCATACCGTCAAGTTGGCCATGGAATAAAAATCGTCGTATTCAAAATCAGCAATCGCACTCCCAAACGTACTGCGAATAATCTGATCGCAAATCTTTTTTAAATTTGCCATCTCATTTCCACAATACTTCAAACACATTTTTTGAACGTCTTCATCTCGCATACGCAATACCTCCATAAAATTTTTGCGACCAAAAACAAGACTTATGGGGAAATTTATTTATGTCCCAGAAGTACATTCTCCATTTTTTATTCAGTTTTAGTGTTTTTGTTGGATAACAAAAAAGATTTGACTAATTCTTGAATTTTGATATTATAGAATTAGGCATGGCTCTTTTGAGTTATGTCCAACGTGGGGGCTTCCAGGAGGTGTTGGCGCACCGTTGATCGGAAGCTCTTCTCATATGTCTTGTTTCAATTCTTCTTTATTATACCATCATCACCACCTTCCGTCATTAGACAAGTAGAACAAATGTTCGAATATAATTTCGTTAATAATTTTAGTTCCGTTTTTTATTGAGTCCTGTTTATGGAAAATTATTGACAATTTATTTCCATAACAGTTATAATTGTGCCATACCACTTTGTCTCTTTAAAGTGTTAGTTTGTCGCATTTTAAATTACTTTCTGATACGAACTTACTCAAACTTGGAGGATATAAGATGCTAACACAAAAGGAACAAATACTTGAATTAAAGGTAATGAGAGAAGAAAAAGAACTTACTATCCATAATATCTGCGAACTAATTGAGAAATCAGGTAAACAACTTTCCAAGAGTTGCGTAGCTAAAATATTTCAGGATGGATCAGAAAATCATAGTTTTAGACAAGATTCAATAAAAATCATTAAAGATGCAATTTCGGACGAAACTTCCGTTGCGAATGAACGAATTAAAACAATTAGAGAACAACATCAAAAAGAAATAGAATATCTTAAAAATTCCATTGCAGACCTGGAAAACAAAATAGAACATGAGAAACGCAAGGCCGACGAGCGCGTAGAACGAGAACGCAAACATGCCGAAAGCGAACGAGAACAATTCAATTTGCGTATACAACAATTGAATGATCATATCAAATTCCTTGCCGGACAGATAAATATAAAAGACGGCAGGATGGATCAAAAGGATAAGCGTTATGACAGATTGTTTGAACGTTTTGATAAAAAGGAAGAAGGTTTTGATAAATTAATAGAACAATTTCTTAACAGGTGTGAAAACTGTAGTATTAAGAAATAGGGAAGGCAGACAAAGCCTTTCCTATTTTTAAAATATTGAAGATGATATTAATTGCGCAGCCATAACTTTATCATCAATACTACTATCGTCAAGATAAATTTCAGTTGTATCAGGCCTTTCATGACCCATTAGTTGTTTTACCAAGTGTAAATTACCTGTCTTATTAATCATAATATTTCCAAAAGCAGCACGAAGCTTATGTGGACTAATTTCATATCCCAATGCATCATACGCATATTTTCTAACAATTTTTGATATTGAAGAAGAAGTAATTCTAGTTCTTGTAGAAGATATAAATAATGCATCCGTTTTATTGTATCCAATCAAAAATACTTCTCTGTGATAAATCCATTCCTGTATAGCAATGATTAATTTATCACTTAATGCATATACATGTGTTTTATGGCCCTTATCAATTATAGTTATAGTTTTATCTTCAAAATTTACATCTTCCACATTAATTTCTGCAAGTGCAGTTTCTCTCATGCCGGTCTGCATAAACAACATTAAAATTGCAAGATCTCTTTCTTTCCATTCTTTCTGCCTGTTAATCATTCTTTCAGTACCAGCGCCATATTCAACAGAACTAAGCATTTCCTTAAGGTCATTTTCCTTTAAAAAAATTCTATGTGGATGATCCTTTCTAGTTTCTCTTTCAATAAGTTCCATCGGATTTACATCCACATATTTTTTCTTGTATAAATATTTGAAAAAACTATTTAATATTGTGTGATTTTGCTTTCTGTAAGAAAAGCTGGTTTCTTTAATTACTCCATCCTTTTCAGTTGTTTCAAGCTTCTTCATATATTTTGCTATTGATGTTTCTGATATGTTTTTCAGATTTACATTTTTTATGTCATTTGGACTAATAAATTGTAAAAACTTCTTAATTTTTCGAATGTATTCAAGACAGCTTTTCGGTTCTCTTTTAGAAGATAGTGCGTAATAATATTCAGAAACATATTCAGGCAACTGCTCAAGCAAAACATCAATATTGTTTTCAGTTTTAATGGCGTTTTCTAATCGTCCTTTCATTTTATCAACCTCCGTTCTTAAATACTCTTCTAAAATCACTCAACATTTCGTCATGTATTAACTTAAATCCGTTTTTCGAAATAATAATACTTTCTATCATATTAATATTTAATATACTTGAAAATGCATTAATATTTGAAGTCATCTTTATGTCATCATCACTAATTTCCAATTGTCCGTCCGGATGATTATGAGCAATAATATATTGGTCTGCACCTGTTAACAATAAAAAAGTATATAATTCCTTATTAGTAATACTTGTATGTCTAGTAGTTCCGTGAGATAGCTCAAAAACACCAAGGCAATTCAATACAGTATCAAATGAAATAACATATGCATATTCTTCGTTTAATTTATCCATGTGAAAACATTGATTTAACATTGATACAATATTTACGTATGATTTTAAGTCTTTATCCCAATTATAAGAATTACTTTCCATTAAACACGGATGACCTTTGTCGTTTTTACATACCTTATATTCCTTTATTTTCATTCTATCTCTTCTCCATTTACTCTCTCTACTAATTTACCATTTTCGAATATCAAAACATCTGCAAATACATCCGGTTCTTCTGATTTAAGGTGATATGTTATCATTATCGCAATATCAAAATACATATCATCCTTATTTTCAAATTCCCTTTGACATCTGTATCCGTCAGAGAAACCATATGTCCACATAGAAATCACCTCTTTCTTTTATAAGGTACAGCCGTGTGTCCACCATACTTTAAAAACTCATCTTCTGTTATTCTTTTAGATCCTAAATATTTTTTTGTACTTTTTGTTGTATCATAATAATGCTTAAAATAATATGTAGAATCTTTGCTTAATTCATAATATTTTTCAGTGTTTAATTCATAATGTCCACATCTTTTGTCAAGACTATTTAATCCACCAACATAAAAAAATAACTTTCCATTTCTTCTTGCGTAATCATTTGCTTCATTATAAATTCTACAGAATTCTTTTTCTTCATTTAGTTCATTTTCTTTGGTATAATCTTTTAATATAATATTATGATCAGATGCATCACTTAAAATATTATGACCGTTGTTCAAGTTTTTTCTTCTATCACATTTAATATCATTTCCATTTTGTTTTATATACCATTCCCCACCACGATTGTCATAATATGTATCAAATCCATTAGCAATTGCACGACGCCTGTTTTCTTGCTTTGATTTTTCTAGGTTTATACTGAAAATAGTATTACCAATTAAATCTACTATTCCAAATATAATACCAAACATTATTATCACTTCCCTTCATTAAACACCAAATATTTCTCCCACCTATAGTCACGAATCGGCATTGGTTTATGATTGTCGAAATACAAAACCAATGCCGGTGATATCTTGTTCCATTTATTCAATTCCCATTTTTGTCAGATGGCCTTCGTTAATGAGTTGCTTTGCTTTTGCGTGATAGTTATAATACATTTTATCACCATCCAATCAAAGTATCATTTTATCTGATTATTAGAATCCACAAAACTCTCTGATTTTTTGTTTCTGTTCATCGGAAAACTCGCAAGTTTGCTGGTAATCGCAACCGTTCAAAAAATCGCCATCGTCATCCGTGTTATACATTTCAACGAAGGTCATCGAAAGGAAAATAAATTCGCACCCTTTATTGGTGAATACTTCAACGGTGCATCCATCGTTCATGCTCATATCTGCTTCGCTTGCTGCCTTTTCACCTTTAAATTCCTTTCCTCCGTCAGGCTCCAGATCATTCAGGATCGCGTTCGTTACTTCGTTCAAATCATTCAGTCTGCTCGCCTGCTCCTTGCTAAGTTCTACGCTGGCCAAAATCTTTCTTGCGGTATTGTATCCATTCATCATCATAATCTTTCCCTCCATTTCCCTCTACTAAATTGTTTTGTATCCTTTTTGTCTGAAAAAATCTCTCAGATCGTTGTAATCCCATTCATATGGGGCCTTTTCGTCCTTTTTTAAGAATTCTATAAACTCATCGTTGAGATCCCCTTCAACAACCATTTTTTCTGCATCTTCCGCACTAATGGTTTTAATTCTATTATCGCCGTTTTCGTCCAGTTCTTTTGTGCATACGTCGTTTCTGATAACTGCGATATACCAAAATCTTCCGCCATCATTCTCTTCGTTGAAATCGTTAAATTCACGGCACTTTCTCATGGCTTCCTTCATTTCATAACTTCCGGTTCCCCAGTCATTATCTTCGATTGTCCCGTCCATAACTGCGTACCACTCAGACCTGTTTCTAATTTCTTCCATAACCCATTCAATTTCTTCATCAGACAGATCCTCACTATATTCTGCGCCGTCATCAATAATAATATCTCTAAGCTCTCCGTCAGTTAACTTTGCAACATCTGCAGATGCCATTGCATTAATATATCCTTCATATTTATTAACAATATCTCTTTTCGTCATCATACTCTTTCCCTCCATTTATTATATTATTATATTTCACTCCATAGTCCATTGACGTACCCATCGGCTAAAGCCAATGGGATTCCGAAGAAGTTTGTCATTTAAGTTTCCACCTACGAATAGGCAAACCTTATTCTTCGAGGACTCGCCAAAAGTCCAATACACAGTTTCTCGTAATCGAGATTCTGCTTACATTTACGCATTATATTTGCACTACCGTTGACATCAGCGTTGATGGTAGTGCCTTTTTTAGTTTTGTAAAGACCACGATGTACACGAGAGCCACTAAATTTACCCATGTAAGGTTGTTCAGGTTTGTATGTAGGCAATACATCGTTATCAAAAAAACTACTCTTAGACGTGTAAGATTCTTCTTGTTCGATATATTCGATACCATATTTCCAACACAAAAACTCTAATTGTTGTCTTAAATCGCCAAGAGGTATCTGAACGAAGTTCTGATTAGTTACCTTACCAAGGTTACTATCTCTCTTGAAATCAGCATTGTAACCAACAATTATCGTTCCAATATCATTGTTAATACAATAATTTACGATATATCTTGCAGTCTTTTTGATTGCATCGTTGATTTGATTATTACGCTTTGTAGTAATTTTTTGTATTTGTGACGTAGTTTTTAAACCCTGTTTCATAGAGACAGAGCGTAATCTTGCCATTTCTTTGTTCCATTGGTGGTTGATTGATTTTAATTTACGACCATCCATTATGAACGGTGTCCCAACGGTAGAAACACAAGTCGCTAAATTATCTATTCCAAGATCAATAGACAACATATTATCTTTATTAAGATTTAAGATGTCTTGTGTCACTTCATACACATACTGTATCTTAAAGAATTTGCCATTATTGTAAGGTAAAATGCGTACTTCCTTAATAGTGGCATTTTTAAGTCTTTCAGGGAATGGTACTGCTATTTCTTTTATATCGGGATGTAACGCTCTAAAAGCACGACTCATAGGAACATAGAACATACCATTTTTAATAGCAATAGCATTAGTAGACAACACAAGATTAAACAAACCGCCTTTTTTACGATAATGCGGTATCTTTACATCGTGGTAACGATAATCGCCAACCTTACATTTCTTTAATAGATTGAAAAAAGACTTAAAACTACGGTCTACTACTTTCATCGTCTGTTGTGCTACACCTGCTTGTAAATAGACATAGTTCTCATTTTCTTTACACTCGTGATAATTACTCTCATACGTCAGAAACTTTTTGGTATTAAAATAGTGCTGTCTTATATTGTATAAGGCAACATTATATAGACTATTTGAGTATTGGCACATTTCTTTAAGCAGGGCATACTGCTTTTTAGATAGCCCACGAATGACGTTACTTTGTACTGCGTAAGTAGCCATAAGTTGTTCTCCTTTCTTTATTATTTGCCATATCTACATTATATACCAAGACTCTGAAACAATATATCGAAAACCAAGGCAAGAAATAAGCTGTCACTTAGGGGTGACGGCTGCGGTGAGTCCATCGGGCTTCATCCCATCAGCTAAAGCTAATGGGTTTTCGCCCGTGAGCAATTTATAAACATCACTCAACAAATTGTTTATACAATATCTATTTCTGTATACATTATATTATAAATATTACTAATTTGCAACCACTGGTTCTTGCGGTTCTATACCATTTGCCCTACAAATTCCAGAGACTTCGTCATTTGACAGAATTCTGTTTACTTTGATGGAGCCTGAGATATACCATGGTACGGTGGCAAGTGGGTTCGTTCGAAATTCATAGTAGCCAGAAACTGGCACTTCCTTTAGGCAGCATGCAGGCTAGTGATACCGTATGGTGTGAGATTGAGTTGACACTCCACACGACTAAAGTCGTGGGATTCTTGTTTCGACGACCACTACATTGCTACAAGAGCTTTAGTTTTACACGATCTCCACAAGCGTAAATTCCCGTATGCCCTACGGTACTGTTTATACTTTAGACTACTGATAGCCCTTTGTTCAGGATGTTAATGCTTGCATTAGTATCCCTGTCGTGTTTTGTATGACACTGAGGACATTCCCAACTGCGTACAGCAAGATTCTTTACAAGCGGATTTTTATAGCCGCAACAGCTGCAAGTCTGACTGCTTGGGTACATAGTTGGCACTTTGATTACTTCACTCCCGTACCATGCAGCTTTATATTCAAGCATTGTAAAGAACTTACTCCATGATGCACTTGCTATAGATTTTGCAAGTTTATGATTATGTATCATTCCCTTAACATTAATGTCTTCTATGCAGATAGTTTGGTTTTCGCTAACAAGCATAGTTGACTGCTTTTGAAGGAAATCATTACGCTGATTGGTTATTTTCTCATGGACTTTAGCTACACGGATACGTTGTTTGTTACGGTTATTTGAACCTTTTTGTTTGTGTGATAGTCTGCGTTGCTCACGAATGAGCTTACGCATAGACTTTTCAAGGTATTTAGGATTATTTACAGTATTACCGTTGCTATCAGAGTAAAATTCTTTGATGCCTACATCTATACCTACCATACATCCGTTGTTTGGACGCAGTTCAGGCTCAAAGTCCACGTTGAGGACTACGAAATATTTACCTGTAGGAGTCTTCTCAATGGTGACGTTATTGATATGTCCGACTTCCATAGATTGTTTGATTTTTACATATCCAAGCTTAGGGAGTTTGACATACTTGCCGACTATGCGGATGTTATCACCTTGATTGATAGTTCTGTAGGATTGATGGTTGTTATGCTTGCTTTTGAACTGAGGATGCCTTGCACGTTTCTCAAAGAAGTTTTTGAATCCACGGTCTAAGTCTCTGAGAGACTGTTGCAAAGCGATAGAATCCACATCTTTGAGAAATACAAAGCCTTCCTGTTTCTTGAGTTCGGTAAGCATAGCAGAAGTCTGCGTGTAACCGACCTTTTGACCGTTTGCAAAGGCATCGTTACGCATAGCGAGGCCTTTGTTGTAAATGAATCTACAGCAACCAAGTGTCTGATTTATTAAGTTTTGCTGTTCTTTATTAGGATATGCCCTAAACTTAACGCCTTTATTCATATGAACACCTATGTTCTTGTTTTTTGGGTATCCTCACGGTTGAAACCGTGGGTTTTCTCGCCAGCACAGGTTATAATCAAATACACAAAAATCTTCTTTATTCATTATTATTGTTCTCCTTTCTATCACCAAATATCAAAACATAAAACACATAGAACGTTGATATCCAAAACATAGTTCCGTATACAATAAGAGATATTACAGACAAAGTTTCTTCCATAATTATTCCTCCTTCGTGTTATCTAAAAATACGTTACTGTCAATAATTTTAATTCTCTTAATGTCACACTTGTGCTTCATTGCCAGCTTGTACTTTGCCGATCTCAACTTATCAGATACAACAACCTCACTAAACTCATTGTCATTAACCGAATACTTAATTTGCCATGCCTTCATAATATTATTCTCCCTTCTACTTTATAGTTTTATATTCCGTTAACTTATGTGTAATAAACATCACTTAATGCGCTTTAAAGATAACCGACTCACCGTTCTTTAAAGTCCAACATCCTTCGCTCTGCCAATGACACATGCTGCAATTTCCATTACAATAATAGCTGCCGTAATCAGGAGCAGTGGTCGTTCCATCTTCATAAAGCACATGAGATTCAGGAAGATTATGTTTGTTATAACACTCAACGCCACACCAACGACTGATAATTGGTTTTACATTAGAAGGAAAACTATCTTCATCTAAAAATCTGTTAATGTCATCGTAGGACTTTGTAAAAAATAAGATATCCGTTTTTGTACATCTCTCTGCCATTGCCTTTACGTAACCAAAATCTTCGTAATTTAAATCGCCGCCAACATTAATTCTCAGTTCCTGTACGCAATCTTCTCTTACACACTCCTCTACCTGCCTCCAATACTCTGCAGGATTTAACTTATGGATTGCAGAATTACGAGCACGATCATTTTTTACTGGATCAAATCTGCAGTCATTTCTTAAGTCATGACAATCAAACATGCACTCACCACAGTTATAGCAATCCACAATTGGAATAAATGAAGTAGTCCTGCAGTTCTTTCCAGTTTTTGAATTGCCTTGCTGAAGAATAACATGAACACTTTCTCCAGCCTGGATTCTCTTAATCCATTCATCTCTTAATGCCAACATTTCATTTACTCGCTTTCTGATAGCATCTGAACTAAAACTTCCCTTCATAATCAAATCTCCTTTTCATTTGTTTAAAATTAAAAGAGAGCCTGTTCACTTCAGGCTCCCTTAGTTACAAATATTCAGTTTTCGTATGCTTCTATTGCCTTTTCGTAATCTTCCTGCCCGCCATAAAACTTAACAATCTTATCCATCAGCATTTCTTTACTTGCTTTTGTTATTTTTATTTCTTCCATTTGACGTACCCATCGGCTAAAGCCAATGGGATTCCGAAGAAGTTTGTCATTTAAGTTTCCACCTACGAATAGGCAAACCTTATTCTTCGAGGACTCGCCAAAAGTCCAATACACAGTTTCTCGTAATCGAGATTCTGCTTACATTTACGCATTATATTTGCACTACCGTTGACATCAGCGTTGATGGTAGTGCCTTTTTTAGTTTTGTAAAGACCACGATGTACACGAGAGCCACTAAATTTACCCATGTAAGGTTGTTCAGGTTTGTATGTAGGCAATACATCGTTATCAAAAAAACTACTCTTAGACGTGTAAGATTCTTCTTGTTCGATATATTCGATACCATATTTCCAACACAAAAACTCTAATTGTTGTCTTAAATCGCCAAGAGGTATCTGAACGAAGTTCTGATTAGTTACCTTACCAAGGTTACTATCTCTCTTGAAATCAGCATTGTAACCAACAATTATCGTTCCAATATCATTGTTAATACAATAATTTACGATATATCTTGCAGTCTTTTTGATTGCATCGTTGATTTGATTATTACGCTTTGTAGTAATTTTTTGTATTTGTGACGTAGTTTTTAAACCCTGTTTCATAGAGACAGAGCGTAATCTTGCCATTTCTTTGTTCCATTGGTGGTTGATTGATTTTAATTTACGACCATCCATTATGAACGGTGTCCCAACGGTAGAAACACAAGTCGCTAAATTATCTATTCCAAGATCAATAGACAACATATTATCTTTATTAAGATTTAAGATGTCTTGTGTCACTTCATACACATACTGTATCTTAAAGAATTTGCCATTATTGTAAGGTAAAATGCGTACTTCCTTAATAGTGGCATTTTTAAGTCTTTCAGGGAATGGTACTGCTATTTCTTTTATATCGGGATGTAACGCTCTAAAAGCACGACTCATAGGAACATAGAACATACCATTTTTAATAGCAATAGCATTAGTAGACAACACAAGATTAAACAAACCGCCTTTTTTACGATAATGCGGTATCTTTACATCGTGGTAACGATAATCGCCAACCTTACATTTCTTTAATAGATTGAAAAAAGACTTAAAACTACGGTCTACTACTTTCATCGTCTGTTGTGCTACACCTGCTTGTAAATAGACATAGTTCTCATTTTCTTTACACTCGTGATAATTACTCTCATACGTCAGAAACTTTTTGGTATTAAAATAGTGCTGTCTTATATTGTATAAGGCAACATTATATAGACTATTTGAGTATTGGCACATTTCTTTAAGCAGGGCATACTGCTTTTTAGATAGCCCACGAATGACGTTACTTTGTACTGCGTAAGTAGCCATAAGTTGTTCTCCTTTCTTTATTATTTGCCATATCTACATTATATACCAAGACTCTGAAACAATATATCGAAAACCAAGGCAAGAAATAAGCCGTCACTTAGGGGGTGACGGCTGCGGTGAGTCCATCGGGCTTCATCCCATCAGCTAAAGCTAATGGGTTTTCGCCCGTGAGCAATTTATAACTAACTTCCGTTAGATCTAACATAATCAACACCCCCTTATCCCCATTGATTTGCAAAAGCTCTTGCAATTCCAGGAAATGTACGACTTCTTACCTTAGCTCTTTCCTTTGGCGGCAACTTGAATGCTTCTGCATACCACTTAGGTTGTCTTTTTACCTTTCCTGTCTTACCGTCAACCCACTCAAAGTAATCAAGTTCCGGCTGTTCAGTTACATCAGGAACCAAAGGAGCAACTCCCTTAATCCATAGACAAGTGTGCTTCTCAAAATTATCACCGATCAGGATGACCACCGCTCGGTTCAATGATGTCACAACTAAATGCGTTGTGTCCATTTTCTCGGAATGCCTTGCAAACTTCTTGTGATTCTTCACAAGCTATCAAAACGTTCATAAGCCATACCCCACTTTCTTTAAAAAAATTAAGAGAGCCTCTGTTCGAAGCTCTCTTAAATACATTCTCTATTTACCTGATCAAAAAGTTATTTTATTTAACATATTCCCAATGATCTGAATTAATAATATTATCTATTAACCATGCTTCAATAAAATCATCTAAATTTTTTACCCAGTCTGGTGTTTGAATCGCCACCTTATATGAACCATATCCAAACGAAGGATATATTCTAATCGTTGTAATATTCATTTGCTTTACCTCCTATCAAAGTATTTTTTTTATCTATACCAATATCCATTTTCTTCGTCCCAATCTTCTGTGTCACTTGTTTCACTACCGCAAACATATTCTTCTCCATCAATTGTTACAAACTCTCTGATAAGAATGTCGTCATCTACGTTTACATCAGATTCCTCAATATCAAACACCTCATGTGTTTTCATGTTTACCTTGCATCGTGTTGTAATCTCACCATATTGATCCCAATCGCTTGTAAATGTAGCATCTTTAATAAATAAATTTTCCATACCAATGTCTCCTTTCACTTAAAAAGATTATTTTATTTCCACATCAAATTCATTTAAGTCATAATCAAATATTACACCCCTATGATCTGTAATCCACATTGTGTTATCATCTACCTTATAATTCAATCTCATAACCTCATGCTGCTTAACTACAAGTGGAGAATTCTTTTCTTTAACATATGCTATTAAAGTTGCCTGATACATACTCATCTCTCCTTTCTACTCTTCATATACTTCAACAATGTCAGATGTCTTAACACCCATATACTCTCGGCACATCTTTTTTGCTTCCGTTTTGTTCTTATCACTGCATCTGTATCTGTAATGTATTCCACTTTGTGACAGATAAACTACACAATACTGTTTCATACCGTACATTCTCCTTTCTCTAAGTGAATAACATAAGCGAATACACCATCAGAACCATCAATCAAATCCATTACATCGTTGTCATCGTTCCAATCAGGCATATTTGTCTTAAACCATTCGTTGCGAACTTCCCATGCCTTGTCGTGTGACCTACCATGATAAATTGTTGCAATGACGTCTCCGGTTTTTCTGCTTCGCAAATCAACTGCCCACCAATCTCCGTCATAAATAGAATCGTTTAAACCAATCACGCCATAATCTGGATCATCAAGTTCATTCATGCAAATAATTGCTTTAACGGAATCATCACAGTATTTGCTTTCAACTCTGTCTATTGCTTCACAATAACTGTCTGCTCGAACAATTCCTACGATTCCATTTTTGGTACTGAATCCATACACATAATCAAATACGTTCATCTTTATTCTCCTTTCTACCATTCATACTTAGGTAATTCATCAATTGCATCATAGTCGCAGTCCATGTTAATCCAAGTGCAACCCACCTGCCTTGCAAACTTAATGCACCTTGCAAGATCCTCCGGAACATCATTATCTTCATCTAACACCTGTTCCGTATAGATAAAGTATCCATACAAAGAGCCATCTTCTATTTTCTTGTAATAGAGGTCGTTTATCTTGTTTGTTTCCATTAAATAGTTCGTCTCTTTGCTGATGTGACAGGTTGACATATATAACATTTTGCAAATTTCTAACATATCATTTTCTCCTTTCAAATGTTACATTCTCTTTTAGATTAAAAGGACGGCTGATTGCCGTCCTCAATCTTTATACCAAGCTCCCATATTCCAAGTGTCTGCAACATAATTTGTTTTAGTTTGCTCACTCAACTCAATAATTGTCTGTTCCGTTTTAGTAAGCAAATCATCAAATGTCATGCCATATAATCTTGCCTCGTCAGGATCACCAGTTCTGTCGTCATCCGGAATATCAATATCCTTTTCATCAAGCATGTCCTCAAAATAGTTAAGAATTGACATAGCAACTTCCTTTGTGTAAACAATCATTTCTTTTCTCCCTTCATTAAAATCTATAATTATAATTACATGGATGCACTCCATAGATTGCCTGTTCTTTATCAGCTAAGAATCCGTGTAGTCCGAAAGAATAATGCTCTTTGTAATAATCAATTACGTCGAGCAATTCTTCTTCACAATAGTTATTGTACGACTCACAGATAAAACCAATGCTTCCGTTATGCACAAGCCATGACTGGCTCACAAAATATCCGGACGGGCATTTCTCTTGATAAATACCAAACCCACCGTATTCCTTAATCAATATGTACTTCTTGTTGTTTAATGAATCTTGAACATACATTACTCGCTTCATATCATTATCTCCTTTCAAATGTTCATTTCATTGAGTTAATAAATATAACTTGCGTCTCCTTTTATCTTAAATATTTTCTAACAAAATTCCGTTTCTCCTGTTCTGACATATTCATCCATCTGTCTTCATCAAAATTTATAAGCATTCTCTTTATTTGATACATGCCGAATTGTTGAATTATGTCGTCACATTCTTCCATCATCAAACTCATTGCATCTACCATTTCATCCGTTACCATGTTAATATCTCCTTTCTAAATCAAAACATTTTTCATCTGCAATCCATCATCATTTCAACTTCGAGTTGCTCTTCCGCAAGATTATATACAGTTTCCTTTTCATCTTCCGTACAGTCTCTGTAACCATCATCCGCATCTCTATATACTTCGTATCCGTTTCCGGAATACATGATATACATATATCCGTCTTCCTTAACTTTTACGTCGCACATACCATAATCATCAAGCTCAAACGTCATATACTTTTCATTCCCTTCACCTGACAGGTCATCCCAACGAGCAATGAGTTTAATGTCCATACCTATTCCTCCTCATCAGCTTCTACAAAATTATCACATCCACAATATTTGCATCCAACAAACTCCCAATTTTCATATGGGTCAAAATGTCTAGCATAAGCATGACCACATTTACATTTACGATTATCACCGAAATCTGGATCATATACAATTTTAACTCCGTTCTCAACCTTGTAGAATTCCGTATCAAATAATTCCTCAACCATGCAGAACTGAATCAACCTTATTGGGTCGTTTTCTACAATCTTTGCAATTTCTCTTGCAAGTCGTACAATCTCTTGGCAAAACAACTGAGTCATAAGTCCGTTTCCCTCAACTTTTTCAATCTGTTCGTCAGTAATTTTTGCTGCATTGTTAATCCCAATGCTAAGTAAGTGAGAGATTGCCATGATAAATACTGTTCCGTTTTTGTAATAAAGGTCTACTAATTTTTTGTGCATAATCATTCCTCCTTTACTGTTCTATTACTCTTACATTCCACTCGGGATGTACTTCAAGAATACATTCAATCTGTTCCCATCCCTGTAACTGATCGCACCAAAACATTACCCATCCAGTTTCATCAACAATTGCGGTTCGAAATTCCATTATTCACCATTCCTTTCTCTCCATACTAGGCAATCCTTTCTGTTACAGTTGTGACATAAACCATGTTCAATGTCATCTATATCCATTGTCATTGGATTCCAAAACTGTGGCCCTACCTCCTCATAGTGTTCACAGTTCACGCAATCATATGCAAACCATACGGTAATGTCTTTGTTATCTTTCAACTTCTGTTCATTTGCCTTACATCTTTCGTTCCGTTCTTGTTGCAGCTCCCATTCATGAGCTTCATCTTCTGCTCGTGATCGGTTGTATTCTGCTACAGAACCATAACATCTTTCAATTCTGCTTAAATCATCATACATATCTTATTCCTCCTCTACACTAATGATTTCATATTCACAATCAATTCCAAGTCCGTACAACTTTATGCATTTCTGTTTTGCCTGATAAACATCGGCAGCATACAAATGACATTCCTGCCTTCTCCATTCATAGTTGCTCAATGAATCTGCATACCTGAATTTAATGTGGTATCTCTTTTCCATTTCTTTTACCTCCCATCAAAGTTTAGTTTCATTTGTAACAAAGGGCGGCTGTTACACCGCCCTGCCTTCCTTACCAACTAGAATGATAATATACAATCCAATTATCAAAATCCGTTTCCGTCAGTATCTTAATTAACTGGTCAATTGTGTCAGTAATATCTTTCAAGTACCACTCGTCATATCCCGTACTGCCAAAGAAGAATCCGGAAGCCGTTGGCAACAAAGCTTCTGCAGTAGATGTGTCAGCAATAACTTTCCCGTCTATCCAATGTTCAACCTCACCTTCTTCTTTGCTCCAACTCGTTCCGTCATAAATCTTTCCGTTAACAACCCTACTGTCTTTGATAACTTTAATACATCTGTCAAGAAGTTCTTCTAATTGACTTTTAGTAACCTGATATTCTTCACAGTTATCAATTCCATCCTGTACTTTTTCAACAAACCATTTGTGAATTGCATTTGCCTTACGCCAATATGCAACATTCTGTAAGATTGTTTCGTACCCATACTCTTGTTCCTTGTCCCATGCAGAATATCTCTTAATGTAATCTTTACTAATCTCCTCAATCAGATCGTGTCGAACGTAAGTCTCATCACAGCCACACCATTGTTCCGGAGTGCAATCTGTATATTTGTCCATCGGTCGCTTCATCCAATCAACGTAATTTCCTGTCTCAATGATCTCCTTTAAAGTTGCGTTTCCGTATCTCTTTACTTTGTACAAATACATATCTAATCCCATACTCAATTCCTCCTTTTCCTATCAATGAAACTATGCCTTTATTTGGCCAACTCATCCCACTCATCATTGCTTATGTTTGCAAGCTGCCATTGCGAGTTCTCACTTAACGTCTCAAGCACTTCAACAACGGCATCTTCTTTTGTGTATCCTTCCTTGTCCTTGCCTTCCTTCTGCATCCATTTCCATTTTGCGTTTACAAGAACAGGCAAATCTTCCTTCTTGTTTTTGCAAGCACAAAGTCTGTTATAAATATCTTCAGGCACAAAACTTAACCAGCTCATATTTCTCCTTTCTGAAAATAAAAGTGAGCTAAATTTCTCAGCCCACTTTTATTTCCGTTACCCGTTAATCTTCATTTGTTAATTCTTCCCATTCTGCACTTGAAATGTTTGCAAGTTGCTGTTGATAATTCGCCATCAGTACGTCGAGTACGTCGATTAGTGCTTCCGTTCTAGTGTAATTAGGATTCTGTTGCTTCATGTATTTATATCTAGTATGCACCAGGATTTTCAAGTCTGCCTTGGTGTTTCTGTATTCAATCAGTCGTTGTTCAACTTCAACAGGTAACCACTTTGTCCAACTTAATCTCATTGTTTTTTCCTCCTTATACATTTATATTCTCCATTTGAAAGAAAAAGTGAGCTGTTTTATCAGCCCACTTGTTTCCACCTCGTTTGACGTATGATTCCATCTGATACGTAAACATGCGTTTCATCCGGATTCAACGAATATCTTTTACACAACTCTTCCTTAAGAGTCCCTTTATTATTTAGTTCCCATAACTCGTCGTCTAAAATAAAATCTACATAATCATCTTCGTTATCTTGTACATAAATTTCTGCCATTTTTCCAAAGTAAATTGATTCAACATAATTCAAATCAACCGTTCCGTCATCAACGTAAATGCAATTATTCCAATCTCCCTGGCAATATCCACGAATCGTTGCTAAATCGAATTTCGTTTCAGGATGCAAAATTCGTACAACCTTTAAGATAAAATCGCTGTCGTCAGAATTTCTGCAATTGTCGTATGCCTTAATGATTTCCATTACTTGTTCGTGTGAAAGTTTACTCCAATCGTAATCATAATCTCCCCAATAATCTTCCACGGTTCCGTAATAGTCCATATCTGATATGTAATTGATTGCTTCGGTAAACCACTTTGCATTTTCAAATTCCTTGTAGTCTCTATTGTCTCGTACTACTACTTTTTGTAAATCAATGTATTCTTCAAACTCTACAAAATCAGGACATTCTTGCGTGTTAATTCTAATCTCGCTCATAATCAATCCTCCTCATCGTCGTCATCGTCGGTTTCCATTTCAATCTCAAAGTACTCCTTCTCGTAGTCTTCCATTTCAAGATCATCAATGGCATACTCAAGCCCGTCATAGTCAAGGTTATCCTTGAATCTAGTGGCAATCTCACTCATGCGTTCCCTTGAAATATATTCAGGATCAATTTTGGAATACAAATACTCAGACGCTTCCATTAAAGCAAAAACGTTGTCACTTTCGTAATGCGTGGTTGCATTGAAATAATGACCATATGCCCAAGTTCCATCTTCTTCGTTATAGTAGGACGCCACGACGTAGTTCGTCAGCAATTCACCTTCGATTTTGATAAGTGCATAAGTTCCAACTCGTAACAAAACCTCTCTGTTTTCCATGTTAATTCTCCTCTCTTACTAATCTGCCTAACGGCATCTCATCAGCATCACAAACAATCTCACACCAACCTTCACCCGTCCAATCTAGGCGAATGATTCCTGCATATTCAGGCTTGATAAAACATAACCTTCGCGTCAGAAAATTTATGATCTCTCTGTCATTTTCAGGAATCTTAAGTCCACACCATTCAACACATACGTCGTTTACGTCCCAACCATCTTCTTCGTTTCCCCATACGTCAAAGTAATTCCATAACGTCCACGTTCCTTCCATTTGCGTTACCCCCTTTTACCATTCAATGTTTAGGTTGTCTGTTGCAATAAGTCTGTGTCTAAGAACTTCCTTTACGTCATCTTTTGCCATGTATCTCCAATCCTTTTGATATCCCCACGAACCGTCTGCTCCAAATTCTTCAGGCCCATAGTAATCAATGCAATCAATTGCAAAGTGGATTGGATTAAAATTTTCTTCCGTCATCCCACCAAACTTCATTACGGCATCCTTATCAATCCATTTGTCGGTTATGTCAACCGTAAGCTCTGCGCATTGATACAAATCATCCTCGTCATAAGGTCGCAAATAAATAACGTTATATTCCGTGTCGGTTCTTTCTTCAATAAGGCATCCACCGTATTCCAAAAAGTTTACATCTCCATAATTGATATACATGGCATTTACCTTCCTTTCTATATCTCAACCAACTCTGCAAGTTCTTCCATGAAGTCTTCATAAATTGCTCACGGCTGGAAACCCCTTTGCTTTAGCAGAGGGGAGGAAAGCCGCCCTCCCTAATTCCTCACGCCGTCTAAACTGCGTGTTTCCTGAACTCAAGTGAACTGCTCACGAGGCTAAAGCCTCGGAGCTTCTTGCTTCGCCCTTTACTGCCTAATATCAACCGAAGTTAATTTAGGTCTTACACAAAGTCCACAAGCGTAAATTCGGGCTATTCCATCCCTATTTTATTTGCTCTTATGCTATTTTTAGCATTTCTATTCCTTTATTCTTTATATTTATGGCTGCATTATAATCTCTATCTATCACATTCCCACAAGAACACTTATATATTCTTTCAGAAAGTAATAATTTGTGTTGATTACCACACTTACAACAAGTCTGTGATGATGGAAACCATTTATCTACTTTGATAAAATATTTTCCTCTGTCATTTAGTTTATATTCTAACATATTAAGGAACATACCATATCCATTATCTAAAGTAGCTTTACCATTTCCAAAACCTTTGTTAGACATAGATTTCATATCTAATGTTTCTACACAAACCGCATCATACAGATTGGCTATCTCTGTTGATTTCTTATGTAGAAAGTCTAATCGTTGATTTGATGTGTGTTTTTGTAACTTTGCAACCTTTAATCTTGCTTTATCTCTATTTTTACTACCTTTTTGTTTTCTACTTAATTGTCTTTGTAATCTTGCAAGTTTCTTTTGTGATTTACGATAGTATTTAGGACTACCACAAACATTACCCTCACTATCTGCATATAAACCATCTGATTTATAATCTAAACCTATAACTTTATCAACTGACTGCATTTTTTGAATATCTTTATCATAAACAAAAAGAACTGAAACATAAAACTTACCATCACTATCTTGCGATACCGTTGCTGATTTGAGTTTCCAATCCACTTTTGGTTGTTTATGTATGACTGCTTTTACTTTGCCTATTTTTGGTAGTTTAATAGCATTATTTAAAATGGCAACTGTACCATTTTGATTGTTTGTTGTATAAGTTCTCCTACTTGTTTTTGCACTCTTGTATTTTGGAAATCCTATACGCTTATCCCTAAAAAAATTAGCATAAGCTGTTTGTAAGTGCATTTGAACATTTGCAAGTGCAAGACTATCTACTTCTTTTAAGTATGGATAATCTTTTTTATATTGTGCAGGAGTTGTTTGTAATGATGTTTTGTTCGCTTGATAATATGCTATCTTATCAGCAAGCATCAAATTCCAAACTTTACGACAACAACCAAAAGTTTGTGCAAATTTTTGTTTCTGTTCTTCATTCGGATAAAGTCTGTATTTTATTGCCTTGTTCATCAATCTTTCCTTCCAAGTTTTTGACAAATTTCATTTGATAATCTCTTTACATCATCTGCTATGTTTTTACTAACAAGTAAGTGTTTTCTATATTTACATACATATATCAAATGATATTGTAGTAAGTATTTATTATGACTTGCAGAGTTCCAACCACTCATAAGTTATCACCTCCTGTTAGTATATCAAAATCTAAACTAACAAAAGGTATAACTAAAAAAATTAGTGAAGCAATTCATCTCACGAACCTAAAGGTTCGGAGAGTTCTTGCTATGTAAGGGCTATTAAACTTGGGATATAACAGCCGAAGGCTGTCAAAATCCCCGATGCTTTAGCATCGTGGGTAGTTTAAAGGTTCCGTTGCTGTTCCTGTAAATACTTCTCAGTTCCTTTGTCGTAAGATACCGAGGCCATGCGTAATAGCTGTCAGGATATACAATCTTAATGACTTTCATTGTGCCTGTTGTCATGTCGTAATCCTCGTCATGCATAAATACGTTTCCAACCTTAATTGAAAACTCGTTTGGAGTCATGCTTTCAATAACAGACGTATATCCCATTTGCTTTACTCGTTTGTTGATTGCGTCATTCATTTTCTTCGTTACCGCAACTAACATCCAATCACCTCCTTCTTCTTATAACCTTACAAGCTGATTCTTCCAATAGCTTGATTCATACCACTCCCTACTGTTCTCGTACAGTTTTGCCTTCAAACTTTTCGCAAAATTCAAACCGTCCTTCTCAAGCTTTTCAAGTTCTTCACGATTTATTCCATAGTACGAATCGTCATTGCACGAGCATCCACTTCCATTTTTGCAGCAAGGTATGTATGCAAACGTGAAATGTACGCCGCCAAAGTCTCCGCTATTTACCACAAGCACGTTGTCTCTTGGCGTGATAACATAACCAAATGTGTCGTAGCCATTCACGGCATATGCCTTGTATCCATCATAGGTCGCAATTTCTTCTAAGAACCTCGTTACGAAACTCTTTTCCATTTGCGTGTCTCCTTTCTAATATTTAATGCTTCCTAAACTGTTTGCTACCTTGTGTTCAAAGTCTTGCATTTGCTTGAGCAACCTCTTTGCCAATGGCCCATTGATTGTCTTAGAATTTGTTGGTATGCTGATTGTGTCCTTTATTACTACTTCCCTTTCATAGACAACGTGGGAAGAACCGCTACTTCTTACCTTCTTGTAGTCATACTTTTCTAATGCCTTTTGCATTTCCCTTGTGTCCATGTTCTGCATAATCTCACCTACCTTTCTAGTAAAGAGAAGTGGCTTACGCCACCTCTCCCTTGAATACGTATGCATGGTTACTAAGCTGTTCCTGTGCGTCAACCGTTTCAGTATTTACTTCTCCAACCATTCCGGTAAGATTTTCCTCGTCGTCCGTGGTTCCTACAACGATTACCTCGTGGATGCTCGACGGAAGAACGGTGTATCCGTTCGGGAACTGTCTGCACAACTCCCTCTTTGCGTTCAAAACAGAAATGGCTCCGTACGTTCTTTCCGTGTTGGTGATGGCAAGCATCTTCGGCTCGTCATATCCAAATCCCAACAATTCTGGATCATCAACGCCAATCAGCTCCGCCAACATTTGAGCCGTGGACTTAATAACAATGTCTTCCTTTACGTTTTCCATTGCCTGTCTGATTACTTCTGCCTTTGTTACTCCCCACTTTTCAATAAACTCAGGCCTTACAAGGATGCTTCCCTTGCCCTTGTCTCCAAGGTCTACCTTGATTCTTGCGGTAATGATGAGATCGTCAAATCCATACTTCTTTGCGGATTGATGTACGGGAAATGCTTCTGCGTTACACTCGTTGTAAAGGCAGGCCACGAGTTTTCCCTTTACCTGCTCGTAATCCTGAACCCATTCAATGTCGATGTTTACCTTGTTTTGGTAATAAATCTCAATGGCTCTGTTTGCCGCGTCATATGCGTCAACTTCCTTGTCGTACCACTCGTCAACGTACAGATTTGGAGATGCGTTTACTCCTTCCTCACGGATGTTGATTCCGGTAAGTACGACTCCGTTGGGCTTGTTAACTTCCTGTACTTCTGCTCGAACGGCATATCCCTTTGCGTTGATCTCGTTTGCGATTTCCTGTGCATACTCTCTCTTGTTCATCTTCATAGTTTGTTCTCCTTTCAAAATTAGGGTTAATAGTTTCCACGGCTCTCGTTTAAGGTCGTTTTCCGTTGACCGTGTGACCATAATTTAATTCTCTTTTGCCACTAAAAAAGAGTGGAATTATTCATCCCACTCTTCTTCGGGGTAAGGGTCTGCGTAGCTTTCCCTTTCCTCTCGTTCCCATTCTTCGTCACATGGGGCTTTTTCCCAATCTCCGTGTCCCCATTCGTTGAAACAACAATGTTCTTTTCCGTTCCAAAAAGGATCTTCCGTAACGTCAAAGTAACAACATCTCTTACACTCGTCCATCACAGCACCCCCTTTACGAAATCCTTTTCCGTAGGTAAGTATGGCAACATTATGTTAAACGCAGCTCGTACAAAATCCTTCTTGCTAGTAAACAAAGCCGTTTTACCTTTGCGTTGAAACCGCACGTCATTTGCCACAAGGATCTTCTCTTCTTTTGTTGTGAACGGTTCTATTACGTAGGTTCTCATATTAACCCCCTTTCTACGCACATTTCCGTTAATATGCGTATCTGTCTGTCATTCATTTCGTCAAGGTCAACAATCTGTTGCGATGAAATCCGGCCTGTTTTCCTTACGTTATTGTAAAGGTCTACGTTGAAGTTGTAGACTTCCATTATCTCGCAATAGTGACTGTCGGTTTCTGATTCCTTGTTGATTAACATTCCAACAAGGATGATCGTGCGTTCCATCATCCTCATAATGTCGTCCAACATATAATCACCTCGCTTCCTTTATGATCTTAAACCACTCAGTTTCGTTTCCGTATTCCGACACAAAACCTATGTTTCCGTCATTGAACCTTACAATATCCGCACCGTCCTTTACTGCGAGGTATTGCAGTCCGTCAATTACGTACTCAAACCGTATGTATCCGTTGGAATATTCAAGCAAGTATTGTTTGCCTTCCGGTAATATCAGATTATCTTTGAGGTATTCCATTTGTGACTCAAACAACTTGTCATAACATATTGCGTCTTTTGCTCGTTCCATGACGTATCTCCACGTTACCTTCATTTGCACACTCTCCCTTCCTCAATCTCCACAAACAACTCCGTATAACTGGAATATCTGTGGGCTATGATTGCGTCGTCGGTTACGTTCTTTGGCGTAAATCCGTTAAAGAACGTTACGGAAACAAGGTCACCTTCAAAGTTATCCTCGACTCCGTAGAACTGATACAGCAAACCCGTTGCAGTTGATACTGTTACAAGGTCGTTTGCTTCGTCAATTTCCGTTACTATGCATGTCTTGCTGTAGATCGTTTCCGTTTTGAACAAAAGCCATACGCCAATAATGAACAGAGCCATAATGCCAAGGATTGCGTTCGCGGTGTTTTCTATCTTCATAATCATTCCCTTTCCTTTGCTAGATTTTTCGTGTGGAGTTTCCACGCATCCTCAAAGTTGTCAATCACTTCCTTTTCGGTGTCGAATACCCAATAGAAGCCACAACCGTAGACTTCCCATTTTTCAGTATCTTCGTTATAGTCGATGTATACCATTTACTTCACCACCCTTTCCCTTGTGAAAATAACGTAAATGCCAACAGGCACAAAGATCATGCCTAGCGTCAAGTCCTGTAACAGGATTGCGTCTAAAACTGACAGTATTATAAAAATTACTCCGTACAATTTCTGCTTCCTCAATCCCACAACCCCCTCTCAATTTCCCTTATTCTCTGAACTTCTTCCTCAATCTCGTCAAATTGCGGCTTCATTACAACGTACAATGCAACGCCGCCAAGTGCCATTAAAATGATGCAGATAACGTTATAGATAATCCACAACATAATCGTTCCTTTCCCTACGACAACCTTGCGGTGCGCAGTATGCGTGTGATTTCCGTTTCCGTTAGTGCGTTCATGATTGCGTTTATTACTTTTTGTGGGTAATATAAATCCTTCGCAATCTTCTTTGCGTCTACCTTTGCCTTTTCAAGGTACGCTTCCCTTGCGTCACGGATAATGATGGCATCTTCCGTGTTTGCATCAATTACCTTCTCGTTGTCAATGACAACGTAATAGGTGCAGCGAGGGTTGGCGAGGAAGTCTTTCATTTCCCTTCTAGTTGCAATTCTCTTATCAAAACCGCTCTTGTGGCGTGTTCCGTTTGCGTGGTATCTGTATGCGTTCATTTGCGTTTCTCCTTTCATTGTTTCCGTGTTAATTAAATTCTCCGTTTCCGTATAAATTTGCATAAAAATAAAGCCTAGGAGTTTTCCGTTACGTACTCCCATGCTTCATTTTCCGTTGGAAATGCAATATTACAGTCAGGTAAATACCAATTTCCGTACTTCATGTATGGCAATCTTTATCACCTCGCTTTCCGTTTGCATAAAAATAAGACCTACCCCGTAGCCGTGGCGACATCTTGTCGCCTATCCGGAATAAGTCCGTTAATTTTGCGCATAAAAAAAAAGAACCTCAGTTTTGAGGTTCTTCGTCAATCAATTCTTTTATTACTTCGATTAGCTTGTCTTTGCTTCGTATTGATATGTCCGTTCCACGTACACTAACCGTTCCGTGTTTTGTCTTAACTACGTATTTCATAAATTCAGGATTGTCAATCACGTATCCAATGTCATTATTTTCCGTTCTTACAACATCTCCGACTTTAGTAATCATCCTTCTCACATAATCACCGCCTTTCACCAATGATTATATCAGATTTGCGTTACCTGCACAATCCACAGAACTTAGCGTGCGTTGCTCGTGCCGAGCTTGCGTCAAAGTCAGTCCATGCTCGTACGGTTTTTCCATATCTGTTTACAATGATCGTCTCAAATACCTTGCCGTACTGATTGGTGCTTACCGTGAATCCCTTAATGCTCTTTCTTATGCTCATATTATTCCTTTCTGCCCTTAACCCTAGGCGCAGGGTATTTAATAATGCGTGTGTCGGACTTGAACCGGATGGCGTCCCAAGATATATACGCACACGCAACTTGTAGGACTGTTAGTGGGATACACATATCATGCTCCCATGCCTCGTCACTCCATACGGATTTTATTTTTTCAGACGGGATTGCACCGTCTGTGACTACCTGCCATTAACTGCAAACAACCAAGCAATAATGCTCTCACGGTTGAAGTCGTGGTCTTTGTGCTTACTGATCGTCATTTGTCATGGATGATTATGGCGTTTACTCGTCAGCTTTTATTGCTTGACTCGTTATACCACAATCACCCACTTCAAATGCTTCACCCTGTTCACTACGTACCGCATACCTCAAACGCATTGCCGCTAAGCATCGCATACATACTGAGCTGTCGCACGTTGAATGGTTTTTATGACGACTCCTTGTGTCAATCAGTTGTCGTTTTTGTACTAGGATGGCAACCACTTTCTTTCGCTCGTTTGTGGATATGTCTACTTTAGGGCCACCACTTTCTTGCGCCCTTATCCTCGACTTTACTGTGTTCGTAAGAAACACATTGACCTGCCCACCTAGTCAGGCTCCTACCTGCTTGTCGGCCTATGGCAACTTCTTCCGGCATTTACGAAACTTGAAACATGGATTCTTACGACCATGGATCGTTGTTTCAACCACGTCTGTCGTACTTTCATTACGTAACGAACACCATCCTTTCTCCGCATATTTGCAAGCCATACATACCGTTTGTCGGTTTATCAAACGTATCATTGGCATGACTTGTAGTGCGTGTTGTTCTCGTATGCACGTAATTCATCGGCACGATTTGTTTGGGATGCCTGTCACCCGTGTCTTATCAGCCTATCACGGTTTTATTTGTGTGTTTTTGGGATATGAGTAGTTGATGACTTGCTCAGGTCAGAATGGGGTAATCTTACGTCTTGCCCCTTGGACGTGACCTAGGACGCTTTTAATTCGCGTCCTAACGCACCGAGCTTAACACCTGTTTATACACGCCCGGTCGTGTTTTCATCTCGTGTCTCCTCTCTCGCGCCTTTTAAGACGCGTCTTTTTGTTTTCGCCGCTAAAAAAAATTGCTTTATGGCGCGTAAAAAAAAAGAGCAGAGGGGATTTTACTCCCCTCTGTCTGCGATCACTTCTGATTCGCCTTTGCATATGCCTTGCGGGCCTTGATGTACTCGTCCGCCTTAGCCTTGTTCGGAAATGCCCAAAAGAGATCCTTCGCGTCGTAGTCGCCAGCAAACTTCGCGCCCAATTCCTTCGCACTCGCCTTGAGTGCGTAGCGCATCTTCTTGCCCTTTTCGCCGCCAATGGGGCAGTTGATATACAGGCGATACTGCTTTTTGCCGTCCACGTCAACCGACGTTACGGTCACGAAATCCTCTTGCCACATGGGCTTGCCAGGAACGGTGGTGGAAGCCGTAGGCTTTTCGTCGGGGAGGTGAAGCTGCTTGTCGGGTGCTAAAACCGTAGGCTTTACGGGAGCGGTTACGGGAGTGCTTGCCACGGGCGCATTTACCATGCCTCGTACGATGTCGAGGATCTTTTGCGCGTTGGTGTCGTCAAGGCGTGCGATTTCAACGCCGTTGATTGCGATAATGTTGTCAAGTACGGGTGCAGATGCGAGATTAAGGTTTAACATAAGCCATTCCTTTCTCCCCTGTTGCGGTGGGGAACCGTGTGTGGTTTGATTGTTTCGCTCGGCGGTGGAGCTGTCGAGCTTGATTCCACAATACTCAACCAAAAAATCCGTGCAGAACGCACAAAAATGCTGATTTTTGTGACTTTACTTGTGGCGAAAAAATTGAGATCATGGGGGTGGCAAAAACTATAGAGTCCCTGGTTTTTTGAATTTGGGGATGAGTACCATCATCAACACACCACCTAAAATTTTCAACAGTAACAATTCAGGAATAACAACTTTTACCGCATAAAAAATCAACATATTTTTCTCTCTTTAATAACCAAAACCCAGTAAAATAACGACTCCTGAACATATCTGCCTGATTATCGCGACAATTATTTGATTGCTATTTTGTTATGTTCATATGAGCATTAGTTCATATGTAATAATATGATGCTGCCATTATTCCGCCATTATATTATCCACAATCCAGTAAAACTAAAATCTTAGCATATAATAATCGACAATTTGAGTTATCCACACATTTATCCACATAGATATCCACATAATAATTATGTTGAGTGGGGCGAACACGGAATTATCCGCCAGATAATTATGTCAACAATACCAGAACGTGTATAAAACAACAGCCTCTAAAGGAAAAATCTTATCACTACCACCACGCGACCAGAATCCGCAATCATTAACACAAAAATCCTGCCACCGGATCACTCCATCCGGCCAGCAGGACTACACTCTTGCAACCACTATTAAATAATATAATATACTCTATTATTCATTCATACATAAAGACTATGAACTAAATATTATTTATTCCAACCATATAACTATTATAAATATATATAATAATATCTTTTCTCTTTACAGGCTAAAGAAAAAATATATATATTGGCTACACGAAGTGTAGCCCACTAAAACTATAAATTGGAATAATTATTCCCAGAAGAATATGTATTCCAATTTTAAAATTATAATTATAATATTGGAAACACATTCCATAAAAGAAAGTATATTCTAACATATAGATTATTATTATTGTTATGGAAAGACATTCTACTCAGGAATATATATTCATATATATAGATTTATTATTATTCATACCATTAGTCTTTCTACTCAGATTAATATATTCATACCATTAGTTATAATTTATTTTTATTTTTTTATTTATAAAGTTATAGTATAAGGACTAAAGATATACAATAAGGTATAACTATAGTATATATACTGTTAAAGACATAATTACATGTTATAGTTATAATTACTTGTT